GTATACAATCACATTGAGTTGGTTTTCAACTTTGCTGATACTCACTATCCAGGTGATATTAACCTTTTAGTTTCTGCAATCTTCCATGATTTAGGAAAACCAGAGACTACAAGATTAAGAGTTAAGAATGGTGTAGAAAGAATTACTCATTATGGACATGAGATTGTTTCTTTGAAATACATTGATGCTCATATTGATAAGTTCATGGATTTAGGTATTGATAAAGATACAGTTTACGCAATGTGTAAAAATCACATGAAAGCACATTTGTTCAAGTCTGGACAAATTAAGAAGAAGGTTAAGTTAGAAGCTTTTGAAAACTTACCTGACTTTAAAGGAATTATGGAGTTTAACTTGTGTGATGCAGGTGGACGTTAACTTAAAATAACAAACAATGAAAAATATTTTATTTATTATAAGAGGAATACCAGGTTCTGGTAAAACTACAGCAGCTGAAGCTTTAGCTGATTCAGGAGTAGCTTCTGAATTTGGTGGTGAGACTTATAAATACCCAGTCTGTACTGCAGATGACTATTTTATGAGAGGTGGCAAATATATGTTTGATGCTTCTAAATTAGGTGCAGCACATAAAGCATGTCAAACTAAATGTGAGAATGCTATGATTGAAGGTACTGAGAAGGTATTTGTAGCCAATACTTCTACTACTCAAAAAGAATTGAAAGACTATTATAAACTTGCTGAGAAGCATAACTATATTGTTGTTTCTTTGATTACTGAGAATAGACATGGTGGCGTAAACGCTCACGGTGTACCAGAAGTAGCATTAGAAAGAATGAGAGAAAGATTTGACATTAAATTAGGGTAAATCTCAGATAATACTTTGGATTCTGAGGAATTTATTATATATTTACCCTATAATTAATCATTAAAACAATTCACAATGGGTGGAAGAGCAATGAAGCAGTATGGTATTGAAACAAGACGTTATGATACTCCAGAATATAATGAAATCGTAAAGGAAGTTAAACCTCGTATTGAGAAACTTTTTAATACAGAAGTTCATAATGTTCGAGCATATAATACAAAAGAGAGTCATGGTGACATGGACCTTTTAATTCTTAATTCAGGAAACTTAGGAAACATTAAAGAAAAAATTCAATCAGAATTTAAAGATGTTCACGCAGTTCATTGTAACGGCGGTGTTTTTAGTTTTGAATACAAAGCTTTTCAAATTGATATTATTCCTCAACCAACTAGCAGATGGGAAACTGCAAAATGTTTCTTTGACTTTGACCCAACTGGTAACTTAATGGGTAAACTTGCTCATAAGTTTGGACTTAAATATGGTTTTCAAGGTTTAGTTTATCCATTTAGAAATTATGATGGTAGACTTAGTGAAGATATTACAATCAGCTTAGATAATTCTAAGATTTTTGAATTTCTTGGCCTTGATTATGACAGATATCTTCAAACATTTGATACAGTTCAAGAGATTTTTGATTATATCATTGGTAGTAAGTACTTTAACGGTGAAAACTACATGATGGACAATCTTAATCATATTGACCGTAAGCGTAATGCAAAGAGAGATACTTATCAACAATTCCTTACTTATATTAATGAACATAAACCAATCAGTAAGTTTGAATTTTCTAAGAATAAAGAAGATTACATTCAAATGATTAACGAGTATTTTCCTGAAGCTAATTTTCTAGAAAAGCTTGCTAAGATTAAGAAGACTGATGGTGAGAACCAGCTTATTAAAACTAAATTTAATGGTCGTATTATTATGGAATTATATCCATATCTTAAAGGTAAGCAATTAGGTGAAGTTATTGGTTGGTATAAAAATTTTCTCGGAGAAGCTTACAGGAGATTTATGCTTAACAGTACTCCTGAAGAAGTTAAATCACATTTCAAGTTATGGTTTACAAAATATAAAAACTAGTGAACAAATATTGTCCTAGAGACTTATACGATAACACAGCAGATTTTTATGAAGCAGTAGTCAGATTATACATACGACGTCTTGACATTCACGTTAAGAAATGGTATAAAAGTTTGAATGCTGCTTCTTATATTGCATTCCAAGACAGCAAGACTGTGATGCTTCCTGTACCTAAAAACAGGACAGCATTCTTAATATGTCTACATGAAATTGGTCACATCGCTGAAGGTTGGCATGAGATATCTTATGTTAATGAATACCTTGCAGAGATGTATGCTATATCTGAAGCTAAGAAATGGAATATTGATACTGAAGCATATGAAATTAAAGCAAAGCAATACGTATTGGCCCACTTAGTTAAAGACTGGAATGCAAATAGAATTAAAACAGTAAAAAAAGATATTAAAGAATGGCTCGATGTTAATCCGACTAAATGGAAAGGCCATCAGCTTCAGTTAAATGAAGATTTTAGCATCAGTAAATTAAAATAATTATGGCAAAAAAAGTAAAAGACGCTTTAGGGGACAGAATGAAAACATTCTATGAAGGTATATTTAACCATACTATGCCCCGCAGAACAAACATTATCATCAGACTTGACGGTAAGGCATTTCACACGTACACTCGTGGCCTTAAAAAACCGTATGATACTGGATTAAATGATGACATGGATGCAACAACTCAATATCTTTGTAAGAATATTCAGGGCTGTAAATGTGGTTATGTTCAGAGTGATGAAATATCACTTCTATTAACAGACTACGATAAGCTAGAGACAGATGCTTGGTTTGGTAATAAAATCCAAAAGATGGTATCAGTAGCTGCTTCTATGGCAACGAGTAAGTTTAATCAACTACGCTATATTAGAGCTATAGGGAATCAAGAACCCGGTACTGATATCTCAAAAGTATTAAGTACAATGAGAGTTGCGGAATTTGATGCAAGAGTATTTGTAATTCCAAACCAAGAAGAAGTTGTAAACTATTTTCTTTGGAGACAACAAGATGCAACAAGGAATAGTATTAGTATGTTAGCTCAAGCGTACTTCAGCCAAAATGAATTACACGGCAAGAAGACAAATGACATGCAGGATATGTTAATGCTTGAAAAGAAAATTAACTGGAATGATGAGCCAATACGTTTCAAACGTGGTGGTTTTGTGAAGAAGATTACAAGAGTTGACAACGTTGTTGTACAGAGTTATGATATGATGTCATCTGGTGATATTTCTGCAAGAGCAACTGGCATAACACGTTCAGCTTGGGAAACAGTAGATATTCCTATCATATCTCAAGATAGAGACTTTTTATTAAATTTAATGCCCTAAAACTTTGGGTTCTGAAAAAGAATTAGTATATTAGACTATGGCAAAATTAAAAATACAATACGCGTCAGACTTACATTTAGAAATGTACACCAACAGAGATGAGATATCAGATAATCCTATCATCCCTGTCGGTGATGTACTTGTTCTTGCTGGTGATATCACAAAAATGAATGATTCACATTACAGTGACCAGATTTTTGATTATTTCTCTGAAAAGTGGAAATTAGTAATAATGATACCTGGCAACCATGAATATTATAACGCAGATTATAAATTATTGAAAGAGCCTAAACTCAATAAAAAGATTAGGGAAAATGTATTGTTAGTTAACAATGATATAGTAAAATTTGAAGGTGTTAATTTTATCTGTACTACACTGTGGTCTTCTTTGAGTAATTATAATGACATAACGAATGTCACAAAAGGATTAAACGACTTCAGGGTAATTAAGTATTGGGAAGAGTATCAAAAATACCCAAAACCTTTGACCTCTATGAGGTATAATAAACTACACCTTGAAGCAAGAGGATTTTTGCACGATGCACTCGAAGAACATAAAGGAGAAAAGAATGTAGTAGTTACGCATCATGCTCCTACTCAGATGGTTAATCATCCTGATTTTAAAGGTAGTCCAATTAACGCTGGATTTGTAGTAGAACTTTTTGATTGGATTCACGATTTTGATATCAGTCATTGGATTTATGGTCATACACATAGGAATATTGATGCAGAAATAAATGGAACAAAAGTAGTTAGTAATCAAATGGGTTATGCAGGTTATGGAGAAACTCCAGAGTATAGCACATCTAAATTTTTTGAAATATAATGGAATTTACAAAATTTTCAAGTATAGAAAACAGTTATAGGACTAAGTTCCTAAATCAGATTGCAGAACAAGGTAAATCTGGTGGCGAATGGGTTGTGACCGAGAAAATACACGGCTCTAATTTTTCACTTTGGTTTGATGGTAATGAATTAAAAGCTGGTAAGCGTTCTGGTTTTGTTGATGACCCGAAAGGATTTAATAATTCAGGTGTAGTAATGGAAGCTAATAAAGCAGGCATTGAAAAAATCTGGAATATTATTACTCTTATGCGTAATCAACTTGCACTACAAGGAGAAGAAGCTCCTGAGCTTGAGACACTTACAATTTATGGTGAAATCTTTGGCGGTTCTTACCCCCATCCAGAAGTAGCAAAAAGTCCACATGCAGTAAGATGTCAGAAAGGCGTATTTTACTCACCTGATAATCATATTTACGCATTTGATATTAAAATCAATGGCGAACTTGTAGATTATGATACATTCGCGACATTATGTGATGCTGGTAATATATTTAGAACGAAACCTCTATTCAGAGGAACGCTAGAAGAATGTCTAGCTTATGAGAATGCTTACAAGTCTACAATACCTGCTAGATTAGGTCTACCAGAAATTGATGTAGAGAATATCTGTGAAGGTAATGTAATTATTCCTGTACAACCAGATTTTATGTGGTCAGGTAGTAGAGTTATTCTTAAGAACAAGAATGAACTATTTGCAGAAGTTGCAAAGAAGCCTAAGAAAGATAGAGTTCCAAAAGAGGAAGTTATTGTTTCTGAAGAGGTTCAGAGGCTGTTTGATATCATGGACAGTCATGTGACAGAGAATAGGCTGAAGAATGTTATCTCTAAGATTGGAACTATTACAGATAAGGATTTTGGTATGCTTATGGGTAATATGAACAAAGATGTTATCGAAGATTTTATGAAAGATAACAGAGAAGATTTTATGAAGCTTGATAAAAAGGAACAGAAGTTTATAACTAAGAAAGTAGGTTCAAATAACGCTTTACTGATTAGAGAAAACTTTCTGAACATAATTGATGGGGAATTTTAGTAAAACCCTTTGGCCTTGCGAGAAATAGTATTACTTTTAATTAGAAACTTTAAAACAATAAAACAATGATGGAATTTTTTGATGCACTAACAGGATTTGAAAAGGTGCTTTGGTTTATAGCGATACCCACATCGCTAGTATTTTTGATACAGTTCATGATGATATTCTTAGGATTAGATAGTGACGGTGATTTAGACACAGATACAGATTTTGATGCTGACGTAGATAATGCACAAGGAGATGCAGGAGCTTCGTTCGGTTGGTTCTCATTTAAGAACTTAATGAATTTCTTTGTAATGTTCAGTTGGACTGGAATTGCATGTATTAATCAAGATGTTGGTTTAGGATATACTACTCTATGGGCAACCTTAGCAGGTTTAAGTATGGTAGTTATGATGACGATGTTGATGTATGGTATGAAAAAGCTTGCAGTTGACCGCAGTCCCAAACTAATTCATTCAGTTGGTAAGACTGGTACTGTTACCCTTGCAGTTCAAGAAGGTGGAAAAGGAAAAGCTAATGTACTTAATGGTGGAGCAATTCGAGAAGTTGATGTAATATCAGATACTGGATTTATACCAAGAGGTGCAACAGTAGAAGTAACAGACATTAGAGGTCATCTAATGGTTGTGAAACAAAAGTAGAATTTTTAGTAGTAATATTTATAAATGTTTAATTTAACTTAATTTTTTAAAAACAATGATGTACAATTTAATTATTATTGGAGTTGCAGTAGTTGCAGCATTTGCCTTTATCGTAGCGATGGTAAAACGATACAAACGATGTCCTTCGGACAAACTGATGGTTATTTACGGTAAAACCGGGAAGAAGGCTTCAGGAGAAACAGCAACCGCGAAAGTAGTTCATGGTGGCGCACAGTTTATTTGGCCTGTTATTCAAGATTATGAATTTCTTGATTTAAAACCAATTGCAATTGATGTAAATCTAACGAATGCACTTTCAAAACAGAATATTCGTATTGATGTACCATCTACATTTACAGTAGCAGTATCTGCATCAGAAGGTGTAAGAGAAAGCGCTGCAGAACGACTACTTGGCCTTTCAAGAACTGATATTGCTGGTCTAGCAAAAGATATCATCTTCGGTCAAATGAGACTTGTAATTGCAACAATGGATATTGAAGAAATTAACGCTGACCGTGATAAGTTCTTATTAAATATTCAACAAAACTTAGAAGATGAATTACAGAAGATTGGTTTAAAGCTTATCAACGTAAACATCACAGATATAACAGATGAGTCTGGTTATATTGATGCTCTTGGTAAGGAAGCTTCAGCCGCAGCTATCAACGAAGCGAAAGTATCTGTTGCAGATAAAAACAGAAGTGGTGCAATTGGAGTTGCAACAGCTGAGAAATCACAGAGAACTGAAGTAGCAGCAGCTCATGCTACAGCAGAAATTGGAGAAGCAGCAGCTGACCAAGACAAGCGTGTTCAAGTTGCAGAAGCAATATCTAAATCAGAAATTGGTGAAGCAGATGCTGAACAAAGAAAAAGAGTTGCAACAGCATCTATGAATGCTACAGCGATTGAAGGTGAAAATGCTTCACAAGTCGCAATTGCAAATACTACTGCTACAAGAAAAGTAGCTGAAGCAGAAGCTGAAAGAAAATCAGTTGCAGCTTTCAATGTTAAGAAAGCAGAAGCTAACAAAGAATCTTATATTGCCCAGGAAGAAGCTGAAAAGCAAAGAGCGAAGAAAGATAAAGCCTCACAGTATGCAGATACTGTAATCCCAGCACAAATTGCTAAGGAAGAAATTGAAATCAATGCAGAAGCAGAAGCAGAAGCAATCCGTAGAGTAGCACAAGGTAAGGCTGATGCTAAGTTCGCGATGATGGAAGCAGAAGCGAAAGGTATCAATGAGATACTTACAAAACAAGCAGACGGTTTTGATAGATTAGTACAAGCAGCTGGTTCAAGTGACAAAGCGGTACAATTAATGATTGCAGATAAATTACCAGAATTAATCAAGATTCAAGTAGAAGCAATCAAGAATGTGAAGATTGATAAAGTAACAGTTTGGGACTCAGGTTCTGGAAGCGGTTCAGATGGTCAAACATCAACAGCTGGCTTCATGCAAGGACTACTTGGAATGGTACCACCATTAAAAGAGATGTTCGAACAAGCTGGAGCTGAGATGCCACAATTCATGCAAGGTGCTGGTGAAAGAGCGAAGCTTGCTGAAAAAGGTAATGTAGAAGGTAAAATCGATGCTAAGAAAGTAATCGAAGAAGCCAAAGCTAAAATCGAAAAGAAAGATGATAAGTAGTCTTCTCTTAAATAATATTAAAACCGGGACTACATCAGTTCCGGTTTTTTTTAGCTTAAAAGAATAATGAAACAATTCCAAACTTTTTAATTTAATAGATATGGAAAACAAAGTAATTTTGAAATTCGAACACAACAATGGTAACTGTGTTCGTATAGTTGAAAATGTAGAACATACATTCTCGAATAGATACCATGTACAATCAAAAGGACCTAACACAAGATGGGTCACAAATAAAATTTATCGTGAAGATACTAAGCATGCACACATTAAGAAGTTCTATGAGATTTGTAAAGCAGTAGAACATGTAACGATAATCCCTTACAGCAGATAATGAATGAAGTAGACAAATATATATTAAACTTTAAAGGTCTGTTAATGAATAACGATTCTGTTCAAGGCAGTTTCTTTAATACAGTACTATTTAATGAACAAGTATTCTTTAAGAATTTAAAGGAATTGGCTAAGGAATTATATGAGTCAACTGGTTCACCTGTTCTTACTCAAGAACAAATAGTCTCAGTAACAAATCAAAGCAAAGCAGATACTGTAGGAGAAATACTTAGAGAATTAGCTAAAACGAATTTATTCTTCAATACAGTTGAAGAAGAAACACAGGAACCCTATATTGGAGTTACTGTTCATGGTAAACTTATAAGTGAAATTCTCTTACACGATTATAAAAAAATTAAAACATATGAAACATTCAGCTGGTATAGTAATTAAAATGGGAGACAAAATTTTGATGGGTCATCCTGGTGGCAGTAAATGGTATGGTTCATATAGTATTCCTAAAGGTTTAATCGACCCAGGTGAAACTCAATGGCAAGGGGCTATGAGAGAAACAGAAGAAGAAATAGGAATTAAAATAAAAAAATCACAAGTCACTTCTGGTCCGTATACGTACATGTACCCAGCTAATAAATATGGTAAGAAAGATTTGACTTTTTATATTGTTGAGATCGATGATATAAAAGAAATAGGCTTAAAGAAAGAAGTGATAGATAAGTCATTTTTTAAACCGAATAGTGAAGGTATAGTTGAAATTGACTGGGCTGGATTTATTACATTTAAAGAAGCAAGGAAGCGAGCTTCACGTCCTATGCAGAAGTTATTGGATATGTTAGATGCGATATATAAATCTAACGAAAGCTTTGAGCTAAAAAATTACCAAAACTTCAATGACATTTAAGAACATACTTACATTTGATGAATTTTTATATGAGAATAGTAGAGAGAATCTACCATCTGAAACTTCTGCAGAAGCTGAAACTCCAGCATCTAAAGAAAATAAAGACTTAGAAGATATTAGATTTTTCAGGGGAAGTATTAAACAGTTCAATGATTATTTAGCAAAGAAGATTAAAGAAGAAGGTGGAGAACCAAATCCATACAAGGACATAAAATATGTTCATCCTACAGATAGAGAAGAAAAAGAAGGAGATTTTACAAGTTATCAAGATTTTGCTAACGGTGAATCAGGCCTATCAAAATATTTAAACAAAAATCGTAAATCAGGTAGTGGTGATTCTCATCGCTATTAATGAATTTTAAAACAAATTTTAATGGATAAAAGAAAACCAAAGACAAAGTTTAGAAAACCGAATGCTAACCCAATTTTAGATAGAGATGATTATATTTTTATTAATGGTAAATTACAATTGAAAGATTCGTATTATATCAAACGAGGCAAGCAAATTCCTAAGAAAGATGGCGATTAAAGTTCCGCCAATCAATTCAGCTCAACCAAAAACACCAAACAAACAGAAGGGTAAACTATTAATCTTAATGGATTGTGCAATACATGTCAAAGAAGGTTCTAAAGAACGTCTATTTTTTGATGAGGGTGATATTGTAGACTTCTATAAAATTCATAAGAAGAAAGTTAAAGCATGTTGTGGGAATCCAAGTGGGTTCAGTTATTACTACGTAATCACAGGTTCAAATGCTTTATTACCAGTCGTTATAGCTAAAGAATTATAAATGACTTGTGAAACATTAACTCCTTTTACCATAAATATACTAAACGAATATTACTATGACAGATTTTCATAAAACAGGCATAGGGCAAATGTACTACGGTAAACATGTCCCAGAAATGATTAAAGAATTAAGACGTATCGCAGATAGCCTTGAAAAAGGCAATAAGATGATGATGAAAGAAGCTAAGCTTACTAAGAAAGCAGGTAAGGTCGATGAGGATAAAATCAAAGACATTAAAGAACTTGATAAGTTAGAAGAAAAAGAAAAGAAAGAAATTAAAACAAACGAAGGTGGCCATCCTACAAAGAAGGACGCCGATTTAAGTGCAGTAGATGAATAAAGATTATTATAAGATATTAGAAGTTGAACGTACAGCAACTGATGACGAGATTAAAAAGTCTTATCGTAAGCTAGCTAAGAAATTACACCCTGATAAAAATCCAGATAATAAACAGTCTGAGGAGAAATTTAAGGAAGTATCTGAAGCTTATAATGTATTAAGTAATAAAGAAAAACGAACAGCATACGACAACCCGAACCCATTCAGGCATACAGGTACTAATATGCATGACGTTTGGAATCAGTTCTATGGTGAATATGAAATTCCAGTTCAAGGTGAAAGTATTCGTGTCAATCTTGCAATTACATTAAAAGAAGCTTATTCTGGGTGTAGAAAGGAATTTATGTTACCGACAGGTGAAACTCTTTCATTGGATATTAAACCTGGTACACACAGTGGTCATAATTTCAGAGCTCGCGGAAAAGGATTTAAGAGTACTATTAATGAAATGGCTGCACCTGGTGATGCATTTATACATATCGTTGTTTTAAACAATCCCCTTTACAAAAATATTAATCATGATTTACTCTATAATGTAGAAATATCATTGTATGATAGTCTATTAGGAATAGAAGTTGAAGTAGAAACACTTGCAGGTAAGTTAAAGGTTAAAATCCCAGAGGGAACAAAACAAGGACAGAAACTTAGAGTACCAAACAAAGGCATGCCAATATTCGGTACCAAAAGATTTGGTGATTTTTATATCGTGATAAATGTAATTATGCATAAGTTCGATGATAAGGAACGTAAAGCTTTAGATAGACTAAGGGTATACGTAAATAAAAAAATTAAAGTAGATTAAATGTTAAAAATTATAGTAGAACCTGGCAAAGGTGGTCTCGAAAGAGCTCTAAAGCAATTTAAACGTAAGGTTATTAAGACTAAGCAAGTAAAGGAACTTAGAGAACGTGAAAAGTTCACAAAGCCATCAGCTAAAAAAAGAAAGCAAAAAATTAAAGCAGTATATAAACAAAAGATGTTCGGAGATTCAGCATCTTAAATTTTATAAAATGGAAAATAAAAGAAGACCCAGAAGAATAAATGAAATTCTAAGAGACGTTTATGCTAAACAACTGGATGGAGAGTTAAAAAAAGATGATTTTATGGACGAGGAAGAATTACCTAAGCATGACATGAATTACTTGATGAATGCTTCTTATGATTCATTAACTCGAAATGAAGAACGTACAGTAGATATCTTTATTATATTTGAAGATGGTGATACTGTCATAGAAGTACCTAAAGGAAAAGGACATCGCAGTATGGCGATAGACAGAATAATGAACTATTTTATTGAAGTAGAAGATTATGAGAAGTGTGCCGTATTAAGAGACCTTAAAACAAAAATAATCGAATTCGGAGACTAATGAGCAAGAAAGAAAGCCCTCAAATTAAGTATGACGAAATAAAACACGTTCAGCTTAGACAGACACAAAAAACTTATTCACAAAAAATATGGGAAAACGATATTACGTTTTGTTTTGGCCCAGCTGGAACATCTAAAACGTTCACAGCAGCTTACACAGCTTTAAAGTTATTATCAGATAAGAACAATAATATTAATAAGATTATCTGTACAAAGCCTATCCAAGAATCTGGAGAGAAGCTTGGTGCGTTACCTGGAGAAGTAGCCGAGAAGATTGCACCATTCATTGACACATTCAGAACTAATTTTGATAAAATTTGTGGAACGCAATCAAGAGGATTCTTAGAAAGTGTAAGTCAGATAGATTATCGCCCACTAGCTCACATGCGTGGAGCTACATTTGATAATGCCGTAATGATATTAGACGAAGCACAAAATTGCACATTTAAACAATTAATGCTTTTTATAACAAGAATGGGTAAAGATACTAAAGTTATTGTATCTGGTGATGTGAGCCAATATGATATCAAATTTAAAGAAATTGGTTTACCTGATTTTATAACTATGCTTGAAGGAGTTAAAGGTATTGCAAATCATGAATTTCATGAAAGTGACATTGTTAGAAATAAAATCCTGATTGAAGTTGTTAAGAGATATAATAAATGGAAATATAAGGATAAAATGTCAAACTAATCTGAGTTTTTCTTTGGTATGTCAGAAACATTTGTTATATTTACTCTATAATCATTTAAACAATATAAAAAATGTCGAAACTTACAATACCACAAATAAACAAGCAAAAGGAGCTAATCGCAGCTAACGAAGCTTATCGTAAAGGTGAAGCAATAATCGAAGACAGTCTATATGACACACTTGTCGACGAATATGTTTCACTTTATGGTGAAGATACTTTTATCTCTGAAATTGGATTTGCAGATGCATCTGATGATAGAATGGAAGACCTTCCGATTATTATGGGTTCAATGAATAAAATCAAAACAATTGAAGAATATAAAAAGTGGCTAAAATCAAAAGGAATTAAAGATGACGAATTATTAGTTCTTTCTGCAAAATACGACGGCCTTTCACTAGCTACTGAAGAAAATTCTTCTAATAAAGCTTGGACAAGAGGAAACGGTATTAAAGGACAACGCTCAACTGAACATTATGAAATCATTGGTTCATGTAAAAATGACTACGATGCATATTGTTTCGGTGAAGTTATTATGAGACGTGATACATTCGCTGATAAATACGCAGATGAATTTGCAAATCCTCGTAACATGGTAGCAGGTCAGTTAAATCATAAAACACCAAATGCAATGCTTGCTGATTGTGATTATATTCGTTACGGTGTAGCATACCATTCAGGTTTAGAAGTATCTAAATTAGAACAAATTGAATTTTGTAATCAATTAAACGAAGTTCCAGTAATGTATACAGTTTGTAATGCATCTGAAATCACAGTAGAAATTATTACTGAATTATTTGAAAAGTGGTCTAAAGACTACGAGATTGATGGTATTATAATCGATGTAAACAATGCAGAGATAAGAAAAGAACTTGGAAGAGAAACTTCAAAACCAAATCCAGCTTACGCAAGAGCATTCAAAGGAAACTTCGAAGAAGTTAAACCTACAAAATTAAACGCAATCATTTCTCAAGTATCTAAAACAGGTAAACTTGCACCAGTTGGTCAAGTTAATCCAGTTAAATGTGATGGTGCTACTGTATCGAACGTAACTCTATATAACTGGAGAACGGTAATCAATATGGAACTTGCACCTGGTGCTGAAATTACAATCAAACGAAGTGGAATGGTTATTCCTAAAGTTGTTGAAGTAATTACACCAATGGATGCAATCGTACCTACACATTGCCCAGAATGTGGTAAAGAATTAAGTTGGAATGAATCAGACATTGATTTAATGTGTATCAATCCTGAATGTCCTGCAATCGCAATAACAAAATTATACTCATTCTTTAAAACTATTGATTCAGATAGCTTTTCAGAAGGTACAATTGATACAGTAGTTGAAGCTGGTTTTGATTCAATCAAAAAGATTTTAGCAATGTCACTTGAAGATTTAATCGGTCTTGAAAGAATTGGACAAAGAAGAGCAGAAAAGATTTACGAAGGTATTCATAGTAAATTACAAAACATATCACTACCTATTTTACAACATGCATCAGGATTTTTTCAAGGTCTTGGAAGTAAAAAATTAGCTTTAATTGAAAAAGCTTTAATTGAATTTGATTTTGTTCATCATTCAAAAACTCCAAATATTGAGATTTGCAAAATTGATGGCTTCTCAACTAAGTCAGCAAATATGTTCATGAAAGGTATTCACTTATTTAACGAATGGGTTGAAGATTTACCATGTACAATTTCTGAACCTGAAGCCGCTCCAGTAGTTACTGGCAGCCAGTTTAAAGACCAAGTTATAGTATTTACTGGTTACAGAAACAAAGATGCTGAAGTAAGAATAGTAGCTGAAGGTGGAACAATTGGTAAGAAAGTAAATAAGAAAGCTACAATGTTAGTAATGAAAGCTAAAGGAAGCGGAACATCAAAGGAAAATGATGCACTTGCTTTAGGAATTACTATTCTAGATAAAGACGAATTTGAAAATATGTTATAATATGTTAGTAGACGTAATACAAAAGCAATGGGCTAGGCAACATCGGAATAAATGGTATGAATCATTTTGGCTCTTCGACTTGCACGGAACAATAATAGAACCTAATCATAGAAGAGGTAACTGCGAAGTTGTATATTACCCATATGCAAAAGAAGTCCTACAAATATTAACTAATAGGCAAGATATTAGAACGATAATATTTACAAGTTCTTATCCTGAAGAATTAAAAGGATACGATGAACTATTTAAGAAAGACGGTATCAATTTTAAATATCTTAACGAAAATCCAGAAATCTGCGAAGAGAATGGAATGTTCGGTTATTATAAACTTAAACCGTATTTCGATGTAATGTTCGAAGACAAAGCTGGTTTCAATCCTAATACAGAATGGGAACTTATTTACGTATTATTAAAAAGTACAGTATCATTCATACCTGATATCAAGTGGAAGAATCCACGGCTACCTTAAAAGAACAGCGGCTTATCAGCCGCTTTTTTTGGGATATATAATAAAAATAATCAAACATAATGAGACCTACATTCACACAATTATTAGAAGACCCTCAACTTTTAGAAAAACGTTTACCTAAAACTAAAGATTTTTTTAAGCAATATACTAATCTGTCATTACAAGATTATTCTCGTTACTGGGCTTTATTTGCATTTATGTATGACGAATTAAATGCTGCAACTGATGAAGAAGGTGTAGATGCTATATTCCAAACGATGTATGGCGTATTCCAAAAGAAAAACAAAAAGTATTTAGATGCATGGAAATATTTCTCAGCATTTAAGAGACAAGAATTAATCGGAAAGACTGCAGGTTCATTTGTATATGAGCAAGCTACATATGATTTTCAAGTTCTTTTAAGAGATGAATACTTGAAATTGAAAGAAACAAAATAGTTCATTGTAATATAATACACATGGAAAGAAAGCAAAAAAGATTTAAACAGAAGCTTCAAGTTTTTGTAGATTTTACAAATAATATAGCTGATTTGTCCGTTTCGCAAACGTTGAGAGTTGGTTGTACAGCATTTAGAAAGGACTTCTCTAAAGTTGAAAGCTTTGGATATAACGGAACATACCCAAATGCTCCTATTAATCCTGAAACAGGTGGGGAAGAAATATCTCTTGACCCTGGTAAATCTGGTTTTCTTCACGCTGAAGAGAATATGATAGCTAAATTCCATGAAAAAGATGCAGAAAATTATATTGTGATTGTAACATATTCTCCATGTAGAATGTGTGCGATGAGATTAGTTAATGCTGGCTTTAAACATGTCTACTATATTAATGAGTATAGAAAGACTGACCACTTACACGAAATATTCGGCACATGTGGTATTAAGTTTGGCAAAGTTTCAGAATTAACAAGTTTTTAGATATGAGTTTTAATAAATGCTATGTAAGCGAATTAGAGAAAGTTAAAGAGCAGTATGAATCATTAGGCCTCGAGCAGTTTAAAAATCTGTATAAAAAGCGTGATGCTTTTATTGGTCCAGAAGAATCTATTAACTTTATTCTAAAGAAGCTTTCCGAATAAATTCCCATCTTCTTGAGTACGCCCCATTTCGTTGAATATATACATAAAATAATGACGCGAAAGAAATGCTTATTGAATGCGCAAGTACTCGACTTAATATTGATTTACTTTACAGCTTAAAGAAAAATGGATATACTCCTAGTCAGATTAGACTGTCCTTTATCTATGATAATGGTATTATTACGTTTAGAACGTTTGACAGCTTAGAGCAGCTTGAATTGTTCTATAATAATAAGTACAAATATATCATTGCTGCAAGGAAAAATCCTTTCACAACAGATAAATCAAAAGCCTCATACGGAAAAATCGCCGTAAATGGTGAAATCCTTAGTCAAGAATTAGCTCCTGTGAAAACAAGTGCAGTTGAAGGCCTATGTTCAGTAGGTCCATTTGTAGGGATTGAAAGTTTCCGATTAACAAATTCAGTATTAGGATTTGAATTAATCTATAACTGTAGAGACATCAGTGATGTTTTCTCAATAATTCCTGGTAGAAGCTTTGATTTAAGAAGAGATAATACAAGAACTCTTGACATGGAGAGATACAAAAAACGTATCAGTAAATTCATAACAGATTATCAGAAAATTCAAACTCAATTATATAAATCATGGAATGCAAGCCTTTATGTAGACTTATGCTATGTTAAGGTTGGGTATGTCGCGGAATCAATCAAATTATATAAACTGTACTTTCCTCTTGTAAAAGAAAGAATTAACAGTGGCTTACGTTTGAGTGTTTTAAATCCTAGATATTTAAAGCGAATCGATTTGTAGCGATAAATAAAAAAACATAATATAAACAAGATGTCAATAATATTACCAGAAAAACTTAAATTGCGTACAGAATTACTAAGTGAATTAACTCATTTAGAATTAGACCAGAACCAGCAATACGTTGCAAATTCGTGGTCGCCGTTACGTAAGTACAAAGAAGGAATGATTGTCTATATTGCAGAAGAAGATATTTCTGTAACTGGCGTAGCAACTGGCTCATCAGCATATGCATTATCATGGTGGAGAGCTTCAGTAAACCATGACCCAAGTGTCATATTTGATATTTCAAAATGGGACCCAATTGGTGCTCAATCACTTACAGGTGAAGTAGCTGTCAAGGATGATGATACAGGTTTACTACCAACAGCTGCGATACTTTTAGACTTTGGTAATAATCTTGAGGTAACGATGGTAGGCAGTACTGCACGTATTGATGTAATTTCTGGAGTAGCAACTCCTTGGCAATTAATTTCAGGTGGTAGTGAAATTTATTACAATGACACTGTTTTAATTGGTACATCTACACCTTGGAGTTCTGATAAGCTTCAGGTACAAGGTGGAGCATGGATAAGTGGTTCTATTACTGTAGGTGGTTTAGTTGATGGTGTCGATTTAGCTGCATTTAAAAGTAACTATGACGTACATCAACACTATATTTCTAATGTAGCATCTTCTTTAAGTAATATTACTCAAATTTCAGATGTTTTAATTTCATCTTTAGCAGATGAAGACATTTTACAATATAACTCAGGAACTCAAAGATGGGAAAATTCATCAGCTTCTGTTGGTGCACATGCTTTAGGCGACCATACTGATGTTACTATATCTGCACCGAGTCTTAGACAATTCTTAACATTTGATGGAAGTAATTGGATTAATATAAGTGTAGTAGCTAATTCTACTACAGGACTTAGTTCACCATTACAACATAACCATGACTCATTATATTATACACAAACGAATTTACAAACCTCAGGTGGTGCATCAGTAAATTGGAATAACATTACAGGAGCTCCAACTGGTGTACCTGATGATGAACCTTTTTTATTAGCAGTTACACCAGTAGGAACACCTCTTAGTAATTATAGAGTTCTTTCAAGTGATACTACAATTAATGTAGCAGATGGTGGCGCAACAGCTAATATGACACTATCAGTTGTCGATAGAAGTAATATTCAACAAGTTACTATTTGGGACAATTCATTATTACAAGGTTCTTATTCAAATATTGATTTTGTAGATACATCTACTCTTGTATTTGATATAGCCCAAACAACAGGTAGTGATTATATTTCAATATCTGCCGATGTAGTTGGTTTAAGTGATGCTTTAATGGCAATCGCTAATTCTACATTCTTAACATTAACTAACGATACTTATCTAGGTTCAGAACGTGCTATAACAGCAGGACTAGGTATTAATTTTACAGATGCAGGAGCAGGTAGTACATTTACTATAGCTCAAACTGCTGATTCTATTAGACAGATGATAACTGCAGGTCTTAATAATACTGAGATTGGAACAAGCCAACCAATTATAAACTTCATTGAAGGTACTGAGATTGATATAACTGTTACTGAAGACATTGGGAATAATAGATACGATGTTACTTTTAATTCTCTAGCAGAATCTGGTATCAACATGGAAGCAGGTGGTGTAGCAGTAAGTGCATTCAAAAGAGATATTATAAACTTCATAGAAGGTGCAACTGGAAATTCAGTAGTTGATTACACAATTGTAGATTCAGGTACTAAATTCAATATCGTATTAGATGTTACAGCACCTGTAAATACAGTAGCTGGTAAAACAGGAGACGTTACACTTCGTGTCAATTCAGATATGTTAGATGTACTTGTCAATCCATTAGATTTTAATAATGGCGGTGTATTAGCACCTGGAACAAACGGTATAATGCCTAACGTTCTTATATGGGATGGTATTAACTTAGCTTGGAGAAATAGACCAGCTGATGAATTGTTTGCAATTGCTAACAACTTAAGTTTAAATAGTCTTATTGATGTTGAAGTTAGTACAACAGGTTCACCACCAGTAGATAAAAGTTTATTATATTTTGATTTTGCAACACAACTTTGGATTAATGGCATAGCATCTGATGTTGGCTTATATTCACAAGCTGATTTAGATGGTGGTGCTTTAGATTCATTATATTATACACAGACTGCACTTGGTTCAACAGGTGTAGCAAGTTATGTAAATTGGGATAAAGTTTTTGATTATCCTGCATTTGCATTAGCTTCACAGATTAAAGATTATGCATACGAACTATTAGACGTATACGATTATAACGCAGGAGTTGCGCCTACAACAGGTCAAGTACTTGTATGGCAATCAGGTGGTTTTTGGGCCCCTGCAACTAACTCTGCAGTAACTTCATTCTTAACATTAACTGATTCACCTTCATCATATGCAGGAGAATCTCTTAAATTCGTAAGAGTTAATGCAGGTGAAACTGCCCTTGAATTTTCAGATGTAGCTGCATCTATAGAAGACTTAAGTGATGTTCAGTTTGCTACAGGTGACCCACAGAATGACCAAGTACTTAAGTATAATAGTATTTCAGGTAAATGGGAACCATCTATAAATAGTGGCATATCAACTTTAGCTACTGTTCTTTCAAATGGTAACACATCAGGTGGTACAGATATTGAAATGGGTACTGACCAATTATACTTTGGTGCTACTAATCAAAGCTTCATTGCACAATCAAGTTCTAATTTAGTACTTAATACAGCAGGTTCTGAGATAGTTCTTATTAACAGTATCACAACAGCACCTGTACAATGGCATTTTGGTACAGGAAGTATACGTAGAGCTGATAGTTCTAATACAGCTTCAATATTATTCCCTACATCAGGAGGACCTTGGTTCCAAACAATGCAAGCAGCAACAGGTACACTTGCTCTATTGGATGACGTAACTACATTTACTGAAATTACAGATGGTCATTTAGAATACAATAGTAATACGATAGCTTATTTAACAGATATACCAGTAGTTCCTGCAACACCTTCATGGGAAGATGTTTTAAATGTAGATGCTACTGCAGATAATATGGCAGGCTTAGTTAGACTTAGAACTATAAGCGGTACTGATCGTAGTGAGTTTTGGTTAAACGGCGGTCAAATATCAATAGCACAAAGAGACAATTCAACTGGGTACCCTAATACTGGTATTTTAATTGCCAATACTGGTGGCCAAATCTATACTAAAGTAAGTTCAGGAGTAGAAGCAGGCCTTTATCTTTCACAGACTGCTTTAAGTCAAGTGTTTAAAGATGATATTTACAGTAAAGGCCTAGATTACGCAGATGACTATTCTGCTAACTTTACAGCTAGGACTTTAGTTGATAAAGAATATGTTGATAACGCAGTTTTAACTGCAAACGAATTTACTGAACTTACAGATACTCCAAACGATTATACTGGATATGCAGATTATCTTCTTAAAGTTAATGTAGGAGAAGATGCATTAGAATATGGTATGATTCGTGATGATGGTGATAACGTAGGAATCGGAGCTGCACCTGCAACAGGAGTTGCAACTTTAAAGGTTTCAACAAATATATTAACTTATGCTATAGATGCAGTTAATACACTTACAACAGTTTCTGCAGGTATACGTTCATATTCAAGTGGAGTACATTCAGGTAGAAATATGGGTATAGTTGGCCAAGCAGGCCAATCTACTAATATGAATATCGGTATAATTGGAACAGGTAGTTATAATCAAATAGATGGTTTACCTTCAGTTTCTGGTGGAGCAGGTTATGGTATAGTTGCAATGTCTGAAAACACATCAGCACCTAACTATGGTTTTTATACAAGATTACAACAATCTAATAGTTCTAACAATATTGGTATAACTGTAATAACTGGAAACGTAGGTGCAGGAACTAGTTATATTGGCCAATTCGACGATGGAAGGACAACCGGAATAGGAAAAGTATTAACAGATATAGATGGTAATGGTTTAGCAGAATGGTCTACGCTAGATTTATCAGCTTTAGGAATTACTGAAATTACAGATGGTCATTTAGAATATAATGGCGAAACAATAGCTTACTTAAGCGATATCGTTAATAAGTATACTGTAACAGGATTTGCAATATCAATCGGTGCAAATGTAGTAACTCATAATTTAGGAACTAAAGCAATTATAGTATCAGTTATGGATGAATCAGATGACTCAGAAGTTGATATTGACATTGTACGTACATCAATCAATAGTATTACAATTAATTCATCAGCAGTAATCGGAGCAGTTACCGTAACTGTAATTGGATAACAGATATATAGAATACCGAAGCCAATAGGTTGGCACATTAAATAAAATGTTTAAATATAATGAAAAGACAATATTCACAAAGAGCCCAGAGCTTATTGAGCAACCCTATCGCAACTCCGTTAGGATTCAGAAGCTTATATTTTAATGCAGCAGGCATTTTAACTAAAATTGATGACAATGGACTTGAAACTCCAATTGAATTTTTATTCGAACTTACGGATGGTCGTTTAGGTCATAACGGTGAGACTATAGCTTATTTAAGTGATGTCATAGATGCTACAACAGCTTCTAACGGTTTAACTAAGACTCTTGATGATATTAAATTAGGTGGTTCTTTAACTGAACAGACAACTATAGATACTGGTGGTTTTGCATTTGGTATAGGAACAACAATTGGAAGTACAATTAGTTTAAATACACCAATGGGCCCAGGAATAACATCTATAGTTTTACAACATGCAGATGCTTCAGGTGCTAATGGTTTATTAATATCAGATATTGAATTTAGAATCTTAGGGACACATGTAGGTTTCGCTGGAGCTACATATCAAAACGACTATTCAGCTAACTTTACAGCTAGAAGTTTAGTTGATAAAGCATATGTAGATAATTTAGTTGGTGCTGGATTTACAGAACTTACTGATGGTCATATTGTTTATGATAATACTGGAGAAACTATAGCTTATTTAAGTGATGTTATACCAGCAGAAGGTTTAAACGCTACATTAGCTCAAGGAAATACTACAGGAGGTTATGATATTGCAATCTCAAGCGGAGACGCAATCATATTCGATACATCAAATGGAATTTATAATGGTACTAATGACTGGGGAAGAAGCGGTTGGAACATTGATTTATTTAATAGTGGTGACAATTTAAACTTTTCATTAGATGGTTCGCAATATTTCTTCGATGGTGGTGAAGCTTTCTTTTCATCAGGAGTTATAGCAGCTTGGTTAGGAACAAAAGATTTAACATCTGGGTTCACAGGAAGTGTATGGGCAGATAATAATTCGTTAACATATGATAGGACTTATCAAGTTCCTGATAAAAATGGTACATTGGCTCTATTAGATGACGTAACTACATTTACAGAAATCACAGACGGTCATTTAGAATATGATGGTAATACAATAGCTTATTTAACTGATATTACAGATTCAACTACTGCATCCAATGGTTTAACTAAGACTCTTGATAATATTACATTAGGTGGCAGCTTTACAGTTGTAAGTCTTACAGGTATTACAGTTGGAAGTGTATTTGAATTAAATGCTGAAACAATTAATATTAATAACTCAGCCGGTTTCGGTATCAGTATGGGTACTTATACAAATATCCAAGGTTCAGGTAATACACATATTGAAATCGGGACAGGATATCAATTTAATTCATATGGATATTCAGTATTTAGAGATTGGAGAGCGGCAGGTTCTGGTTTTGAATATTTTGCAGATTATTCAGCTAACTATACAAACAGAAGTTTAGTAGATAAAGAATACGTAGATGGTCTTGCGCCAGCAACACCTAGCCTTGAACAAGTTTTAAGTGTAGATAATTCAACTGAGGGTAATGATATTGAAATGACAACTACAGATAGAATACTATTTGCTGGTGGTGATAGTTATATAGGTCTTGGTACACCTGATAACGATTTACAATTATTCGGAGAAGGTGGTATTAAAATACAATCAGGCGACGGTAGAACTTTAACAATATCAGATACTTTTGAATTTGACGGTGGTATAATTACATTAAGAAGTGAAACTCCTGTAATTGAGTTTTACGAACCATATATTACAGATGCAAAAACATCATTAACAATTAACCCGTTAACAGACACTAGTTACATAGTATATTTACCTCATAATAAAGCAGGTACATTAGCACTTACTTCAGAGGTTACTACATTTACTGAGATTACAGATGGTCATTTAGATTATGATGGTAATACAATAGCTTATTTAAGTGATGTTCAAGCTGCTGATACTTTAGCTGAAGTTTTAGCTTTAGGTAATACAACAGGAGGTACAGCCATTTATATTACTAATGGTGATTTTATCGGCTTTGGTGGTACGTCGACTATTTATGAAGGTACTACAGACCTTGTGATTCAAAGTAATAATAATGGTAAAGGTATTTTAATAAATGCAACTGATGAAGAGTTAGTTTTAGCAAGTGCACAGAGAATAACATCACAAGGTTCACATTATTTTGATGCTGAAGTGCACTTAAATCAAGGTTTATATAATGGCGCATTAACAGCTCCTACTTTCACAGCTAATAGAACCTGGACTTTCCCTGATGTAACTGGTACTATTGCTTTAACTTCAGATATCATTGACCCAACAGGAGTTTATTTACTTTTAGCAGGTGGTACAATGGCAGGCGATATTGACATGCAAGCTAACGACCTTATTTTAGATGGTTCTAATTTTAATGCAGGGAGAATATACTGGAATGCTAGTAATTCTATAGATGTAGAATATGGAAGTGCTATGGTAATCAAAGCTGATACTGAAATTAATCTTCAAGGTGGAAATAACGCAGGTATATACACTAAAATTTCACAAGATGGTCTCACTATTAATGATGGTGTACAGAAAACTAAAATACAGCTATTGACATCTGGTACTGAATCGCATATACAACTACAGAATAACACAAGCACTTTACAAGGTATAATAAAGATGACAACTATTGCAGCTGAAAGAACATGGACTTTTCCAGATGCAACAGGGACAGTAGCTTTACTTAGTGATATTATTGACCCTTCTGGCGTATACTTACCTTTAGCAGGTGGTACAATGACTGGTAATATTTACATGGGTACTAACTCAATTGTACTAGATTCAAGTTCCTTGATTAAAAGTTTAGGGGCTATTCTAAGGATTGAAAATAATGATGGTGATATTAATATACAAGCGGATGGTGAAATAAAGTTAGAATCAGGTGATGGTGTAGTTATGAACCTTAGTGATGTTATTGATGTTAATGCTCCAATCTCTTACAATGACATTGATAATTATTATAATTTATATAACACTCATCTGGTGTTCCGTAGTCCTGCTGAAGCTTGGGGAGTAACGCTTAGTCCTGAAGAAGGTTTGCTTTTTACAGACGAATTAGGTTCTTCTGTGGATAAGTCAAGTTACGGTGCTAACAATTTTTTCATGCGTAATAACGGTTTCTATGCACAATATGAAAGTGTAGCACTTACAGCTGATAGAATTATTAGGTTTCCTGATGCTGAAGGAACAATTGCTTTAACAGGTGATTTATTTGGTGGAACACTTGCAGACTTAACTGATGTGCTTTTAAATACAGGAGAACCTACAGACGGTCAGATATTACAATTCTCATCTGCTGATGATAAATGGGTTGCAGTAGATGCTACAGGAAATGCTCTTAAGCAAGTCGGAACTATTACAGGTTCTGATGCTGTTGCAACATACGTTATCAACCATACATTAGATACAAGAGACGTTATTGTACAAGTTTACGATGCAAATTCACCGTATGATACTAAAGGTGTTACAGTTGAAAGAACATCAACTACTTCAGTAACTGTTAAATTTGCTGCAGCAACAACTATAGGTGATGACTATAGAGTAGTAATTATCGGATAAATAATATAACAATAAAATAAAGACTTAAGAAATGTCAGAACAATTAAGCAATTTTGAAATAAGAAAAGAAAGTAATCTCCAGATAGGTACAGATGCTTCTAATCAGATACAGATAGACTATGATGGAAGTAATGGAAATATACTTCTTAATACAGTTAATCTGATACAACTGACGGATTCTGCCGTGAACATAAACACACAGTTAAACCTTATGGAGGCTATTACTATAAGTGCAGCAGTATCAGGAAGCGGTACAGCAGGAATGGTACAATATGATGATGATATCCTTCAACTCTATACTGATACTTGGAAGCCAATTGCTTTACTTGAGAATCTTTCTGACCCAGATAGTTTAGGTACAGGAACTGGATTTGAACCTTTACCAGAAGCTGATATACAATTATCTTATACAGAAGCTACAAGAACTCTTGAAATAACAACAGGTACATCTTATGATTATTGGCTTGAAGGTCAAATGACTACAGTCAGTACTACAAAATCAATCGTTATTTCAGATACAACTGGACCTCACTTTATTTATTTTAATTCAGCTGGCATACTTACAGAAACTACTGACCCTGCTAATGTACCTGGTTTAATATTTGGACATGATGAGGCAGTTCCTAACCCTGGACCTGCAGCTTATATTGCATTCGTTGAATTAGATGATACTGCAGTAACAAAGTTAGCAACAATTGTAGCATATGAAGGTCATTATGCTAAACGTAATCAAGCATTACACTTAGCGATACACCTTACAGAAGGTGCTAAATACTATACAGGATTTAATTACGGTATGGACGGTACAATGGGTGGACAAACTAGTGATGATATCCAATTATATCTTTCAGGAGGTACTATTTTTGACGAAGAACTTCAAGTTGATATTGTAGAAAGTGATACACCTGCTGTTAACTTTGAACAAAGGTTGGCATTAGACACAGGTGGTATTAAAGCTGCTTATCTTCCGATATTTTATAAAGACGGTACAGTTTGGAAGAAAGATACAGCTACACAATATCCTATTAAATGGGATGGAACTAGACCAACATACAATTCAATTACAGGAGGCGTAGGTACACAAGTACAAGTACCTAATAATGATTGGACTTATGTTTATGTTGCAGCAACAACTGATGTTAACGAACCTGTACTTATTATACAAGGTCAGAGCGATGAAACTACACGTAATAACGCAAGAAATGCAGCTCTGGATAATTTTGCTAATTTATCATTAACAGGATTACCATTTGCTGAATTAAAGATTTTATACATATTACTTATTAAAGCAGACTCAACTCCAGCTAATGCACGTAACGCAGCTATTAGTGATATTGTTGATGTTAGAGATAATAATTATAATGTTTTAACAGGTGTTGCACCGAGCGCAACAGACCATAATAATTTAATTGGATTGCAAGGTGGTATAGTTGATGAATATTATCATATAACTGCTACTGAATATACTGACTTCCAAAGTTTAGATATTCCAGTACTTAGCAAGTTAACAGAAAATACTGCAGGTTTATTAGACTATAATGGGAATCAAGTTTCACTGACAGATGGTTCTGGTACTGCAGATTATGTTACAAAGTGGATTGATTCAGATACTATTGGCTCGTCATTATTATATGACGGTGGCACTTTCATATCACTTGGAGGTACTTCAACTGTGTTTGATGCAATGATTAGAGTAACAGCAAATTTAGCATATACTGTAACTACTGGTATTTTAGCAAGTGCTCAAAACGGAACATCAATGAATATAGGTCTTGCCGGAATTGCAGGTGCTGCAAGTCTTGGTAGTGAAAGTAGTACATCAATCGGTGTAAAAGGTACAGCAGGAGATTCTACATTTTCTAATAAAGGAATAAAAGGAAATGCAAGCGGTTCGAGTGCATATGGCGTAGGTGCAGAAGGAACTGCAACAAACCAATCATATAATTCAGGTATTTATGGTGCATCATGTTCAAATGGACAAGATGGCTTAGGTGCTTTAGCTACATATGGTACTAATATTGGAGGTATTTTTGAAGCTTCTGTAGCTTCAGGTACTGCAGTTGGTGTCGTTGCAAACTTAAAAAGAACTGGTATCACTGATACTAAAATTGGCTTATGGTCACATGTTGAAAACGCAGTTACTAAAAATATTACGTTGAGGTTAGATGATGGCGTTGATAATACTGGTAAATATTTACGTATTGAAAATACTGATGGTGATGTACAATTTGTTTCAGCTCCAGGTGGAGATGTTGCAACTGATACCATTTGGGATGCAGCTGGTGACTTAGCAGTAGGTACTGGTTTAGATACAGCAGCTAAACTTTCAATCGGCACAAGTCTTCAAGTACTTAGAGTAAATGCAGGCGCTACAGCTTTAGAATGGGCTGATGGTGGAAGTTCAAGCCCATTAACAACTAAAGGTGATATCTATACGTTTAGTACAGTCGATACAAGATTACCAGCCGGTACTGATGACCAACTTTTATCAGCTGACTCGAGTACTGCAACTGGTTTAAAATGGGTAAGTAAATCAACTACAGAAACAACTACAACAACTGATGCAACACCTGAGATAATAGATTCAATTATTAATATAGAAGATGATAATCTCTCAGTATATAAAGTATTTATAAAAGCTCTTGCACCAACGAGTACAGCACTTGAGTTTGGAGCATGGGAAAGAACACTTGTTGTACGAAAATTAGATGGCGTAATACATGTTGAATTTGTAAGTTCAGATGTTGATAGTCAAGGTGGTTTAGAACCAACTGCAGTTACATTTGAAGGTAATAGTGCAGGAGAATTAGATATAGAAATAACTGGTATAGATGGTACTACAATAAATTGGTCATCAAGCTGGTATAAAAAAGTATAAAACATGGCAACAACAAAATTATCATCAAAGAGTTTAGGTAAAGTATTAGTACAAAGTGGTGAAGGAATTCCAGACCATATTGCGCCATTAGGTTCAATATATGTCGATACTGTTTCTTCTAACTTATTCGTTAATGCAAGTGGAGGAACAATATGGACTGCAGCTCAAAAAGTTGCATATGGTTCTATATTTTATAACGACTCTACTCAGACAGTAGCATTAACATCAACATGGACTAAATTAAAAGATGTTTCAGGAATTACATTTACTGACGGCGAATTCAGTGGAGTAATAAATACAGCAGGAGCTTTAGTTTGTAATAAAACGCCAGGTAGATTTAAAAGTACAGCAATTGTAACTTTCCAATATTCAGCAGGAACAGCAGCAGATGTAGAAGTAGGTATTTCTAAAAATGGTAATAACCCTGCTGCAGGAGATTATAGTGGAACTACAATTTCGTCTATATTGACTACAAATAATGCAACTGCAATTGGAACAATTGATTTAGAAAGTACTGATACTCTTCAAATAGGAATTAGAAGCACTAATGGTTCACAAACAGTTATACCATTACATGCAATTATAATAACACAAAGAATAGGTTTATAATATGTCAGCAAGAAATAGAATAACAGTAGGCAAAATTGAATATCAGGTATATGAGGATTTGATTGTACCACCTGACCATTTAGCGCCTAAAGGAAGTATAGCTATTATTATAGAAAATGAAAGACCAAATGGTATCTGGATAGCTAAAGGTAATGGGAAGTGGGACCAACTAGTTGCATTAGAAGTTAATGCAAATATGGCCGTAGAAGATGATACAACTCACTATTATGAGGAAGGTAATTATACTGCAGAAAGTTGGTACCCAACTATATTTACACCTAATGATTTAACTTGGGTTGAGAAATCTTCATCTCTTGCAACAATTGTAACAGAAAAAATATATCCTAATGTTTCAGGTAGATTTATGGTTGAATCAAATGGCCATTGGTATAATCAAGATGCAGGAGTTAGATGGGATATCGAAGCTTCAGTTGCGAAAAATGCATCATTAGCTAATAGTTTTGGTGGTGCAACACCAGCTGCAGCTGGATTTGCAAATATCTATACGAAAGATATAATAGAGTTAGACCAATATAATCAAGATTTTATCCAATATGGTTTAAGATTTACTAATACTGTAAGTGGCGATGGTTTTAATCCAAGGAATTTAAGTTTAGAATTAAAATTAATTGATAGGCCTTTATATTTATTAGAATGTAATTTTGAAGATACTAATAAAGATACTGCAAGAATGACTATCGTTAATGATGATACTAATGCTTGGTATAAAGGTGAACCTGCTGCAGATTTAACTGCGTTCAGTGGTGATAATTGTATGTATATTTCAAATGACAATGGCGTAACATGGGCTTATACGAATAATTTAACTCAATATTCTCATTTTTACTTTGATATTGATATTCCAAATGTACCTTTCTCAACCTGGAAAGTTCGTTTACAGTGGGTAGGAACAGGTGAAACAACATATGATAACTTAACAATATTCCTTGCAGACCAGACTTATACTCCTGTAGCAGGTGAAGTACCTACAGGTGGTCAAATAATTGGACCTTTAGCTACAGGAGATGAATGGGCTGAAGCAATTGGTATAATAGAAGGTGCAGAAGGAACAAACAAACGTATTATATTTACGTGGAAGAATGACACCAGTATAGGAACAGAACCTATAGCTGTAGATAACATTGCAATATTTTCTTACTTAGATTTTGAAAATCTTTGGTCAGTAGATTTTCTTGAAGAATGGTTAAGTGGTAGTTTTGCAGGAAATGGCTGGACTGTAGTAGATGACCCAGCAAGTGTTAATTATTGGGTTATAGGTTCAGATGAAAGCTTTTCAGGTACTGACAGTGCATATATTACAAATGACACTCCATTAACAGCACAATATGATGAAAATGATATTACAACAGCACACTTCTATAAAGATTTTACAATTGATTCATCTTGGGCAACCGCAAGATTAAGTTTATACTGGAAATGTGTTGGAGAAAATGGTTTTAGTGATACAAGCTATGATTATGGCTTAATCAGTTTAGTACCAACTACTACTACTCCTGTTGGAGCAGCTGAACTGCCAGTTGCAAGCAGAGTAGGTGCTACTGATAATTCAGGTAAGCATAATTCTTTATCATCAGTTTGGACTAAAGAAGTAATTGCATTAGATGATTGGATAGGAGATACTGTACGCTTAGTATTTACATGGCATAATGACGGAAGTATAGGAGGTAACCCACCTTTCTGTGTCGATAATATTAAAATAGAATACAAATAAATAAACAAACAAAGAATATAATATGTGGTATTTAGGAGAATTAATAAATAAACCAGAAAAGATGATGAACCCGGGACAAGGGGATAATTTTTTCGTAATTGGTCAAACATTAGATACTGAAAAGTATAAAGACATTACGTCTGTTACGAATTTAGATATAATAGGAAGAAAACTCGAAGATTATTGTCTCATTAGACTTATATTAAAGAATATGATGGATGATACATCTGACCCATTTTGGAGTTTATCAACAGCTGAAAAGGATATCATATGTAAATATTGTGCAGCAACTGATGAAACTATAGTTGGGTATTATGTTTCAAAGGGTATGACAGTACAAGAAGCTACTATACTTCATATAAATGTAAGGTCAGTTGATGTAAGAACAGCAGCTACTTGTTATCATACAAGATTGATGCAACCTGAATTTATGGCAACTATTATGATGTATTTAGGTATCACACAAGGTGAAACTTTTATGGATGCTGTAAGGAATTTTGCAATTGATGTAAAAGATATGGCAAGAATTGGAACTAATTATAATAATATCTATGATGGTATTATGGATTACATAGAAAGTACTGGCTCATATGTTGATGGCGGTTTAAAGAATTATGTGATATCACCCGGATTAACACTGGAAGGATTAGTAAAAACAATAAAAGATATATTTTATTATGGCTATACAAGTTAGAAATTTGTCAGATTTAATCTGGCAGCAAGCTATTTATGGAGATGGCCTTTTCGGTGCAACTATAAGCTTAGAAGGTGGTGACAAAGTTATCAAAGAATTAAGAAGATATGATAGTCAAACACATACAGTTTTATTAGAGTTTGAAGATGGTGACGTTATAGAACTTTCAGATAAAATCCCGTATGAAATTAATACTGTAAGGCCTGATTCAAAACCAAATAAGAAGAGAAAAAACAAAAAGAAAAAATGAAAAGAGCATTAGTAATATCAGGAGGTGGAGCAAAAGGCGCATGGGGCGGCGGAGCTTTACAGTATATGGTAGAAGAACTTGGATACGATTGGGATTCATATTTCGGTAGTTCAACAGGTTCATTACTTATTACATTAACTTCTCTACATGAGATGAAAAAATTAAAAGAGTCTTATACGAATGCGACTACTGAGAATATATTCTCGGTTAACCCATTCACTAAGAAAGGAAAACTTAGCATTTGGAATGCTATTTGGAGATTCTTAAATAAGAAAACGTCTTTAGGTGAATCGGGTAAGTTACGCCAACTGCTTTACGATATGTTCAGTTCGGTCGATTATCAAACAACTAAGAAAGCTAATAAGAAATTACATTGCTGTATTACTAATTATCATAAAGGTCAAGTAGAATTTCATGACAATTTCAATGAAACATATGAAGACTATATTGATTATACACTTGCATCTACGAGTGTACCTTTAGCGATGGATTTTGTTAGAAAATATGGTGAACTTTATTTAGATGGCGGTGTAATGGAACACGTACCTTTACAGAAAGCTATTGATGATGGTGCTGATGAAGTCGATGTAATCATCTTAAGGCCAGAATTTTATAAAGAAGATAAATGGAATCCAGATAATATGTTCGATGTAATGTTGAGAACTATTGACCTTATGCAGAGAGAAATTTCAATGAGTGATGTTCTTATTGGTCAATTAAAGTCAGACCTTAAAGAAGTTAAAATTAATTTCTATTATACTCCTACTTTATTAGTACAGAATTACGGGTTAGTTTTTGATAAAGAAGAAATGACAAAATGGTGGAACGATGGGTATGACTATATTAAAAACAACGGTTGTCAGAAATCTTTCATTGTAAATGGTAAAGGATTTAAAACACTCAAAGGATAAACCCTAGACAGATTCTTGTTATTCTAGTCAGATGTACTGAATACTATAATAAGATTACATATAAAACAAAAGAAAGCTGCTTATTTTTCATTAGGCAGCTTTTTTTGGATGGGGTGAAATGACTGTCTGGGATATATAGATATATAATTAAACAATTTAAAACTCACGGATATAATATTAAACAATAATTTTGCATGGCTGAAATAGAAAACACAATTTTAAAATACCAATGGATAAAGGGTGATAATACTGGAACAATTGAAACGTTCGTAGAAACAGTAGATGGCTTCATGGTATTTGAAAGTAAAAGAAAATTGAATCAACAACTTTTAGGTGAGTTTATGATTCAAATACATTCTGATGCTGATGTATTGAAGATGGAGCCTACGAAAGCTTTAGATATAGAAGCTGAAACTGGCCTTAAATACGAGAACAGTAATAAAAATACTCCGATTCAACAAGCTGCACAGAAAGTAGAACCTGCAAACCCTATAAGAATACTTCTAGAGAAACAATCAAAGAATAACAAAGTTAAAATTGAGTTAGAATTTGAAGTAAACGTCCCTAAAAAAGAAGTTATAGAATTACTCCAAGATACATTCGATGAAGATGTAAACGAAGAAGTAATAAAATTCTCAAAAGATAAATTAAACAAACAGGAAATAATTGATAAAGTATATAGTCGACTAGAAGAGGCTATTAAAATGTATTATTCATAGACAAATTATTATGGAAGAACAAAAAAACAAATTAGTAACAGGTAGCCCAGGAGTTATCGATTCAGTAAGTGCAAACTATGTGAAGAATTTAGGTAAAGAAGACGAAGTTGAACTTACCGAAGAACAAAAAACAGAAATTGAGAGAAGAGCTTTAGGCCCATCTAATTTTAATAGAAAAATGCGTAGAGACCATCTCAAACGTGCTGGTGTATTAAAAATGAAGAAGAAGCTTATATTTGGTTCACCTGAATGGATTCAATGGTATGATAAGACCCGTACAGAAGGTAAAAGAATCCACCAAGAAAATACTGATGCTGTAACAAAGCAAAAGGAATGGTACCTTGAACAAACAGATGTTAAGAAAAGAGAAAACCTTAAAACTTTTTATACTGGTTTAGGTTGGACAGAAGCTGAAGTAAATGCTGAAATAGATAAACAAATGGATGCTTGGTATGATGTTGTAATTGACAGAAAGAATAACTTTCGTCAAAAAGACATGAAAAGAAAGCAATTAGAAACACAAACTAAATAAAGTAAGAGAATGGTTACAGTCGTAATAGATTCTGCTGACAATGGCATAATCAAAACAATCAAAGATGATAATATAAATGGTGCAGGAGCCAACTATGAATCTAAGACAGTTTATGATTTTAAAGAAGATGTATATCACGATAGAAAGATAGGTTTCTTCTATGAGTTAGCAGCTGACTTAGGTATCGAGACTGGAAATATCCATAAAAATAATAATCTCGTTATGTCTACTCATTGGGGAATGAGTTATAGACCATCTAAGGAAGAGATTGCAGTAAGAATAGATACTCTGAAGCTTGAACTAGCAGGTTTACAAGCACAGTTTAATCAACTTAAATAATAAATATGAAGAAAATATGTTGCATATACAGTAGAAATAAATTAGACTTTAAGAAATATGCTAAAAGTACTAAGTATGATGATGTGATTAACTATAATGACATTACATCAAAATTAATTAAGAACGATATTAACAGCATCAAACCTTCTACGATTGTTATTAACTCTTATATTCGCAAGAAATTACTAAAAGCTTTGGAGAATGAAAAATCCAAAGCTATTTTATACGCACTTAAAACTCTTGAAAAAGATACAGTAAGCGCGATTAAAGAATTGATAGCTGATTACCATACAGATGAATATGAAATGAATCTTATTGTTCTGAATCCGGAAAAGCTTAAGATTAACATAGAAGAATATGTTGAATTTCTAGAACAATTCGATAAAATCGAGTATGTTGAAGTATGATAACCCACAGATTATTTCCAAAAGGAGAGCAAGTTCATGCACTCCTTTCATCGAATGTTAGGCCGAACATCTTAATCCCAGTAAAGGGAATTGTTAAAGAAATAAAGTTCGATGATATCAACCCACAATATCTGATAAAGATTACAAAATTTTATGACACATTGAAGTACCTTCAGCGGTACTTCTTTGACATGCGGTTTCAAAACAGTATAGGTAAAAAGCCAAGAGCTTTAAAGTTGGGGGGTCATGAATATAGAGATGCTTCAGATTTACTTAAACGTATAAACGAAGCCGATGAGAAGAACTTTTACGTAGTAGTTGATTCTATTATGTGTACGAAGTTCAAAGCTGATATGACAGTTCTATTTAATAAGCTACAAGACCATTTAATAGAAGTACGAATGAGAGAAATTCGTGAGATGTCATTAAGAGCAGTTTATAAAGGTCGATATTCTGTCGATTCTTATGGCAACTTTAATATCCGTTTACGTAAATTCATGGGAGATAAAGTAGAAGCCGCTAATATTCCTTGGGACAAGTATATAAAAATGTTGTAGGGGTATTGATATATAATATAAAATAACGATATTATATGCCAGTTGCCGACAAAATTCTATCAGGATTAAAATCTAGTGAAAACAAATCAACTCCGCTAACTTCAGCGAGTGATTTTGACTTAGGTGCTGGAAAAGGCATTAACACTTCTTATAGAGAACTACAAGACATAGAACAATATGCTGAAGGACAAGAACTTTCCAAAGCACCACCATCAATAATAAACAGATATTCTTTATTTAAGTATAAGGGTATGCCATGGAACGGTAATGAACTTACTAGAGACCAGTATAACCTTGGAGATAATACTGCATTAGACAATGTCGTTATGAATCCTAGTGCTGCAGCTTTAATTGAGAAGTTTGGTAATATTGGTACAATGGGTATGAGATATGGCTGGGCTGATTTTCTATACAACAAGTTTTACGGTAGAATACCTAACAATCATATGGTAACTCTAAGACGTTTTGCATATCCAGTAACAGATAATATAATCGATAATGTAGTAACTGATTCTAAGTCAGGTAAGCTGCTTTCAGGTGACCAACCTGACTTAGCAAGGGCTGTAACTTGGATGAGTGAAGCTACAGATAATAAATTAAAAGATATTTTAAAATTTTCTACTAAATTCAAGTGGAAAGAAATTGAATCAAAGATACAAACTATTGAAAGTAAAGCTCAGGGTATTCAAGGTAGTTCATTCTTAGGAGTGGGAACAACTGGAATGTCTGGAGGTGGAGCAGCTTCTTCATTCTTCGGCTTAGCAGCAGGTCAAACTTCTGCAGGGGCTAGACAACATGCTGCGAATGCTGGTTACGATGCTTTAACTGAAACTTACCCGAACTACGTTATGGGTCCTTTAAACGTTATCGATAAGATGATTATAAGAGATACAGGGATGGAATTTGAACAACAGTTTGAATTGAAGTTCCATTATAGTCTAAGAAGTATTGGTGATATTGACCCTAAGATGGCTATGCTCGATTTAATGGCTAACTTATTAGTACTTACATATAATACTGCACCTTTCTTCGGTGGAGCTACAAGATATATTGGAAACGGCAAATTTGGTAAACCATTAGGTGACCATGATAAATTAGCAAGTGGTGATGTTGGCGGATTCTTAAGTTCTGTAATGTCAGATATTGGTTCTGCGTTGTCAAATGTGTTTGGCGATGGTGGAGGCGGTTTTTCTCTTGATAGTGTACTAGGAGGAATGGGAGATGTAGCAGGTGATATGCTTGGTGGTATTTTAAGTAAAGGTTTAAGTACTCCTCAGCAAGCACAGGTTGCAAATGCTTTCTTAACTGGTGACCCAACAGGTCAATGGCATTTAACAATAGGAAACCCATTTAATCCAATCTGTATGATTGGGAATCTTTGTTTAGAAGATGTTCAATGGGAATTAGACACACCACTATCTAGAGGTGATTTTCCAACTGAACTTACTGTTACTGTTAAATTAAAACCAGGTAGGTCTAGAGATAGTGCAGATATAGAAAGCATGTTCAACGCAGGTAGAGGTAGATTATACTATGCACCAAAAGGATTAGACGATGTACTGAATCTTGAAGGTAAACAACCAATTAAGATATCAGGATATCCAAAAAATGCAGACCAATCTGGTGCACCAGGTGATGCATTTAATCAAGTAAGAAAAGGAAACGCAGGCAATAATACAAATTGGTCTAAAATAATGGATGAAGGTGATGCAGTTGAAGGAAGAACATCAGCAGTATCTCCAGAAATGCAACTCAATAACGAAGCAGAAGCTTCTGAGAAAGCTACATTATTAGCAAATAACGTCTTCCACGTAAATGAAGGATAAAGATAATGAGATTAAGATTATTAAAAAGTAAGCGAAAGATACGAGACCCTTATTCAGGTGATAAGAAACTTGCAATGGGCGAACCAGTATTACAATTGATTGCAGAAATCAAGATAGTTGATTATCATGTCGTTAATGCAGAAACAGAAATGCGTCCTGACATTATTGCACTTGATTATTACGGTACCGAAGATGGCTTAGAAATGATTCTGAAATATAATGGGATATCAAATCCCTATTCATTAAAAATAGGACAGATACTTGCTATCCCAGATAGAGGTGCAGGTCGTGCTAAATATAAGAGGCCAAGTACAATAGAGAACAATCCAAGAGCTATGTTTACTGATGAAAAAAGACTTAGTCAGAAAGACAAGAAGCGTCAAGAATACCTTAAAGCTAAATCAGAAGCGAAAGCTAATGGTTCAAGTCAAAACTTACCACCTAATATGTTAAAAGAAGGTGAGAAGAGTAAGCTAATACAGAATGAAAGAATTTTATTAGGTGCTAATATGAAAACTAAGAAACAATGAGTGCAATAGATACTAACATTTTAACAATAACTGAACCTACAATAGAACTTGAACCGTTTGCAATTACTGATATGGAATCACAAGAAGGTGATGACAGAAGTAAGAACAAAGATAAATTAAGTAAAAGTATTGGTGATGCATATCCTGGGATACGTATAAATGGATATGACTTCCAGAAAGATGATGTTATCTACTTTGAGCTTTCTCTTGATGATTTTATTCCTACTTTAAATGTTACACTTAGAGATTCAAAAGGCGTATTCACGATTAGTCAATATCCAAAGGACGGTGATGTGTTAGAACTTTTAATTAAGTCAAAGGACGAAGAAGTTTATAAAGGTATTAGAATGGATTTTGATATTCTTAATATTGATAGTGCACCTGTTTCTACAGAAGACCAAGGTACAGGCACAGACTTAGGTTCTGGGCAAAAATATTCATTTTCATGTCAAGCTAAAATTCCTGGGCTATTAGCTGAGAAATGCGAGTCATATGGTACAGACATAAGTTTTAACCATTTACAAACTATTACAGATAATCTTCAAATAGGATTTGCAAGTAATGAAACTGAGACTGCAGATGAACAGGTAAGATTTTGTGCGTATGAAACGCCTTTAAGTTGTTTAAAGAGAGAATTATTACATGCATATAAAGATGACGAATCATTCTTTGTAGCATCGATTGACCCATACTACTATCTTAACTTTGTTAATTTAAACCAACAACTCATTGTAGATGAGAATGTTGAAGACACATTAGTATCTTTAATGGATTCTATTAATGAGAAAGAGATGGCTGATGATACAGATGCTAATAAGATAGAGAAGAAGTTAGTACTTACAAATAGAAAAGAAGAAGGTCCTGGTTCGACTACATATATTGGAAAATATGGATTAGTTAATAACGCAGGCCAGATATTCTTAAAGAATGGATATAAACGAGTTGTACAATATTATAATCAAGTAGAACGAGAATTTGTAGAATTTACATTAGATACACTTACAAGTGAAAACCTACCAGATAATTACTTACCTCTCAAAGGTAAAAGTGATGAGGATAGATTTGAAACTGAAATGAAATATAAGTATTTAGGTATACAGTCAGATGTAGAAGCAAATGGTAATGTGCACCCAAATTATAATTATGCAATGATTCAGAATTTTCAGAATGCTGAAGAGATTGAAAAACTCATGTTACAGGTAATATTACCTTCAGCTAATATGTCATTGTATAGATATCAAAGAGTGCCAGTTGCAATATATGAAATGAACGCGACAAGAACTCAAAATATAGAACAGAAAGCCGAGAAATCAGGTGATACACAGAAAGAGAATGAAACAGCAGATGGTAAAAAGGCAAATCCTAATAATCCTAAGCTGAATGTATTTTATTCAGGCTTCTATATCATCCTAAAGATTAAATATATATACAGACAATCAAGAGGAACAATGGAACAGCAACTAACGTTATCAAGACGTGAATGGCCAGCTCCAATTTAAAATTTAAAGATAAAAATGGGATTTATAAAAAATACAAAGAATTTCTTATTAGGTGAAATGGACGATAGAGGCTATGCCTGGTCAATGAGAAACAGGGCTGATTTTGTAAAAGGTTCACAACGTAAGTTAGGTATGTATAATGACCCTACTTATCTAGGGTTTGTTTTCTTATTTCAACCGAACAGTCCGTTATTAAATATTTCAAATGCTCCAGGTTCAGCTTATAATTATTTAACAAAGATTGGCGAACATACAAGAGCTCAATATATTAAATTGCTTTCAGAAATTATAAGAGACTTAAATCATAACATGCCATGGTACTGGCAAAGTATTGAAGGGCTTGAGAATGCATATAAATACAAAAACTTTAAAGACCCTTATCAAGGTGGTGATGATGCTGTTATTGCTATCAACACACTTGAATCAATTGATTTAAAGATTACTCAAGTAGTTGAATTATATCGTAATGCATGTTTCGATATGAAGAACAGGAGAGAAATAGTACCTGAGAACTTAAGACAATTTAGACTTTGGATTTGGGTACAAGAATTAAGAAAGTTTCAAATTAACCAATCATTGTTAGGTCAAGCTGCAGCAGGTGCGGTGAATATGCCTGGTCTTAATCCAGAAGCAGCTGGAGCATTCAACAGTGTATTAAATAAAGATAGTAATGCAACTGCAGCTATCGTTAATCAAAGTTCTCCTTGGATGCTATTCCAATTAGACCACTGTGAATTTCAAACAGATGAATCGAATCAATATTTATCTAGTTTATCATTTGCAGAAGCTGCACAGGCTACGAATAAGTTAGTCATTAAGTATGACAATATGGAATATGAGAATGGTTTAAACTTCGGTGACCTTGCTGCACGATTAAATACAGCAAATGAAGCAGGTGGTGGTTTAGTAGATAAATTAAAGGATAAAGTAAAAGATGTTGCAAGTAATGCAGCTGCGAATATAGCAGGACAATTAGAGAATGCCGTAGTAGGAGCTGTAGAAGGTTTCGTAACAGGCTTATTCTTAGGAAATGCACACGGTTTTTCAATATCAGGAGCATTAGATGCAATTAATCAAGCGAGTGTATCTAGTATTGTTGGTAATTTAAGTGCTGATGAAGTACAAGAAGAATTTGGACAACCAGTAGGCGGCAATATACATGGCCCACAACTTGAGAATATAGATGACGGTGTAGATTTAGGAAATGTTAATTAAATAAGATGGACATACAGAAAGAATTATTTGAAGATGATTTAGTAGGTACGACTTGGGTTGGCGAAGTTGTTAATATTGAAGACCCTAACTTTGATAACAGAGTTAAAATAAGAGTGTGGGGTAAGTTTGATTTGTTTGCAGATGAAGATTTACCTTGGTCTGTATGTGATAATCAACAGAGTTCAGGTTCAGCAAGTGGTGCAGGCAATTATGATGTTCCGAAAGTAGGAACTACTGTCGGTGTACGTTTTGACAACGGTGATATTCACCAACCTCGTTATTTCAAGATTCAACACGTATCACAAGAGTTAAAAGATGAAGTTGTGTCAGTTTCGGATACGCCCTATACTGTTAAAGCTTTATGGTATGATACTGATATTAATTTGAAAGCTTATTTCAATGAGGCAGACGGTATCAACATTAATTATAAAGATTCTCAAATTAATATGAGAGATGACAATACAATTTGGATTCAACATAATGAAGGCTTAGGTATTCATATACAAGAAGCAATGATTAGCTTAGGTACTGAAACTGAGTCAGCAGAACCTGCAGTACTAGGAGATAAGAATGTAGATGCCCTTACTGAATTACATGATAGAATAGTAGACTTAACAGATGCTATTAAAACGTTCTGTACGACACAAAGTGCTGTAACAAAGGCAGTATACTTATTTGCACCATTAACTCCAGGTTATGATGGCTTGTTAGCACAGTCTGCAGCTATATTAGGTCAGTTACCTGCGTTACCAAATACTACAATACCAGCAACATTATCAGAAAAAGTTTCATTAGATTAAAATACAAAATTATGGCATTAGTAAAAGCAACATTTGAACAAGAATTAAACACTATATTTGACGATGCATCTATGGATGCTGTTAAAGCAATGTTAACTAAAATGAAAGAAATTACATTTTCTTTTGGTGGTAATGGTAATGTAGATGGTGCAACTGCCCCGACCGACGAAGAAATCGCTAGAGATTTTACTGATAGTTTCGTTTCAGGTGTTGCAGGTAAGCTAGCCACTGCAATTGATGATTACATAAAAAGTGCTACAGTGATTACAGATGCAGGTCAAGTTGTTAATGTTGCAGGTTCACCGACTGCACAAGTTGGAGCGACAAGTGCGCCAGGAACCGGCTCAATTACATAATTCACCGCGATATATAACCTTGATATAATAGTATTGTATTATTAAAAACAAAATAAATGATTAAAGGTAAAATTAGTACGGTTTTTACAAAACCCGGCACAACAACATTAGAATTAGACGAGAAAGTCGAACAAGATTCTAAAACCCTCCAACACAAAGAATTTGACTGGACTGAATTTGAAAAAACAAGTAAACCAGGTCTTAACTCCAACAACTCAATTAAAACAAAAACAGGTGAAGTAGTTTATTCACATGCAGAATATGCCCAAGACGCATATCATCTGTATACTGAAAACACTGAGAATATGCGATTTGCAGTTCCTCTAAAAGGTGAGACAGTAGATGCTTTAGTTGTGTCAGTTGATGCTACTACTGCGTTTCTTGATATCAACTACAGAGAGTATGCTTACTTAGAGTTGAAGAAGGAAGAAAAACGTTATCTTGAAAATATAGTTCAAGGTGAAGCTATCAGAGTAAAGATTACTAACGATAAGGAGAACAACAATGCGATAATGGCATCATATAGTGAAGCTATTAAAGTAATGAAAGAAGAAGAGATAAAAGATTCAATCAATATGTCTTGTGCTTTCACTGCAGTAGTTAGAGAACTTATTTCAGGTGGGTTTATTGTAGAGATTGATGGAATTGGTTGTTTTATGCCAGGTTCACAAGTTACAATGAACAAAATTGATAACTTCGAAGATTATGTAGGTAAAGAATTAATTGTAATGCCAGTTAATTTTAGCCCTGAAAAAGGTACAATTGTAGTATCAGCAAGAGCTTATTTACAAACGCTTATACCAAGTTCAATCGAACATGTTAAGCAAAATCCAAAACAAAAGTATAAAGGAACTGTTACAGGAACAACAAAATTCGGAGTATTCTGCGAGTTTGGAGTAGCTGATGCGCCTAAATGCTTAACAGGTCTTATTCACATATCAGACCTTGACAAATCTCATCATAATTTACATCAAGACAGGAATATTAATTCAGGTGATGTAATTGAGTTCTACGTAAAAGAAGTAGCTCAGAATAACAAGATTATTTTAACTCAGACTCCTGAGAATAACCCTTGGAATGATATCGATGAGAAGTACAAAGTACAATCTACAGTAGAAGGTAAAGTATTAACTATCAAAGAATACGGTGCATTTGTAGAATTAGAAAAAGGAATCTCTGGCTTACTTCACTTTAGCGAATACGACGGTGTCGAATTAACTGAAGGTGATAAAATTAATGTAAAAATTACAAGAATTGAAAAGTCTTCTAAGAAGATAACCTTTACAATTTCAAAATAAAAATCCTTAAAACCCTGGCGATACTTTGTTATCGCCAGAGGTGGGTTTTCTAGAGATGAATATATACATAAAATAAAGCGTTTGAATGTTATTAGATACGAAAAAATCAAGTGTGCTTTTAAATTCCAATATTGGATTCGAATTTGAATTTTATTCAAATCTTGAAGAAGCGGAAACAAAGCGTAGCTTAGAAGAATTATTAGGTAAGAAGATACATGTAGAGGAAAAAGCTCACAGTGATTTTATTCCTGATGATAAAACGTTTAAGATGGAACCAGATTTTTCTGGTGGTGCAGCTCTATTTGAGTTGATTACTGGCCCACTTAAATATGCGGATGGTAGAATTATTTTAATAAAGATGTGCAAGTGGATAGATGAAAACGGTTATACTAATGATAGAGCTGGAATACATTTGAACATTTCTTACAATAAGGATAAATATGGTGCAAACTTTTTAACAGGGTTAAACCCACTTAAGTTTATCTTAGACTTTGATGAAGACTTTGTATATCAATACTGGCCTGAAAGAAAGAATAACGTTTATGCTAAATCTATTAAGTTCGTTGAACCTGTACAGAAACAGTCGTTCTATAGTTCAGAGAACATTAATTCACATGACTTTATAGTTCCATTCGAAAAATATTATGGAATCAACTTCGAGAAACTTCAAAAGAATTATCTTGAATTTAGATATTTAGGTGGTAAAGATTATCAACAGAAACTTTCAGAGATTCTTACGACATGGGACCACTTCGCTATTTCACTATTTGAATCAGCAGAAGAACGAACATTCAATGAACTCAATAAAGTCGAGTTAATGAGAATACTTAAAACACATGAACATGTAAACAAAGCTTATATTTCATTTGAAAACTTCAAAGAATACTTTCCAAAAATTGGATTGTTAGTTGATTTAGACACAGACATACGTAGAATCAATTTATATTGGGGTAAAATACAAAATAAAGTATATGAACTTCTTACAGAAGGTCAAATGGAAGAAGGTTTAATCAACTATGATAGTGATACAAGCAAGATACAGATTAAAGATGCTAAGCTCTTAAATAACTATAAGTTAGAAGGAATTGATGTTATAGATTCTGTAGTAAAAGGAAGACTATTCAACTGTGATATATTTAAAAGTTCAATTGATAACGTAGAACTTTGGACATGTAACGTGTTTGATAATAGTCAACTACTTAATTGTAGAATAGATAACTCATATATTAATAGAAGTTGCTACCTTAAAGATTGTTTTGTAACTGGGAATAATAGTATTATGAACGGTACAATGGAAGGTGGTATATTTAGAAAAGGTAAAATTACAGACTTAGCTAGATTTATAAAATGTGAAGTTATTGAATACGAAAAAATAAATTATAATCCAAATGAGCGATATTAGAACAGGACCAGAAGAAAACACTGGGCATTTATCAGCAGGACAAGCTTTAGATGAGCTGGTTAGAAACGTTGCACAAGAAATAACAGGTGCATGTATGATACCTATGAACTTGCCTAAGAAGGAAGTAGTACGTATTATAAAGCTCGCGAAGAAGTGGTTCTATAAGAAATACGAGTATTCAGTTGCAGAAAACTATTATATTCTACCTTATGCTGCTTTCAATACAAAGGAATTTCAGAAGACAAGAACTATTTCATTACCTGGTGCACAGCCTGATGGTAGTGGTTGGATTTACCAAGTTTATGGTTTGAGACAACAAAACGATATGAATATCTCAAGTGGTGTTTCAGATGCTGACTTCTCAGTTCAGAAATGGATTTATGGTAGTGTTTATTCTAATGCTTCAATTGAAGGTGATGAATTAATGTACTACGTTGTGAATCAGAAGTATTATGATTTAGCTCGACAGATTTTCAACAATCCAATTTCATATCATTACGATAGACTTTCACAAAAACTTAAAGTATTAGGTGACAAACCTAAGAAAGATAAAAGCGTTGTATTAGAAGTTTCCGAAACTATTCCTGATTATGCTCTATATTCTGATGAAATTTTTCACAGATATGTAGTTGCAAAAGTTAAAGTACAGTTAGGTACACAAATTATGATGTTTGGATATCAATTACCTGGTAACGTTACTATAAATGGTGACATGATTAGAGACGCTGGCCAAGAAGAATTAACTGCAATAGCAGAAGAAATGAAAGAAGACGAAGGTGTAGACTTTTTCTTCACCTCATAATAGCAATAAATAAAACATGGAAATATATAATAGAACATCTGGCGACCCTAATTTTAACCCTGGACAAATTGAAGTCCATGACGAAATTATGGAGTTCATTCAAGAGATTGAGATGATTATGTTTACACGTAGAAGAGAAGTAATTGGACATAAGATGTTTGGTGCTAATCTTGAAGATGTCATCTACTCACTTAATGCAACAAACGGTGAGATAGAATCTCTAATCCAGAAACAAATTATACATTATGTCCCATTAGCTTCAAGAATACCATTCACGGTAACTTGCAGATTTATGAAAGGACAAGTAAGAGACTTAGCTGTAGTTGACGTCATAATAGACAATACGTATACACTCGGCGTAGTATTAAATTAAGATAAAATAGAAAATGGCTGAAACGTTAAAAAAACCTAGACCGTTACTCTTTTTAAGTAAAGTAAGAGTATTATCAAATGAGATATATGAAGATGTCACGACTTATTTAAGTAGAACTTATAGTCAATCATCAAGTATTTTCAGTGTTGCATCACCGTATGCTCAGATACTGAAAGTTATGGCTGAGTTGTTTGAATTTAATATGTTCTATGTAGAAGATGCTACCTTAGAACAAAATATACTTACAGCAACTACAAATGAATCTATTTATGGGTTAGCTGTTTTAGCTGGTCATAATCCTACTCGTGCAATTTCAGCTTTAGGTGAAGTACGCTTTAAATTCAAACCTGGTAAAGAAAGTGACTTTATTGGTTCATATCTTTTACTGCAGAATAATACAAAACTTAAATGTAAGAACAATAACCTTAAGTACTTAATAAGATTTAACCAAGACTTTATAAAAATTGATAAGAATAGCGTAGACTTTATAAATGCACAAATCATTCAAGGTGAAATTGAATCACAGAAAGTCATAGGAACTGGTCAATCAATGCAAAGTTTCAATATTAACATCAGTGGTCAACCTGAACATTATAATGTTAAAGTATTTGTTAATAGCGAACTATGGACTACATATGATTCATTATATGATATGAAGAACGATACAAAAGGATGCTTAATTAAAAGTGGACTTTCTGGTGGTTTAGATATATTCTTTGGTAATGGTTATTTCGGTATGGTACCTGGAATCGGTGCTATAATTGAAGTAGAATATATTTTAACAAATGGTTCTGTTGGTACAATTATTGGTGACTCAGACTTCTTATCATTCGAATATTTAGATAGTGGTATAGATTCACTAGGAGAAGAAGTTGACCTTAATGAATTTATGATGACAGAAGCTGTTACTACTCCAAAATTTGGAGCAGATGCAGAAAATACTCAGTTCACTAAAATCATTGCACCTTTAGCGAGTAAATCATTCGTTTTAGTGGCCCCTGAAAACTACCAGTACTTCTTAAGCAGATATAATAATCTCTCGTACATAGAAGCATACAACACGTATGACGATGAGTATTTAGATGATGATAATGTCGTCTACTTGTTCTTACTGCCTGACGTTAAGTCTAAACTGACCTCAGGAAACGATTACTTCACAATTCCTCAAGACGAATTTACACTCGATTCAGATGAAACGAAAATGGTTTATTCTGTTCTTAATGAAAGTGGCCAAGAAGGTTTAAGTAGTGAAGTAGAAATTGTTGACCCAATAATTAAGAAATATGCATGTACAGTGATACTTAGATATTTCGATGGCTACCAACTTGAAACTATATCTAAAGAGATAAGAACACAACTAAATGATTACTTCTTAACAGTTAATAGAAGAGATAAGATACCTAAGTCTGACCTGATTGCAATAATTGAAGGAATAGATGGTATTGATTCAGTAAATGTATATTTTACTTCAGAAGAAAATGAAGAAGCAATTAGAAACGGATATTACTATAAGGAAACTACAAAGGTAGAACCTACTACACCCTTCTTACAAGAAGGTGAAGGTAATAAGAAACGTTACGTATTTTTCAATAAAGAAATTATAAAAACTAAGATAACTTTAGCAACTGGTGAAGACCCTAACTTAGGTTTAGACGAATTTGGTGATATTACAATTGGCAAAAACGAATTACCAATAATTAGAGGTGGTTGGGATGATAGAAATGGTACTTATTATGACGAAGAACCAAAGCAAGCACAACCTTCATCACTTACAGTTTATTTTAAAGAGAAAATCACACAGACAATCTCGAACAGAATACAAACAGCGAACAAGAAAAAATTAACTTAAGATGTCAGATTTATACAAAGGGTTATATAAGTATAAGAGACAAAGTCTATACAAGATAGCTAGAACAGCTGGAGAGGATAGAAAGAATCTGGCTTATGATTACTCAGATACAATTTTCAAAAAGACGATGTCTAACCATATGTTTAGAAATCAAACTCTTACAGACTTTATGGGATTCATGAATGATATTTGGGTTAAAATGGTTGATAGTATTAAATCATACAAAATTTCTAAGACATATTCAGTTGACAAAGATTATAAATACATTAACTAATGGGATATAAATACTTACAATTTTTCGACAATGACGGTGATAATTTAAACTTTAATTATGACACCGAAGATGGTATATGGAAAGGCACTGCTTATATTCCAGAAGTTTCTACAGGGTTATATGAGAGTTCAAATGTTTATATCATTGAAGAATTTTTTAATAGCGTTAAGAATAGAACAGAACACGGTTTACCACATTCTAAAGAAACATCTTCAACAGGTGGTAATAAATGGAACGTATACTGGGAAGAAGATGTGCATGACAAGATTTTCTTATATCAATTTGATTTAACATCTACACACCCTACACTTGAAGTAGTAACTGATACATTAGAAGTTGAAGTTGATGATAATGTAGGTGATATTATTATGACAGATGGTAAAACATCTACAGAACACGTTACAACAAGAGCACTTCAGTTAAATATTGGCATCAATTCAGATGAAGAAGATTTATATGAACGTAAACTTATTATAGAAGAATCAGATACTGAAACTAAAGTAGCTGAGATAGTTTTCTATGGTGAAACAGTAGCTGAAGACGAAAGATTTAAAGTTCTACTTTCAAACTTAGGAATGTCATTATTCCCAGAAGACCAAACAATCTTCAGAGAAAGCGATATAAATGAATTTGGAATTGATTACAAGTTGATTAATAGGAAACGTAAAGAGATGCTACTTGAAGGTAAGAACATCTTCCCATTTAAAGGAGCTTATAAAGGTTTAGTAAATATCATCAAATTCTTTGGATACGATAATATCCAATTAAGAGAAGCTTGGTTAAACATTAATCAAGAATCTGTTAACTACGGTAAATACAAATATACTGATGTAATTAGTATGTTCGACCAAGATGTTGATTTTAAAGACCCTAATATGAACTTGCCAAGCAAAGTCTTTAAGAAAACGTCAATGTTCCAATTAGCGTATAATATAAATGAGCTTACTGGAGATGTAGATGAATACGATATACCTACAACACAGGAGACAAGCGAATTTACTACAGAAGAAGTTCTTATTAAATTATATGGCTTAAAAGAAAGAATCAAGAAAAGTTACTTGCCATTTAATGCAAGAATAATAGATATAGTTGGTGAAGCTGATTACTTTGGTAAAACTGAAATGAATGTTTGGAATGACCAACAGAGAATTGAGAATATCGATTCAGGTATTCACCCAAGTTTTTCAATTGCACCAAGCCAATATGGTTACGTACAAGATTTAAGAACATTGAGAGATATGTTCTTCCCGGAAGTAACGCCATACTTATTAGACCATGATATGAGAGTTATTGGTGAAACTGGGATGGTTATAGCTGATGTAGCTGATGTAATGTTAGCATACTTTACAAACTATAGTCCAAATTTGACTACAGTAGCTCAGCTGCCTGATAAGCCTGGTATACCAGCAGGATACCCATGTGTCCTTACAAACACAAGTTTTGATACAACTTGGAATGATGCTGAAGTTCAATGGGATGAATTACTATCAAGTGGTTCTATATCAATAGACTTTGACTGTGCAAACGTTTCAATTGGAGATACTTTTAGAATTTCAGAAACTGAATCTGGTGAATTTATTGAATACACTGCAACATCAAGTTCAACAACAAATGTAGTAGCAGGTTTATTAGCAGCATTTAATACTGCAGTTGCAACTGGTGATGGTAGACCTTGGATATTTTTTCAAGGAGAAATACTAGATACTGATACATTTAGAATGACTAGAGTATTTACAGGCTATAGAGCATTTGTATTTCAGGTATCTACAGTAGCAGGTACGCTATTAGGACCACCTGATTTTGATAAACAATATAGAAGTACATCACAGATATACACGTGGAATAATTTTGGAAATGGGAACTTTTACGAGATAGAATGGAACATTGATAAAGAAGCAGATGATACTCCAGCATGGCATTACGAAATAAGAGGAAGTGTAAACGATTACAATTCTCTTCCACTTGAATTACCATATGTTGGTACATATACTGTACAAATGAAATTGTATGACACATTCAACAATATTTCAGAAAAGTATTGGAAAGATTACATCACAGTAGATTCTAAAAATGTTGAATTTTCCGGATTTTATAAGTTCAGAGAACTGAGATATTATTGGGACTTCAATAAAGATGTATCGTGGAATGAATATGCTTCAGATTGGGAATTACCAATTGTGCCTGTTTCTGAAACAGGTGAAGGTCATGCAAGTTTATATGAATCACTTGACAGAGCTAATTATATTCTTAATAATACTAATCCTGACCATAGATTATCTTATCATTTTGATAATTTAGAAACAGAAGTTGCATATACACCCGGAGCTTACTTCTGGGACAATATAACACCAGGCGATTGGGATGATGCATATCATTTAACATGGTCAAGTACTAAAGTATCTGGTGACACACCTGCTAACTTTAGAATCTATTCTACTAACATTAATGGTCAACTTAAAATCTGGCAAAATAAACCTCAACTAGATTATGGAGCTCATACTTTTACAAGTACTGATTTGGAAATAGTAGCTCAGAATCTTAATAATAGTACTGACCCAGTTATAAGCAAATTTACTTATAATTTAGTTAGAGATTATGATACAGGATTAACATATCCACCTACTGAGCTAGTATTCATTCAGGCAGTTGCAAAATACTTTGGAAAGAATGGAGACTGGACAGACATACAATCGACTAATATTGATTTAAGATACACACAGCTGTCTGAAACAGCTAACCCAACTTATAATGATATAAGATTCATTAATGATTGGAAAGAATTACCAAAGTTAGTATACATTACGTTCGCTTATGACAAATGTGCTATCCCTGGAAAAGATAAGCCAAAATGGAGATTAACTAATCTAGATAGCCCAGGAACTGATGATATATACTTTGAGGATAGGTGGTTTACTTACCTGTTCAAACGTGAAGGTCGATATAGTCTTTCATTAGAATTAGAAGATTCTAACGGTAATAAAAACACAGTAGTTAAGAATCAACTTGTAATAAAATAAATTAACAATTAAATAAAATAGAATATTATGGCAATAACAGTTACAGAAATTTTAGGTACGGATTCAATCTCTGCATCGAGATTAGTAATTAATGACAACTTTAATGTATTAAAGGATGAGATTAATTCAATTGAAACATATCTAGACCCTGATGCTGGAACTATTGATGGTTTAAACGACCTTGGTACAGCAGCAATTAAAGTGGGCCCAACAGGAGCTCCTTATTTAGAAATCAATGCAACTACATTTGATATTAATACTGATGTTGTTTTAGATGGTTTACTTACTATTACAGGTAAGTTTGCAATCAATAACGCCGTTGCATTAACAGCAAGTGCAACTTTAAGTTTAGATGCAGCTTCAGCTGGTGACACTTATGTAATTACAGGTGCAGCAACAGCTATAGCAATACTAATGGATGAAGCAAATCCTGGACAAGAAGTAACATTCGTTTGTGCACAGGCTGGCGCTGGAGCAATTGGTATCAAAGCTAATATTGGAGTTGAATACAACTTTGGTTCTAATACAGGCTTAGCAGCTGATGAAGTTGTTCTTAATGACGTAGGTTCTACAGTTAAATTCAAGTACATTGAAGAAAGTACAGGAGTTTATGTGTGGTATATCATTGGTGGTAATGACTTTAGTATATTATAAAAAATTTAAACAATAATTATGGGAGCACCATTAATAAGAACACCCTTAACTCAAGGTGGTACGTTTTACGCGTTCACCTCAGCAGCTAAGGATTTAACGAGAACATTTAATAATGATGACCTGAAGTTTGAATTTTCAAAATTTGCACTTCTAAACTTACCTGATGTAGATGTTCCTGTTCATAAGGAAAACTTCATTCAGTTTAATTCAATTGATGGTGCAATCTTTAATGAACTTAATGCTGATGACAATATCAATCTTGCTGAGTCATTACAGAATTATGCAATGAACTTTGAGACATTATTATTAAATGATGATGACTACGACCCGAACGTTCGAAAGACAGTAGCGGAAAGAGTATTCTTCAAATGGCTTAAAGAAATAGGAGCTATTAGATTTAGAGAAGCAACTGCAACTGAGAAAAGTCCTACAGTATCAGGTAAAAGATTTGTTGAAGAAGATTCAATTGATTCTGGTATTAGAAGATATAATAGAGTAGTAGAATATATGGGAAATATTGACGTAATTAATAACGTTGAGAAAAATGGCCATACATATACAGAAATTTACGTAAACGTTCCTACTAAAGTAGGTAACACACCGGTTTGTTTATTTGATTCACTTACTGATGCAAATTACTATGAGTCAATGACATTAAGAGGCGATACAGAACTAATTGAAGGTAGAGAAAGTACAACTATCCATCCTGACGGTTTAAGTCTTAATGCTTTTTATGATTATGACAGAGCAGTTAATTATACTGACCCTAATGCAAATTGGGCTAATACAGGAACAGGAGCTCTTAATTCTTATTTCACAGAACCTGATACATTTGAAGATGCATCATCTACTGAGATAACAAAGTACTATGCAGATTATGCTGCAGTAGACCCAGGTATCACTCCGTTTACTGATATCACTTATATGCGTTCAAGTTTAGATGGTATTGGTTTAGATTATAATGCTGAAGAGTATTATGATATAGCAACTGACCCAAAATTAACAAACATATTAGAATATAATGGGAGTATTAAATCTAAAGACTTCCAGTACAATGCGATACTTGTTTATTATGACATTTACAATGCATCAACACCTACAGATAGAGCGACCAACTTATATGGTATAGTATTCTTAGATAACTTAACTCCTACTAATACAGGCAGTTACATACAACGTCTTAGAAAATTTAAACCGAATACGATTACTAAATTAAATGGTAACTCATATGGATTGAAGCTTAATATAAAGTTCGATACATCAATCGATAACGTAGGAATTGAAACTATAATCAACGACTATAGTACATTTTCAATGGACTTGTTTATAGATGCTTCGACTCAATTACAGGAAGCTGCTTCTGTACTATTAGAAACTCAAGCTCGATTCTTAGATGTTATTGACAGAGTTACTGATTTAGAAAACTTAGTTTTCACAAATGAAAATGTAACAGAACTTAAAGCTCGCGTAGATGCTCTTGAATCTAATATTCAAAATGCACAACTTGCTTTAGCAGACAGTACTACATTGTTAGACTTAATTGCAAACAACTCAGATAGGATTAATGATATTGTAAATGGTGACACACCTTTAGAACTGCAATACAATACTGACGTTGTAAAATCTGGTAGTGGAACTCAAGTAGATAAATCTACGCCAAATTCTATTAAGATAAATAATACAGTACAACAATATAAATTAAGTCAGTTATATGAAGATATTAATCTTCTGACAGTGGTCAATGCATCTAATTTATTAGATTTAAACCAGACAGTCGATATACCAACATATGCTGAATTAAAAGAATTTACAAACTATATAAGATTTTATACGGAAAATACAGCACTTAGCGACGTATATTTATACATAGATGATGCCAACATTAAATTTAAAGAAGGCCAAGCACTGAGAGTGATTTGGAATACTGAATTTGTGATTGGACCAAAGACATTCTATATCTACACTGATAAACAAAACAGATTAGGTAATGGAGTATATGGTACTTTAATAGGTATCGTAACTGGCCCAGAATTTATTCACAGTAAGCCAATAATTGAAGTCGTTTGTATAGATGAAGCCGCTTATACATTTGATGTAGATGTAGTAAGATAAAAATAAAGAACTATGAGTAATAACACTAATAATTCATTATCAACTTTAATTTCTCAGTTCCTTAAGCTTGAGACAAATGCCTTAGAAACATTTAACAAACTTAATGAAGCAATTACGAGTAATAAGAAAACAGTTGATGTAGACCTGTTTGACCAGAACAATAACCTGGTACGTATTCAAATTCCAAGCTTTGGTTTTTTAAAGAATGAGATAGCTAGAATTGATACTAACGTTCAGAATCTTGCCGGAACAGGCGATTCAGATACAAATGTTAGGCTTTCAGATGGTACTTATAGAAAGGTGATAACATCTAAACTTAAGACAGCAGCTAATACTATTACTGCAGTACCTGTACCGACAGAATTTAATTCTAAATCGAATTGGTTTTTTGAAGAGTTCATGAACCCGCTTCTTTATATCGGAATCAACGTTACAGGTCAAATTCCAGTAGACACAGAAAGAATCATAACCAAGAGATATCTTTTAACACTTGATACTGAGAAGAAGCTTTCATATTTTAATGAAAAATATAAAGGAAAAGACGGTATAGTATATGCTACATTCCTTAATGATATGCTAGCTCAGAATATATCATTCGTTCTTGATGAGGAAACTCAAGATGTTCCACCAAGAAAGTTAAGATATATTGGAAACTTTAGCGTATTAAGAATAAGAAATACAGCAACTGAAGCTATTGTCGATGGGCAAACAGTATCTGGAAGAAGCCAAATATACAAATTAAACAAATTAACATATACTGATTTACAGTCTGGTTTCACAGACTCTATCAGCTTGAAGATTGGAGATAGTATAATTGTCAACAATGATAGAAAAAATACAAGATATACAGTTAAATCTGTTGATAGCACTACGAATGAAGTGGAACTTGTGTTGGTAGAAGGATTTGATGCTGTAAATATAGGTTCTGATGTTATTGGAATCTATAGAGGACAGGATGAAAACATTGAACTTGAAATTCCAATAGGTTTTGATGAGCAAGTTGCAGTATTTATTAAAGCTGTTGACCCAATCTCGAAAATTCCAAGTGAATTATGGTCTCCAGGTATAGCATTCTACTCAAATGAACTTGAAATTCTTAAGACAGATGGTCAAGTGCAAACACTTGAAACATATTACAAGAATGAAGTAGCTGATATTGGTGCAATTCTTTTAGGACTTGCTAAAGATAAGATACCACCTGCTTTATATGCAGCAACTCCAAATACACCAGCAGTTAAGGCTGCAGATTTTGAAGTAGTTCAAATTAATAAACATTTAACTGATAACGATGCATTTAAAGAAGTTCAGGAATCTAATGATGAAAAGAACAAAGTAACTGCAGAAATTAAAGAATCTGATGTTGCTATTAAAAAGAAACGTTCAGTAATATCTACTAAGAAATATGACAGTACAATTGAAAAGCAATCAGATGCTAAAGAGCTTGAAAGTTTAATTGAAAGACGTGCTAATTCTAGTAAGTTGTATTCTTCAATAGTTAATAATATTGTAGATAAAGCTAAAGGAAATTCTCTTACTGGCATCTCAGCTAAATATAGAGTTAGAGGTTTCTGGCCAATTCCAGAACCTAAAGCTTCTAAGTATACAAACCCACAAGAAATTGTACAATTTGTTGTTCAGTATCGTTACTTATCTACAACAGGTAAGCCTAATAATACTGCTCAGATTAATTTCCAAGACAATAGTGATGTAAAACGTAGAGGAACATTCAGTAACTGGATTGAGTTAAGAACTAAAGCAAGAGAAAGAGTTAAGAACGAAATTACAGGTCAATTTGAATGGACTGTACAAAACGTAGAGAATGCTGACGATGTTAATATCAATCAATTAGATATTCCTATTAAAGCGAATGAATCAGTTGAAATTAGAATCAAAGCTTTATCAGAAGCTGGTTTCCCAGCTAATTCGAAAGAATCAGAATGGTCAGATTCAATTACAGTTGACTTCCCAGACGATAAAACTCAAGATAATGATTTAGAAACAATCAAAGAAGAGAATAATGTTGAATTAGCAAAAGTACAATTACTAGAAGAACTTAATTCTAAAGGTTTAGATGAACATTTATCTAGTTCTTTCACAGCTAATGAATATTATTTTGCACATGATGCAACAAAGATTGCCTCAGGGTTCTTATCACAAGAACAAAAGCCAATTAATCTTTTTGATAAGTTAGTAGAATTTGAAAATAGAATTAACTACTTACAAGAAATTATTGATAAAGTTACAGGTGAACTTGTACTTAAGATTCTTGATGATACAGGTGCTGAAACACTTATTGAGAATAATAGCTCTAACAAATTCTTTGCTGGTTATTATGTAGACGAAGTTAAAGACAGAGACATTAAGAAAGGTTCAATCGTAACTAAGACTTATTTCATAACAATAGAGAATAAAGTTGCAACTCCTCTCGAAGTTATATCAAGAATGCCTGGTAATAGACCAAGTAAACTCGTATCATCAAGTACATTATTCGGTGATACAATCGACCCATCTGTTACAAGTGATTCATATTATACTACTTATGGTAGATATGATAGAGTGCCTATGTTATATACAAATCCAAATACATTGAATATATTTACAAAAGATTCACCTTATCAAAGTGGTCAAAGATATGGTCAATACTTATATGGCCGATGGTTCAATGTAGCAGGAACAGAAGAATTTTTCTTAGATACTGACGATGATTACAGTACTGTAATTACAACAATGAATCAAGCTGAGTATTCACTTTCAGTAACTCCATATACTGCAGCACCTTTATCAGGTCCAGATAATACAAGTGATTATATTTGGAATGGAACTTATAACGGTACTAAGCCAAATGTTACAATATTAGGTTCATATATTCCTAACACGACTTATAATGATAAGATTCTAACACATTGGTTACACCCAAATGTTAATGATGGACTAGGTAACTACACATTAACAAAAGGTGCAGTTGAATTTAGAAATGCAAAACATGCTAAACTTATTAATAGTGATGTTAATGGTAAAAAACAATGTGGTTATTTCTACGACCCAGCAGCACAGTTTTATAATGAATCTGGTCTATTAGTTACAGGAAGAACTGTAAAGACATCATTCCAACCTGACGACCAATATTTATTAGGTGGTAGAAGTTGTGGTTCATACTTATTCATAGCAGTACAGAATGAAGATAGTTTAAGTGTTAATGGTAATGATGCACTTTCTTCAATTAAGATTGCAATTGGCCAGAACAATGCAATACAAATTCCGCTCGTATATCAATACAGAATGAGTGATTTTGCAGGTGTTGGTACAGATGGTCTTGGATTCGTTGCAGGTGATAGTACAAATGCAACAAAAGATGTTACTTATGCTAAGAAATTAGGACTTGATTTAAAATTAATAGATGATTCAATGTTTAAATTTGACATTGAACTTTATGCTAAATATAGAAGCAATAACTTAAATATCGATAAAATACCAAGAAGAGATGTTAGACTTGCAGTAGAAGACTTACGTCAAACGCTTAAAGGTGATGTAGTTCCAAATATTACAGAACGACCTACTAAAGACGTTTCAGGTATAAAATAAGATTTTCATACATTATTAGAAGCTCAGACGTGTCTGAGCTTTTTTTAGGTTTATTCCCAGCGATATATAATTTAACCTTATAAATAAATAGAAGCATAAATGGCAGCAAAAGAGTTATTAGATAATGTATCTGCATGTATATTAAGAACAAATCCTAAACTTACAACTAATGTAAAACTTATCGTTGACACGAACGACAAACTTTACTTAGAATCATTTGACGCTAATGACGAATTAGCTAAAGTGAAATATAAGGCATTTAAAGTAAGTGATGATACATCGTATGAATACGACTTAAGAAGATTCTACGAAAAAGGTACGACACCATCATCAATTACATATGATGTTGCACGTAAGTACACTGATTTTAGTATACAAGATTCATTCTCGAAGCAATATGAATTTACATATAACTATGGAGCCGAAGGTATTCCATCAAAGTTTTATGACGAAGAGTTCGGGCTTCTTGCACCAATCTGGTTAGATAAAATCATTCCAGATTTTTTCATCATCTTTAGATTAGATGAACCAGTATCAGTAAACAATAAGACAGCTACAAGTGAAAATATAAACAAAGCAATTGTAGAAGACCCTGAAATGTTTAAAGAACTTATCTTAAAGAAGTCTACGATTATTAAAACATTTGATTTAACAACTAGAAGTCAGTTAGGTAGATATCTTCGTAATTATAAGAAGAAGGGTAATTTCCCAACGTCACCTTTAACCTTTAATGGTGATAGAGAAGAACCATCTTTATTTAGAGGTATTGATGTATTAAACGGTGGATTTACAGACAGTTCAGAATATCTTTATAAAGATTATGTAGGTAAAGATAAGACAATAATTGAAAATGATTATTTTTTAAGTACAGGGTTTGAAAGAAATAATATCGCTGTTGCAAACTTAATAAACTTACAGTTCTTATTCGATGATAGTGATGTAGGAAACTGGGAAATTAACAGATACTTTGGTATATATGTTAATGCTTCACATGAAGGAGCCTTTAAAGTTTCTGGAACTGAAATGCTTAATGATAAAGTTAATGAATTTCAACAATTACATGGAATTAATTCTGATAATATAATAGAACCTGATAATTCAAAGAATATTACTCAAACAAATACTGACGGTATTGCAATGTATATCGATGCCGATGAAATTGATGTAGTATATGATGTAAATGAATCTATTGGTCAAACTGCTCTAGATTTTGTCCCAACATCAGATACTGTAGATGACTTAACATCAATATTCTATGTTCAAGATAAGAATAATGATTTTTACAATCTTAAAATGGGTAGTTCGTTTGATAGTGGTAAGCTAAAACTTGCAGATAAGTCTATTAATTGGAAGAACTTTACAGGTTTTAATGATTTAATTACATCACAGAGAGCATATATTTCTGATAACGGTGGTAAAGCAAATTTAGTTTTACAAGTTTTAGATAACCCACCATTAGGTGATAGATTATTTGTATCACTTCCTATTAAGCAATCATATACATTCACACCTGTTAACACAATCCCAGGTGAAGATTTTACTATACAAGATTCTGGTGGCCATAATATTACAATTACAGCATCAGATACAGACCCTAATATAACATGTAATGAATTAAAAGCTGAATGGCAAGCTAATACAAATGGTACATTCAAAAATTATTCTGTATATGTTAAGAACGGTACTTTAGTAGTTAGAGAAAAAGTATTTACTGGAATTGATGATAATTTTGCGACATCTACATCAAACCCGCTTACATCTCTGACAGTAGAAAAAACAGAGTCTGCAGAGCTTTATAAAAATACAATTACTGCTGATGATACATTAGCACCTAATATTGGAGAATCTTTCCAGAGATTTTATAATCATAATGGTACTCCAGCTGAGGTAGCTAAAGCAATGGTAAGTGCAATTAACTATATTAAGAATAGAGTATTCGAAGCTGTTGCAGTAGATGATAAAATTGTAATACTTTCTAAATTTGAAGGAGAAAGATTTAATGATTTATTATTAGGCTGTGATAGAGTATTATTCATCCAACAGATTAGAATCTTTGCAGAGAATATTTCATTAGATAATGATGAATGGATTATAAGAGATTTTGCAGGCGGTGTACAAAGTAATAAAAGTAGAGTTTCAATTGAATTAGAATCTTTTAATCAGTTCAATATACCTGGAAGATATTTAAGGTCAAGTCAAACTATAAATGAAGGTTTAGAATTAGACTACGTTAAAATCAGAAGAGTCAGTTTCTACGTAGACGAACCTATTATGGATGTGAATGATAATATCATAGGATTCACGAACATAGACAAGCTGGCTACTGTAGTGACAGTGCCTGGGAAAGACATATATTTAGACTCAATGAAAAGAATCCATTTGTATGACCTTTTTGAAATACCTTTTGGTAGATTTTCATTATTCCCAATCAAAGACCTTGATACAGATACGTACAGTACAGAATATGGAGATGAAAAAGAACTTATACTTGAAACTAATTTCTATAAAGATTTTGGAACAACATCATTAGGTTTAACTCAACCTGAATTAGAAGATTGGGTTTTAAACAACGAATACCTTGGATTGACAAAAGTTCTTGAACAAGAAGATGTTGATACTGAATTAGATAGTCCTAAAATTGACAGCGAATATACTAGATTAGAAGAGAACTTCATAAAAGAACTTACAACACCATCACGTGTCGTACCGTTCATAAATAAATGGGTTTACAAAAATGGTAAAGATGTTCGTGAGAATGATTATCGTTTAAATACATCAGAAGCTTTTGGAATTTATAATTTCTCACCTTCTGAAGATGAATTTTCTAGAAATACTGATGCATTTACACATGAATGGTTATATCTTCAAAAGTTACCATCTTATTATGGTTTATACCCTGAAAGTGAAATGAACAAAGCCTTTAGTTATTTCGATAATGCAATTAATATTGCAACAGGAATTAAAGGTATATCAGAAGACTATTTCAAAGATTATTTTATTGTAGATGAATTAACATATCCATCTTTAAACATGTCAGTATCAACTGCAGAAGCTTTATTGACTGCAAATTACAACTATGCTGATAGACACAATGTAAAAAGACAAAAAAGATACACTTTATTTGAAGATGGAAGTACAGCAGCGTATTCAACTACTTTCTTCAGAGGTATTAAAGTAATTGTTAAAGAACGTATTGAGAATTTAATTCAGTTAAATTATAATAAGAATAAAATTCAATATAAGAAAAGCACAAGATATAACGATTATAAGTTCAGTGCAGTATTAATACCTACTGACGGTACATATGAAGGGATTAAAAAGAAGAACATTGACATCGATGTAATTGAAAATAGAACATTTAAAACAATTACACTTGTTGTTTATGTAAATCTTCAAGACCCAGCTAATATGAACGGTATGTATTTAGATAGAACAATATTATATGGTCTAAATTCTAAATATGAAACAATAGATTCAGAGATAATCAATACTGATGGTACTATAGATTTTGCAGATATTACATTAAGTGGAGCTCTTAATATGTCAACAACACTGGCAGCAGATGGTACGCTAGCTGTTGTTCCTGGCCCAGCTTCTGGTCCTGGTACAATATTTGGAGCTTTAGATGATAATGGGAATAAATCTATATTCTTAGAAGAAATTAGAACAAACCCAGAAGGAGCTTATAATGAACTATCAATATTTACATATACAAGTTTATATAACTTGACACCGATTAAAGTACTTTCAGATAATCAACTTGAAGTTGCTGGTAATATATCACCTGTTGGTATCATACCTACTATACCTGTTGATTATATAGCAACAGGTCTTTATGTTTATAAGAATGGCGGTTATAACATTTGGGAAAGCAGATTAGAAAACTTAAGCTTTGCTGAACTATCTAGAATGATAAATGACGGCGATTCTTTAATTAACTATATCACAATAAATGAAGACGGTACAGAAGATTTTAATGAGTTTGTGATTGAGTTACAAACAGGTAATAGAATAATGAAGCCTCAGTATCTAAAACCAGCTTCAGATGAAAATAAGCCAGTAGTATTTAACTTAGAGAAGAATATTGGATTTGAATTAGATTTTCAAAATACAGCTTACATTCAACCTATTATTAGACATACAGGTAAATATACACCAAAATGTAAAGATATTATTAATTTTAAAGAACCTTACACTCCTTTAATACGAACAAGAGGAATGTCAGAAATAGTTTATGACGTACATCAAAAAGTGCGTGAGTATATGAAGTACTCAAATACTGAAATAAGAATTGATGAGAATTTTGGTTTAATCGATAATATGTTCTATCATAAAGTAAATGAAGTTAATAGTAAAGGTATACTTGAACTTAGTACAGAAACTGCATATCAACCATCTTATCCTAAGATTGGTGAAATAGCTATAGATAAAAGAAACTTCTATACGTTTACTTCAAATTGGGATGCAGCTTATTATAGAAGAAACATTGATAAGATTAAGCAAGAAGATGTTGTAGGTACTAGAAATATACATGAACAGAAATCATTCTTTGCATCGAAGGTAATGAAAATTATTGATAAGATTGAACTTGAAAAATTCGTAGCAGTAGAAGTAAATAGTCTCGATGAATTAGATGTATTAGGATTAGATGCACAGAAACCTGATAACTTAAATCAATTAATTTATTTTAATGATACTAACACTATTTATTTAGATATTTACATTGATAAAAAGCTTACAAAATATATCTCAGATGCTGGCGTATATGACTTTTTTAATAAATACATAAAACCAAGCTACGGATATGGTAAGCAAAAAACAATAGCTGATGACGTTAGTGGTTATATTGAGGAAAACGTTTTACCTCGTTACATAAGAAATAAAGTTAAATTCTTTGTTGGTAAGAGTAATAATTCTGAATATAATAACACGCATCCGTTTATGAATACGAACATAACTAATGCTGAGAAAATCCAAAAGGGATTAAGATTAGAAGATAATTATCGCGTAGTTTCTTTAGAAGCTAATAATAACTTCAACATTAGGATAATATATAACAAGATTGGTGGTTTCTACTACAGCTTATCACCAACAATAGAAATACTGAAAAAATAATGCACAATAATGGGCAACATAGTTATAAGAGAAATATTAGCAGCAGATACATTTTCTGAACAAGTCAACAAAATTAATTACAATTTTGACCAACTACTACTTGCAGGAGGTGGCCCTCCTGGCTTAATAGGTAATGAAGGAGATTTAGGTCCAATTGGTTTATCAGGAACTAGAATGTTTACTGTTATAGATATTGTTAATAGAACAACAGGAACACCAGAAACACCACCATTTCAATCACCTAATAATTATTTTCCAGTTGCAACTGGTTCAACAGACCAAATAGGTCCTAATAATAAACCTTTAAGAAATGGAGATTTATTTATACAAGAAGGTGATTATATACCTGGAACAGATGGTGATATTTGGATTTATAGTAGCATTACAAATCTCTGGACCCAAACTGGAAACAATATAAAGGGTAATTCTGGAACAACTGGTTCTACAGGATTTACAGAATGGACAAGAAACTCTTTAGCATCAAACCATGATTATCTCACAATCACCCCTCAAACTGGCTTTACTAAAGAAGGTTTAGTATTAGGTAATGCATCAAGTATAGTAGAAGGAAGTACAGTAGATGAACTAGCACTTTTAACAATTGCAATGTCTTCAGCACCAACTTCTGTAGAGAAAATCGGTATCTCATTAGGTGAACAAGGACAAGCTGCAACAGCTTATAGTAAAATTTTAGTAACAGGTGGTCAATTACAAATTAGTGCACCTGAATATGGAAACTTAGGAATAACAGCAACAGCTGAGAATAATATAAAGCTTACAAATGTATCAAGTTCTAAATACTATGAATTTAATTCATCTTATACTTTAGGTAGTCGTCTTTCTCAATTCTCACATTATTTCCATGGATTACCACTTAATGTAGTAATGGACGATGATGAACAATTAGGAACAATGTCAATTTACCGTACAGATAAATCTGCTTTATTAATACAACCGAGTGGGATAAATTCAGTTGTACTTTCTGCTAAGCGTTACGTATCAGATACAAATGTAATTACAAATAGAGGAAATGCAAATATTGCGCTAAGTGTTTCTAACAGAAATTCAGTTGCAATAGGTTATTATACAGGTACATCAGCTGACATTTCATTTAAGACAGCGTTACATGTAAATGGTAATGCTACTATAGGTACTGCAAATGAAACACTCGACCCAGGCGACAACAGTTTAGCTGTTGCAGGATATTTAGGTGCAGGCGTAGATTTTGAATTAGATAATACAAGTGCTTATAAGAATGAATGGGATTCTATGTTATTCGTAAAAGGAAGTAACAGTAGTACTGAAACATCTATGAATATAGCTGCAAGAAATGAAGGTTATGCAGCCATTTATTTAACTGACTTTGAAGCTCAAACTTCTCAATTTGGTAAGATTAAATATAATACTTCAGGTAGTGCAAATGAACTTCATATTGGAGTTTCTACACATGAGAATGCAATAGTTGTTAATACTTTAGGTTATGTCGGATTAGGTACATTACCTGCTAATATAGATAACCAACTTACAGTAAACGGTAATGTAAGATTATTACAAGATTCATCAAATATAAATGATAGTTTCCAAATTAAGCTTGATTTATTTACAGTTGATAATGATAGACCAGACCGTAGAGGAATGATATTAACAGAAGACCCTACTGGTCTTGTTAGTTTCTATATACATTCATGGCAGGATGAATTATACAATCATCAAAGTGATATGAACCCTCAATATCAAGATGTTAATTCTTCAAGATTTAATTTTAGAAGCCATACACCTTCTGACGTATTTTCTTTAATGTCAATTACAGGTGTAAACGAAGCACTTGCGAAAGTACAAATTGGTTCAGAATACAATCTTAGCGCTTCACGTACTGTAGCAATAGCAGCTGAACGTGCTAATTATGATACGACTTCACTTCATTTGAGAAAGAAGACAATAGCTACTGCACCAGATTCTTCAGCGAATAACGGTACGATGACAGGATTACTTCTGCAGAATGATTCATATGGTGATATTAATGGTAGTGATAGAACAGATTTAGACTTCTTCTTTACCGATAGTTCAACAAAGCTAAGTAACTTAAATTACCCACAAGCAAGAATCAGAACATATACTGATGGTGCTACAGGTGGTTTACAAGCTGAAATGAGAGGTAACATGGAATTTTGGACTGCAGATGATGTATCTAATGTTGTTGGTAATAACTTACTTAAGAGAGCAATGTTAATTGACAGTAATCAGAAGTCATGGTTCTACGGTGATATTGATATAGACGGTAATACAAATATAAGTGGAAATTTAGATGTAGATGGATACGGATTATTTAGTGGAAATATACAAGCACTTCAAGCTAATTTAACTAATATCTATTTAGGTACAGATAGTAATTATTCTAATAACTGGATTAAAGGTTCTACAGGAACGCATCTTTTAATAAAATCAGGAGATGGTTATAGCTATTCTACTGCAGGTGCTTCTGGTAAAATTTTAGAATTAGTAGGTGGTACATCATATGACCCTTCAAGTTATTCTGGAGATATTCGCATTACAGGAGGTGGATTTAATTCTCTAGATAATAGTTTACCTGTATCTACTACAGAAACTGAAACTGGTGGTAATGTTTATATAAGTGGTGGTATACCTAGACAACATAGTACGCTTACTAAAAGAGGTTCCGTTATAATAGGTAGAAATCCAGATAATAGTTTACTATCTAATCTATATGTAAAAGGACTTAGTTATTTTGAAAATAATGTAAAAATAACATCTACAAATAAATTAGGAATTGGTGTTGCACCTACTACTCCATTAGATATGGAAGTATCAGAGACTAATGTGATTAATATCATTAATAATAAAAGTACTTCACCTTGGGGAGTAGGTATTAACTATAATCAGGCAAACATATCTACAGGAAATATAGCTTTAATGCGTCTTCAGTCTGAAGGCAACAATAAATTTATGGTTACTGGTGAAGGTAGAGTATTTGCTAATAATAATACTAGTATGAGTGGCGGTGGAATGTTAGAGATATCAACAACATTGAATCAACCTAATTATATGTATATTACAAAAAATGGTTATAGTGATAAAGCAAAGCTTGGTTTTTTATCTACAGGAACATCGTTCGAAATTGAAACGACTTATAATAATTCTGACATTGAATTAACCCCTGCAGGGAGAATAAGAAACAATAAATCTACATTTATGTTTTCACCGGCAGCTAATTTAACTACATTTAGTTCATATGTTTTAAGAGCATATGGTGATAAGCCATATGATGGGCCTTTAGTTCAATTTGTAAATGGAGCTAGTGGTAATCATAGTCAAGATATTTTAGAATTAGAATTTAATAGCACTTCTTGGGCTTATCCAAATAACTGGTTTCTACAATGTAGAGTTAGTTCTACTGGATTGTCACCTTATGGTTTCCTAGGTGGAATTAGAGGTACTAATAGTGATAATTCTATTGCATTTGCTACATCTTCTGATGCTAGGATAAAGGAAAATATTGTTGATACTAAATATGGTTTAAATGAATTGTTAAAACTAAATGTAATAGATTATAATTTCATTGGAGCTCGAACTTCAGCTATTGATACAGGCTTACTTGCACAGGAAGTTGAAAAAATATTCCCAAGTGTCGTCGGTGAAAGTAGAGGTGATATAGATGATAAAGAGAAATTCATACCAATGACATTAGATTATGGTAAATTTACCCCACTGATTATTCAATCTATTCAAGACCAGCAGAAATTAATTGAAGAGAAAGATAAGAAGATAGCAAGTCTTGAAGAAAGATTAGCAGCAATTGAGAAACACTTAAATATTTAAGAATGAAATTACAAAACGAAGAACAATTAGAATTAGAAGGTATTATTTCAAAATATAAAGAAATATACAAGAAGATTGAAGAGAAACAAGAACAGATGAAGAATCTTGAGGTAGATGTTAATACACTACTTCAAGAACTAACTGATAATAGAAAAGTAGAAAACACCTTTGGCCTTGAGCTTTCAAAGACTTATGGTAAAGGTAAATTTAACATTCAAACACAAGAATATGAACTGGATAAGTAGTATATGGAAATTTTTAATTAATCCTAAAAACACAAGGATGCTTTTATTAGCAAGTGTAGTTATTTTTGGGCTGTTGTTTTTTAGACAATGCAATACTATTCAAAGTCTAAAAGATGATGTTAAAACTGAACAAGCTGAAACTCAACGTATAAAGAACAACTACGATGCAAGTCAAGATTCAGTTAAGATGTATAGAACTGAAAATGGTTCTATGAAAGGTGAGATAAGTGGATATGTTCTAACAGTTGATGAACTTAATGGTAAGTATGCCAGTTTGTTTAGTGACTATACGAAAGAAAAGAATAAGCCACCTAAAGTTCTTATTAAATATGTAGTTGAGATTAAAGAAGTAATAAAGGAAGTTCCAGTTTACGTAACAGAAGATTCACTTGGAAACAAATTATTTTATTTTAATGACAGTATAGATTATAAAGAAGGAAATAAGAGATGGCTTTCAGGTAAAATCCCATTCAAACTTAATTACTATAGCTTACCAGATTCTACTTTACAGAAGTCTGATAGTTTAGATTACTATGGAAAGGTATTCCCTGGTTTAGGTAGTTTCACTCTTCAACAAAATATAAGTCTGACTACAGGATTATCGATAGATAAAGAAACAAAGAAACCTATTATTTGGGTTACAACTAAATATCCTGGCGTAACATTTCCGTCAATAACAGGTGCACAAATAATGGATGACCCAATCTCTAAGAAAGCTGCAAGAAAATTCAGAAAAGAATTTGGAATCGGCTTTACAGTAGGATATGGTTTAGTATTACAGAATAACGCATACCATAATGGTGTAATGATTGGCGTAGGAGTTAATTACACACCGAGATGGTTGCAATTTGGAAAATAAAATAATTATAAATGGCTAACACTTCAAAATACGTACAGTTAAGCAATCAGATTTTAATGGAGTATGTCTATGGTGATACAACTATAGGTTCTTCAGATTATATCGAAACTGATGATACAGGTTCTGTCGGCGCACGAGTTCTATTAATGGATAACGGTCACACTGACCAGAAATATCTTTTTAATGAAGAGAATCCTATTACAGCAATGGGAAACTATAGAAGAAGAAGTGTTGCAGAGATTGCAGATAATAGATATGCTTATTTAACTACAGCAATTCCTCTTAATTATATTGACTATGATACAGAGTTAACAGACACTGCAGGTTTAAAGGCTCAGTTAGAAGCTACAACTTCTTACCCAGACTATACTGATGTCAACGATGAATATAAAACAGGTGGAGGAATCTTATATGACTCTATTCGTTTACATATGATATCAGGATTTAATATTAGTGCAGATTACGATGGATATGTTTTCATGATTAAGTTTAGAGATAGACTTGGCAATGAACAAGTTCTTTCAAGTATAACATACCTTAACCAGGATAGTTATGATACTGATAATCCAGCACCATTCATATTAGGTGAGAAACTTTATTCAAGTTACATTGATTTAAAAGTACCATCATTAGAATGGATGATTAATGATTATTTAGCAGATAAGACTGATGATAAAAGATTAGGTTACGTAATGACTGGTGGTGAAGGTTTCGCACAGACTAGTGCACCAGGACCACAAGTTGATGGTACTATAGTATGTGAACTTAAATTTATAAGTCAGACAGAAGTAGTTAATGGTTTTACGTATTTCGGTACATCTAACGACGTAAGAGTAACATTAAATAAAACGGATGAATATAGTTTACTAACAGCATACATTGCAGAATCTGAAGATGGTGACTTCTTTGAAGTGTATGGTAATTATAATGGAGATATTTATGAAGATTTTATATCAGGTCAAAATGCTAACGCAGATACAAGTTTAGTTGTAATCCATGACTTAACTGTATATGAACAAATTGGACCTTCATTCGTAAAAACAACGGAACAGAGTTTCGTACAAAGCGGAGACTTCGGAATCCCTTATACTTTTAGACCTGTTATTAAGAATGCAAACGTAGCCGTATCATATAGAATTGACTATATCATGAGGCTTTATAATAAAGATGATAATTCTCAAATAATTAAAAGAGCTCAGTACAGTTCATTTAATGCAAAGAAATACGGTAAACATTTAACACGTATCAATTTAGGTACAGTACCTACTGTATCGAAAGTTTATAATACTATCTTAGATGAATCAGGCCAAGCAATTAGCTATGAGAATCAACTCGATTTAACACTTGCAGTACCTAACGGTAGTAATAGTATTATAAGAGAAACTCAATATGTAATGGGCTTTAGAGAACGCATTAATGTATCTGCAGCAATGTCAAGTGTGCAAAATACACCAGCAGTAAGTAGACAAGGTGATATCTTACCAACAGCTGCAGGTTCAAGTACTGATGTAAGTGGAGCAGCAACTGCAGTAAAATCAATATCATCTACCGATGTGATTTATGGATTAGGTGAAGGAGCTATTAGCGTAGCGCCATTTGATAATTACATTCTATTTGTATTTTATAATGATGTTTTAAATCTCGACACTCCAACTATCTTAGATTTAACTAATGTTGGTGATTTATATCTTAACTTTAAAAGCCCTAACGGTGATATAAGTATTAAGAATAATACTAACATACAAGATATTAATATAGCTGAAGGTGAAGTACTATTTAAGATTACAGCAAACGATGCTCAGAAGATTATTGGATTTGATGATAAATCATTTTACGTATCTTCAAAGCTTTCTAAACAAGCAAGTAGTTCAGATGAAACAATGTTATATCACGGCAAATGGTATCTTCCTAATGAAAAATATGAAGTTATCTATAAAGACATCATAAAAGCCCAACAAGCTGAACTAGGAATATCTAAAACTGCAACAGAAGCAGGTGAGAAAGTTTCTAATAAAGAACTTAGTGCTAGACAGAAAGCTATCAGAGAATTAGAAGCTCAATTAACTATTCTTAAATCGCAAAATGACTTATTAGTACAAGCTGCTGGAAATAAAGTTGGTGAAATACTTAATTCTGCTCAGCTAATTAATGAGAAGACTCAAAACGATAAAGATACTGCAGTGAACCCTAACGTAAATATATCATCTGACCCATTAACAGAAGGTGCACTTGATAATCTACAAGGAACAAACGTAAATACATATAACCCAATAAACTAAACGATAAACAATGTTATTAAACGCAAGAGATAATTTATTTGAATTTAATTTTCCAAGGAACTTTGTACCTAAACATATAGCAGATAAGTATAGACCTTATCTTAATCGTATACCAGGTAACATCATAGAAGAACCTGTAGATTTTTTAAACTATACTATTCAGGCTATTAATTTACCTGGATTTGGATATGACCCAGTAGAGCAAATGAAACGAGGTGGCCGAAAGATGCAATACCGTGATAGTGTTCCTGCATCTGAGTTATCACAGAAAGAACTCATCGTTCAGTTTCAGTTAGTAGATGGGTATATCAACTATTGGATGCTATTAGAAACATTAAAATATTATTATGATGCAGATACTGTAGCACCTTTCTGTGAAAACTTAAACTTAAGAATGACTGATGGTGAAGGTAATTCACTTGTAACAGCAAGATTGATTGCCGTTTTGATGAGACAGATAGATGATTTAGATATGTCGTTTGCAAGCAATGTAGCTGAATTTAGAACGTTCAACGTAACTTTCGTTTATAACTTTTTGGAGATTATAATAGAATTAGATTAATATATAGATAAAATAAGAACCAATATGGACCAAGTAAAATCATTTAAAGAGTATTTACAAGAAAACGAATACTTTACCGAAGAAGAAATAAAATCTCTTAATGAAAACTTAAAGGAAGAGTTAACAGAAGATGAAGAAGCTAAGATAGACTCTGCATTAGACGAATTTGTTGCAGAATATTTAGATGGAGTTAAAGATATTAATGATTTTAATAGTGAATTAACTAATGAAGGTATCTTTGGTACTATGTTAGGTGGACTTACTGGACTTGCATTAGGTAAGACAGTTGGTAAATTGATTGCTAAAGTTTTAGGAATTAAAGACGGATTCTTATATAATTTACTTACAAGTCGTTTAGTAGGTGCCGCAGTAGGTGCAGCTTTAGGTAGTAGGTTAAAAATTTAATAAATGAAAGAAATACTTATCGGAGTTGACTACTCTATAAATAGTCCAGCTGTATGTGTATATAAGAATGGTAATTATACATGGGTCAGCCATCCCACTTTAAACAAAACCAAGAAAGACAAGAATCTTCAAAAGGAAATCGGGGAGCTATCAGATGTTCAATATGAGTTACAGGAATATGTTGTTCCTGATGTTGCATATGAAGATAAAGATATTTTCAAGATGCAGAAGTACGATATACAGGCCGGGAAATTACTCCAGTTACTAAAATTCGTTATTCCGCCAAGTGATGACTTCTTAATTAAGTTAGCATTTGAAGGTTATTCTTATGGGTCTCGATTCACTAAAACAAATAACATCATAGAACTTGCAACCGCTACTACTTTATTTAAAAAGCTGGTCATGAATAATATCGTTGGGCCAGAAGATATCTTTAAGGTATATTCTCCAAAGACGATTAAGATGCAAGCCGGAAATGGTAATATGAAGAAGCGAGAACTTTTTGATGTATTCGTAGAGAACCAACTTAAAGACCCTGACCTGGAAAAAAGCTTTTTCTGGGAATATTGTACTGGCTTAACAGTTGGTAAAAAGGTGCCAACTCCAGTAGATGACATGATAGATGCCTATTTCGTGGTTCAGGCCCTGAAGGTAAAGACCTAAGCTTAACGGTTGGGAACCCTGTGAATATTGTATCAGGTTTCTACGCCTATGTTTCAAAAAATCCAATAAAAACTTTGTTCAAAATAAATCTGCTAAATTTCTGAAACCTTTCTGAAATAGGTGATTAGACTTAACAAATGCCGATATATATCTTGTACCAACAAATGGTGCAATAAGGCATTTAACACAGGCAAATTAATAAAAAAAGAACAAGTATTATGGCAAAAACAAAGGCAGCAGAATTAGACATTTTTAATGTAGATGTAGACGAAGTAGAATTTCACGATTACAAGAAAAAGGAATCAGTACTTTACGCTCCAAAATCAAAAGACACAACAGATGGTATTTACGAATCACTCATCCGTTTCCTTCCAAACCCAATTAATCCTAAGAAATCTTTAGTAAGAAAATTAACTTACTACTTGAGAGATGCAGAGGGTAATGGAAAGAACTATGACAGTCCTTCAACTATCCAAGGTCAGAAATGTCCAATCCAGCAAACTTATTACAAGCTAAACAAATCAGAATCTGCAGTAGAGCAGAAAATGGCTAAGAAGCTTAACAGAAGAGAACAATTTTATGTTCTTGTGCAAATCGTTGATGATAAGGTAAATCCAAATCTTAATGGTAAGATTAAAGTTTTTAAATTCGGTAAGAAGTTAAAAGAAAAGATTGATGCACAGAGAAACCCTACTTATGGTGACAAAGTTCAAATGTTTCACTTATTTGAAGGTAAGAATTTCCACTTACGTCTAACCAGACAAGGTGAATTTAACAACTACGACCAATGTACTTTCCTTAAAGATTCAGAACCTCTCAAACTTAATGATGTTGCGATGACAAAAGGTAAAGAAGACCTTGGAGCAATCAGAGAATATTTAGGTGATGCTCCTGATTTAGGTAACTTTGAGTACAAACCTTGGGATGAATCAACAGAAGCTGAGGTAATGGGAATATTAAGAGGTATGAAAAGCCCTGGTAGAAGCTTCGACGAAGTAACTACAAAGAGAAGCACATCTGAGAATATTGACAAGATTGTTGAAGAAGTAGATGTTACTGAAGACAAACCAAAGTCAGCTCCTAAAGCAGAAACTAAGACAGCTAAGACAGGTGAAGAAGATGAGGACTTAGATGACTTCCTTGAAAATTTAGAAGACGAACTTGATAATAAATAATAGATAATGAGTTTAGACGTTGCACAACGTGAACTAATTAAAAGTTATATACAAGATGTCCTAAATCAAGAACACACAGACCCATCTAAAAGGCGCATAAGGGATATGCATAGTAGAATTAACTTTGCGTGTCCCTTTTGTGGTGACTCAACTAAGAATGCCCACAACAAGCGAGGAAACTTGTTTTGGGATTCTTTATTCTTTCACTGCTATAATGATGGCTGTAATAAGCATATTAATTTAAAGGGTTTTTTAAAGACATTTGGTTTTAACTTTTCTAGGAATCCAGACAGTAAGTTCATTATCGATTATATTGATAACAATGAACACGAATACTCCAACTCAAAGATAAAGGAATTTGATTATGGTTCTTTCCCAGAACTACAGGAGCTAGGAATCTCATTTGAAGATTTTTACGCTACATATCATGCCAGACCAATTGAGAAGGATAGTGAAGGGTATAATTATCTAAAGGGTAGATTATTACATAAACAAACTCAGGATTTTGCGTATAACGAATATGGAAAGAAGTTATTCGTTCTGAACACTGATGTCAAACGAGAAAAGATAATAGGTTTCCAGATTAGGAATTTAGGGAAAGCAAACGACAAGTATCTTTCATTTAACATAGAACGAATTAATCGTGACATGGGGAAGAATTTAACTGAACAGTTTGAAGACCCAGATGAGTTATCAAGACTTAATAAACTATCAACGATATTCAATATCTTGAAAGTTAATTTTGAGCAAAAGTTAACTCTATTTGAAGGACCAATCGATGCAAAGTTCATGAGAAATTCAATGGGATTAGCTTCAGTAGGTAGAGATAAACAAGCCTTTCTGGAATTACCTTACAAGAGATTTTTTTTAGATAATGACAAAGCAGGCAAACGTGTTTCTATAGATTTACTTAGAAAAGGATATGAAGTATTCTTATGGCGCAAGTTCATCAAAGACTTTGAAATCGATAAATACCTCATAGATGATGAGGATAAGTCAAAAGATTTGAATGATATTGTTCAACTTTGTTATAAGTACAATTTAGAAGCACATAAACATTTAGAAGAGTATTTCACAAATTCACCTTATTCAATTATCTTAATATGACAAAAGAAGATAAAGAGATTATGATTGACGAGGAGTTAGACGATTTTTATTCTGACCAAGAAGAATCAGAGAAGAATTTTAAACTTTTATTAGAATTTAGTAGTTCTAAGTACGAATATAAGGGAATGTTGTTTGAGATACCTAAAGAAACAAAGAAGAAGGTAGTACGAGGAAAGGAAATCGATTTGACAAAGCGCAAACGTAAAGGCAGTAAATTATTTTAAGATGGCAGATTTAGACAAAGCAGTAGCAGCAGAAGAGAGATTAGTAAAGTTAGATAAATTTCTACATATTAAACGCGTAGAATGGAAGGATAGAATTAAAGTTCTAGCCGAAGACTTAAGGGATATCAGAAACGTATCTGAGATATCAGTTCTTGTTAGTTCTTACAGAGCGATGTTAATAGAAAATGTTGCCGATATGGCAGTTAAAGTTCGTCAGCGCTATTCTGCTTATAACGCTAACTTCAAAATTAAGTATCATAGTTATAAACACTATGACTTAAAACTAACAGATAAGGTAATTGAAAAAATGATACTAGCTGACTTGCGATATAAGTTAGAAGAGATTGGATATTTAGAAGTTCAATTAGAGTATTATAAAGAGGCAGTAAAGACTTTAGACCAAATGACTTGGGCTATTAAAAATAGAATCCAAGCGGAAACAATAATGTAGACACAATGATATTTAACTTATCAGAAGATAAAAGATGGCTTATTCTTGAGCAGGCAACTTCAATTGAAATTGACCAGCTTAATATTTCATTAACGAAAAGAATAAAGAACTGGAAGTTTCACCCACTTGTTAAGAAAAAGATTTGGGATGGTTACTTCAGCTTTTTTAAGCATGACAAATATGTTCAGTCAGGTTTATGGCGCGAAGTATATGACATAGCGAAAGAACATGAATATCCAATTCAGCTTAAGAATATAAGTGCGATATTTAATAATGGTTTGACTTACGAATCGTTCAAAAATTGGTGTGATATATTTTTTGCAGACAATCCACTTAAACCAAGACCTTATCAATTAGAAACAGCCTTTAAAATTATAAAATATAGAAGATGTATGGCAGAACTAGCTACTTCAGCTGGTAAAACATTCATACTTTTTATCATATTCGCTTACCTTAAAGCACATGGTATGGCTAATAAATTCCTTCTTATTGTACCTAACGTAAGTTTAGTAATACAAGGGACTGAAGATTTTGCCGAATACAATTATAGAGGTAAAGTAAAATATAAAGTACAACAAATTTATGCAGGTCAAGAAATCAAAGACGACTGCGACTTTGTTATCGGTACATATCAATCACTTGTTAAAAAGAAGGAAGAATATTACGATGACTTTGATGTAGTAATGGTAGATGAGACTCATAAAGTAAAAGCTAAATCAATTAAAGACATTCTTGATAATTGCAAGAAGAATGATTACTGTTTTGGACTGTCTGGAACTATCCCTAAGAAGGGAACTCTTGATAGACTTACACTTATGTCACATACTGGACCATTAATGTCTGAGATTACAGCCAACTTCTTACAGAAGAATGATTACATCGCTAAATGTAAAGCTAAGATTATTCACATGGATTACATTGATGAAAAAACTAAAGATGCATTTAAGAGTCTAGCGAAAGACCCAAATACGGACGGTAAGAAAGTATTTAATCTTGAACAAAATTATATCATTGAAAGTGAAAGTAGAAGAAATTTCATTTGCAAATTAATAGGTAAGTTAAATAAAAACGCACTGGTGCTTTTCCACAGGAGAGAACATGGTACAGCTATTTACAACCAACTAAGAAACGATACAGATAAGCAAGTATATTATGTAGATGGTCACACTGATAAACAAATGAGAGAAGTTTACAAAGCTAAAATGGAAGCAGGTGAAGATGTAGTTCTTGTAGCTTCTTTTGGAACTTTCAGTACTGGTATATCTGTTAAGAATATCCACTACGTATTATTTACTGAATCATTTAAGTCTGATGTAGTTGTTAGACAAAGTATTGGAAGAGGCTTAAGAAAGCTTGAAGGTAAAGAACTTCTTATAATCATTGACTTCGTTGATGACTTTAGATATGAAGGCTATGAGAACTATTTGTTCAAACATGCAAAGGAAAGATTAAGAATCTATAAAGAACAGAAGTTTCCATACGACATTAAAGTAGTGAGATTTTGATATATAAAAAAAATAAACTTTAAAATATGGAACATATTAAATCTTTTCAATCTTTCACAACTTTTATGTCTGAAGTACAGACGAAGAAAGTAGAAGAAGACAAAGCAGCTAAACAAGCTCAATATGGTGAATTTTTCAAAACTAAGTTACAAGAATACGGTGTAAGCACACCTGCTGAATTAGACGAAGAAAAAAGAGCTAAATTTTACAATGAAATTAACACTTGGGAAGGTGACGGCGTTAGCGAAGCTTTAAACGAAGCAGATGTTAAAGACAAAGAATCTTTTAAGGAGTATGTATATGCACTTTATAAGAAAGCTTTTGGCGATGAATTTGATGCTAGCAAAGCAGACAAAGTAATTAACGGTCTTATCTCAAAACATAAAGACGATTGGGGTGCAATGGTTGGAGCTGCATCATCTACATTAGGTGAATCAGTTATAGAAGAATCAGAAGATATTGAATCTCTTTTAGAAGTAGAACTTTCTCCATTACAGAAAGAATACAAAGAATATTTCTCAGCTTTACTTGCTGAATTTGGCGTTAAAAGTCAAGGAGAATTAAGTGAAGAAAAGAAGAAAGAATTTTTCACAAAGGTAAAGAACGGTTGGACAAAAGGTAAAGGAAAAAAAGCATAATATAAATGAAGCTATTATCATTCACAGAGTATGTCAATGAGAATTATAATGTAGATGTAGCTGATTTTATTTTAGAAGGTGGGGCTTTTGGACACATGAGCCATCCTTACGATGATACATCACTTACATTTACACAAATCAAAGACATTATTGACCAGGCTTTACAAGGTCAATTAAACAAAGAAGTCGAATCTACTGAAAAACTTGATGGGCAAGCAATTGCTATTAGTTGGAGAGATGGCCACTTAGTTGCAGCACGTAACAAAGGTGACCGTAAAAATGGTGGTGCAGCTGCAATGACTGTACAACAAGTAATAGATAAATTTGCTGGCAGAGGAGACCTTTCAGATGGTTTTACATTTGCTATAGAAGATTTAGAATCGGCTATTTCAAAAGTCTCTGCGAAAGATAGAGATTTAATTTTTAAAGATGGGTATGCGTTCATGCATCTCGAGGTAATTTACCCGCCATCAACAAACGTTATTAACTATGACGCTCCACATTTAATATTCCACAGTGCAACTACTTACGATGAAGAAGGTAACCCTGTTTCAGACGATAAGGAAGCTGCGAATACGCTACAGAAACTTATTAAAGGAGTTAATAGTGATATACAAAAACATTATGTTATCAGACCTCCTGCAGTAATAGATATGCCTAAGGTTATAGACTTTGAGAAGAATCAAGCGAGATTCATGAAAATTGTAGATAAAATTCAAAAGAAATGGAGCTTAAGTGCTACTGATACTATTGGAGATTACATTTACAAAGAATGGGAATCATTCCTTGAGAAGAAAGCTCAATCTTTAGATTTAGAAGTAGAAGTTGCAGAAGAGAAAATACCTCTTTTAATTAAGAGATTTGGATTTTATGACAATGGCTACTCAGTAGGTAACATGAAGAAAGATTTTAAAGAATCACCTAAATTCTTAAAGTGGGTTGTAGGATTTGCAAAGAAAGAATTTAAACAAGTCGGTAAAGACTATATTCAACCAATTGAAGAGTTATTCTTATCATTAGGAGTGGAAGTACTTAAAAACGCTACAGGTTATCTTGCAGCTAATCCAGATAAGGTAGTACAAGACATTAAGAAGCAATTAGAAGATTTACAGAAGCAGATTGAGAAGTCTGGTGATTTAACATTGATGCACAAGATGAAGTATCAATTAAGTAGACTTCAAGCAATTGGTGGTTTTGATGCAATTTTACCTACAGAAGGAATAGTATTTCAATATAATGGTAAGACATACAAGTTAACAGGTGCATTTGCAAGTGTTAATCAAATATTAGGTACGCTTAAGTACTCAATGCAAAAATAAGAATTAAAGATGGACAACATTAAAAGCTTCGAAGAATTTCATAAAGTAGAAGAGAATACTGTGAACGAAGGTATGGATTCTAGATATTTCAGTATAAAGATTAAAAATATCAAATCTGAATTAGATGCAATTCAACAATGGGTTGATGATGGAGATGCAGACAAAGCTGAAGAATATATCAATGACCAAATCAAAACTCTTAAGGATTTAAAGAAGAAATTATAAGATGAACTACAAATTACAGACATTTAACGAATATTTAACTGAAGCTGAAAAGGAACTTAATAAAATCCAATTCGTAAAGTTAATGGACACTGTGACTACTGTGACTAATACTAAGTTGATAGGATTAAATCAATATGCCTTATCAGAGTATTATATTCCTGTAATAAGGGAAATCTTAGGTTCTGAAAATTATGACAACTATAAACTTGATAAAACATCACCTGTATTGTATTATGCAAATATGAGTGAAGACGGTATGAAGATATTAAAGAACAAGCATAATAAGAGCATATCATATTCGAAGATTTATAATTCTCCAGATAAGAGAATGGAAGAAGTTTCTTCGAAGGTTAAATTCCATGAGATATTAGATGGCGTTGAATATGTACCTAAGACTGTATTTTCAATTGAAGATACAAAAGACATAGAATTTCCAGTTGTTGCAAAGCCTTCAGCTGGTCAAAGTGGTGTTGGAATAGAAGTATTTAAAACTATAGAAGATTTACAAAAGAGCAAAAATAAGTTTGATTTATTTAGTGAGTTTGTAGATTTTGATAGAGAGTTCAGAGGATTATTTTTAAAAGATAAACTTGTTACATTAAACGAGAGAATCCCTATTATTTCAGAGAACAAAACTATTTCAACAAAGGGTACAGATGAGAAGGTTAAGTTTACATACATCGAACAAGATGTAGATAAATCTAGCTATGCTAAAGAATTAATGAAGATGAGAGCAGACTTATTTACGAAAGTAAATCCTGATGCATTTGATTTTTATTCATTCGACTTCTTTTTAAAGAAAGATGGTAAGCTATCTCTAATTGAAATAAATACTGGAAGTGGCTTAGGAGCTAACAATTTAGTTAAAACATATGAAGCAATCTACGAAGATTTTTACGGTAAGAGCGTTTCAAAAGAAGTGAAAGCTAATATTGAACTAATAGCAAAAGAGTATTCTGATATTTTAAAGGAAGATTACCCAAAGGAATATAAACAATCATTAGCACCAAAATATTAAAAAACAATGGCTAACTTAGCAACATTTAAAGACATATATGCAGAAAAAGGAGCGTCTTTCATTGAAAAGCTTCTTAATCAATACGTAATAGTAACTGAGATGATTGATGGTAGTCGATTCAGAGTTCAACGAAAGGGAGATAATTTAATCTTCTTTAAGGGGAATGATAAGAATCCTATTAATTTGATTGACAGAACTATTATGGTTTACTATGAAAGACCAATTACATTCTTTGACTCAATGTCAGTAGATATTAAGAACATCATGCCCGAAGCTTGGGACTTTTGTTTTGAATATGTTGCAAACACAAAGCCAGTTACAGTAACTTATGATAGTGTTCCTCATAATAATTTAATCATCACAGACATTCTTATTAGAAATGAAGGTGGTAATGTAGTTAAAGTGATAAGTGATACAACAATCTTAGAAAAATGGGCTGAGACATTTGATGTTCAAGACCCTGCTGTTATATTTCAAGGAAAATTAAACTTACAACAGAAGCAAAAGATTAAAGATTATTTGAATACATCATATGCAGATTTAGAATCACTATTTAAGACTCAATCTTTTACCAGATATGTTGTAAGTATTCTCAATCCAAATCTGAAGAAGACTGCTCTAAATAATTCTCTAGACAATATGGTAGAGAGTATTGTGTTTAAGTTTATAAATGGTAAGAAAGTTTATAACGCACAAGTAATTGACCCACTTTTTCAAGAAATGCAAAAGACAAACTTAAAGAAAGAAGATAGAAAGTCGAACGACACATATCAAATAATCATGCTTGATATAATTGAGTTCTTATCTTCATTAGACATAAATGATGTTTCAGTTGAAGGTGAAACAGCTGACCAAAGATACATCAATTTAATATCAACAATATTTAATCAGTATGTAGCAACGAACGGTTATAAATATGCTGGCATGGACTTTCAGACTCCTGATTTTGCAAAGCAAGATGTATTCCAATTGAACCCAGAATTTATAGATAACGAAGTGACTAAGAAGATTCTTAAGAATCCTGCTATGCATGACCTTTTTAAAATTATGCTAAGTTCTTTTAAGAAAACTCGTAAACATGCAACTGATTTACTTTCAGATGAATCGATCAAAATTATCAATGATATTGTAGCTTCAATACAAAAGAAAACAAACGCAATGCCAATGGAAAACGAAGTATTAGATTTTGCGTCGTTCTTAAGAACAAGTAGAATCCAAGAAGAAGAGAATGATATTTTCGAGAGCCAAATATTTGAAGCACTTACATTAGACCATAAAGAACCTGGTAAAGAAAAGGTGAATATGTTTGTAGGTCGTTTCCAACCATTTACATTAGGTCATGTTAAAGTACTTGAAACTATTCACAAGAAGAACGGTTTACCTGTAGTTGTAATGATTGTAAGAGGTGGAAAGCCAGACCCAGAAAGAAGACCTTTCGATGATAAGATGCAATTAAAGATGTTTAAAGGAATGCAAAAAGAATATAAATTCTTAAAGGATGCTTTTATTACACCTAACGCAGCACCTGATACATTATTCAATTTAATGCGTCCAAAGTACGAACCAGTTTTATGGGGAGCAGGTACTGACAGATATGCTCAATATCAGAAGATGATTGATAAGTACAGAACAGAATTAAACGCAGGTGATGACTTCAATGCATTTGAAATCAAACGAAGTGGAGAAAACATATCAGCCACTAAAGTAAGAGAAGCTATTAAAGACGATAACGATAAAGATTTTAAGAAATGGACACCTAAAGGGGTATGGCCATTATATAAAGATATGCAAAAAATATTACAAAAAGTGGGAGAATCAAATTCATTCCAAGTGAAATCATTCAATGATTTTATAAACGAATCCAAAGACGATGAGATAATAAATGAATCATTAAACTCTCAAACAAGAAACACATTTATTAAACAGTTCATTGCAAGCTATTCAAGTAAGTATAGTTCAGCAAGTGCTAAAGATAGAGTGAATAATATAACAAAGGTTAGTGTAGAAGAATTTACAGAAGATATAAATACATTCATTGAAAGCCATTCTGAATATACATTAACTGGCCCAGTTACAACTATTGAACCAGGTGAAAAACCAAACATCGCAGGTTTACCTTCAAGTGTAACAAAGAGAGGAGCTTACTCAGGTAAGTTTACTACAATTGAATTTGAAGTAAATGATGACGAGATTTATATGATTCTAGCAGGTGGTTCACAAGACTCAGCAAAGACATCTACTGACTTTAAAGAGAGTTTCGTAAACTATTACTTTAAGAACAAAGGTTATGGCAGAATTGATAAAGAAAATTACATTGAAAAGATAGCTGAGATACTTAAAAATCTTAAATCAAATGGAATTGAAGGTACATCAAAGAAAGTATTAGATGACAACATTAAAACATTAGCTTCTTCAGAAGAAACATTCTCACCAGGAATTGTAAAGTCATTGAACAATGCAATGTCAATTGGTGAATATTTAGCTAACAGTAAATATAGCAAATGGAATATTGAAAGAGATAAGATATTTGACAAAGTAAAAAGTGCTGGTGCAAAAGTATCAGGTTTATATTCTGACAAATGGAACTCATCTGACATATTCTTAGTTAAGCCAGGAACAGAAAGTTCAATCAACACTGAAACTGCAAAAGCTTTAGCTGAACCAAATGAAGAACTTGCATTAGGTTACATCAATGGTATTTTTGTTAATACATGGGGAGATACTTCAAACCAGATATTAGGAATATCACTTAAAGAACAAAATGCTCAAGCAGGTAAAGCCAAATCATTCTTGAAGTCAATGAAAAGAAGAGAAGGTACTGAACTTGATTCATATAACCTAACAAAGAAAGAAGATAGTCTTAAGATTGCACAGTACTATAAAGAGATTGGTAATTTTAGAAATAAAATTGCATCTCAAGTTAAGAAGCACTCTGACTACTTTACATATACAGTTGATAAGGATGCATTCCAGAAGAATAACAAAGCTAAAGTATATGATTATACAAGAGCGAAGTACGCTGCCTTAAAAATGATGTATTATCTTCTAGAGAACACTACTGCTGAAAAGAATATCTTTATTTCAATAGCTTCTTTCGGTTTAAGTTTAGGTAAGAACCCTACGTTCTTCAAACTTATTGGTGCCAGTAAAGGTGCTATTCATGAACCTGAAGCATTCCCAGCTCAGAGTGGTGTAGAAATCATAGATGATAACAAACTTATAAATATAATTGATAAGAATACTGCAAAGGGACTTAACATTGATTATAAAGTTAAGTTCAAAGATGAAGTTTACCAAGTAGTATTAATGATTAGAACTAACATATCAGGAATATCTACCGTAACTTTGGAGATAAATAAATTTAAGAAAGCATAAAATAAACTCAATAATATGAAACAACACGTAATGTTATTCGAAGACTTTAAAGAGTCTTTAAATGAAGCTAAAGATTATAATTTTTTAAGATGGCGAATGGTGGTTACTACTGATTGGAAATACGCTGGTAAAGTAGATTTTGTAAAAGGTGACAAATTAGCAATTGAGCTTAATTCTGAAGGAGATTCAGTAAAATATAAAGCTAAAGATGTTTATGTTATAGATATGGATGAAGAGGACATTATTGATATCATGATTGACCATAGGCCACCTGGCGAAGAAGTTATAGATGGCGATGATACAATGCCAGAACCAATGCCAAAGGAAAACAAAGCTTTCTTTTCAAAATACTTTAAAGGACATTTAGTAAATGCATTGACTATCAAAGAAGCTGATTTAGGTTCTTTTGAATATTTAGAAGAATGTATTAATGAAGGCACAACTCCTCAGTTCAAAAAGCTTATGAAGCGTGCAAAATCTTTAGGTATTGAAACAGACGATGAATTACGTGATTTAATAGCTGATGAATTTGATGACGAAGAAGCCATAATAACTGGTGCAGATTATGAAATTGCAAGAAAGAAACTTAAATTAGAATCTCTAGCTAACAGTAGTGTAGAAGATTTGAACGAAGCTAAGAAGGTACAATACAAGAGGCAGTATACTGAGAATCACCCTTCAAAATCAGCAGGTCTTCATGGTAGAGTAAGAGATAAGATTCTAGAAGTTATGGCTGATAAGAAAATGAGTCAAGTAGAATTTGATAAAATCGTAGCAGAATTTAATCTTTCAAAAAGATGGGTTAGAAATAATTCAAGCTTATTCAAAGTTAAAGGTGGTATGGTAGCACTTTCAGAAACTGGTAGTAGAATATGGAAAGCTAGAAGTAGAAAAGTTAATGAAGCGAAAGAATACGAAATGTCAGAAGATGATATCCGTCAAGCAATGGCTGAGTCTGGTAAAATGAAAGCTAGCGATTTAATGAAGTATATGAAAAGTAGACATGCTGGTAAATATGACCCAAAAGTAGCTAAAGAAAATGCTAAGGAATTAGCAGATGAAATGAAAGGCTTATAGTATGAAAGACACTAAACCAACCTTTAAGTTATTCACATTTGAAGAATTTGCAAATGAAGATGTTGTAGGTGGTGCAAGTCTTAATCCTGGTATGACAGTACCTGGCATGGGTAAAGTTTCATTGCCTGGTGCTCCAGATGGTCCACTTTCATTACAGAAACCTGGTTCAGGTGACAGCCCAATGTATATTCCTCCTGAAGAGGAACCTGTCAAGAAGAAAAAGAAGAAGAAAAAGAAAAAGAAAAGCGAACTGTAGTTCGCTTTTTTAATCTCTAATTTCTTTGAAACTATGGCCGCCATACTAATATAACTTCTAAACAATTAAATTTATAAATATGAGATTAAGCTTAACAAGAGATGTTAAAGTTCCAGTAAGGGCACATCCTAATGACGCAGGAATGGACTTCTATGTCCCTGCATTTGACGAACAGTTCTTAGCAGATTTAAGAAAGAAGAACGAGCAAGAGATATTAGCTAATAATATCGAAGTTACGTCTGATTCTATAGTATTAAAACCACAGGGACGAATACTTGTACCAGCTGGCGTACATGTAGATTTAGATTCATTAGCAAATTTAGTTGCTGATAATCAAGGCGCAGAGCCTGATGAACTTCGTGCAGGTGTTGCATTGTTAGTTCATAACAAATCTGGAGTAGGTAGTAAGAAAGGTCTTGATAGACTTGCTGAAGTAATTGACCAACCTTATCAAGGTGAAGTTCATTTGAACCTTGTTAATACAGGAACAGTAGACCAGACAATCGTAGCAGGTGACAAATTAGTACAGATGCTTTTAATACCTGTATTTTACTCACAACCTAAGGTAGTTCCTTTCACTGAACTATATGCTTCTGAATCTGATAGAGGTACAACAGGTTTCGGTGATTCAGATAAGAAATAAGAATTTTATAAATACATAACTATATGCTACTTGATATTGAACAGGAAGATAAATCGCTAATTATATCATATTTCAACAAAAAAGGTGTTGTTGATTACAAAACTTACAAATTTGATGAGTTTCGTAATTGGTACATTACAAATGAGAATGATAAATGGAAAGCAAAGAATAAGCGTAATTGGGATGGAAGACCTGTTAAATTAGGAAAAGCACGTTCACTGAATAAGTATTCTGTGTATAATTTCTTAGACCAATTAAAGCCAGAAGATGCTGAATTGATATTCGGTTATAATTTCCCAAAGGCATATTTCGTAGATATAGAAGTAGAAGTATTAGATGGTTTTCCGCATGCAGACCGTGCGGAAAGCCGTATTCTTACTTTATCAATTATCACCCCAGATAATAAAGTAATCGTTCTCGGACTTAAAGACTTAAGTAACGATGAGAAAGTTAAAATCGAGGAAAACACAAATGAATATTTTGCAGACTTAAACGAAGAATTTGGCATTAAGAAATGGGAGTTCAAGTACTTTAAGTTTGATTCTGAGTATGATATGATTTACACATTCTTAAGTAAATTCGTTAGAAAATTTCCAATCATGTCAGGCTGGAATTTTATAGGGTTTGACTGGAAATATATTGTAAATCGTTCAAAGAGACTTCAGATTGATGCATCTATAGCTTCACCTTCAGGTAAATTGAATGGTAAGGATATGCTCCCACTTCATGTTGGAATCGTAGATTATATGGATTTATATGCGAACTGGGACAGGACTGTTAAGATTAAAGAAAATAATAAATTAGAAACTGCAGCAAATGCAGTACTGAAGAAAAGTAAGATTAAATATAACGGTGGCTTACAAGAGTTATATGATGATGACTTTCAGAAGTACGTTTATTATAATGGTGTTGATAGTGTTTTAGTATATTTTATTGACAAGCGATTAAAGACGTTACAAGTTGCTCTTACACTTGCTAACATTTGTAAAATCAGTATGTATAAAGCATCATCACCAGTATCTATTACTGAATCCTATCTATCAAGATATTTCCTAACAATGGATAAAGTCCTTGGTAAGGAAAGTGGTAATGGTGACTTCGGTAGTAAAAAAGATGGTAAGTTCCAAGGAGCTTTTGTAAAGGAACCTATTCGAGGTTTATACAGAGCGGTAGCATGTTTTGATTATGCTTCACTATATCCATCTCTAATGAGAATGTGTAACATCTCACCAGACGTACTTCTTGAAAAAATACCAGCTTCTCAAGTGGAAGCAGAAAGAAAAAAGGGTGATAAAGATAAGATTATCACTGTAAACGGATGTGTATACAGCACAGAAAAATCCATTCTTAAAGAAGTACTAACTAATCTATATGCTCAAAGAAAAGAGTATAAGAAAGAAATGTTTCAGCATAAAATGAGAGTAGCTGAGATAAAAGAAATGATAAAAAATAAGTAAAAATTAATGGAATCGTATAACAGAGAAGAAGTATTTACATCGTCTTTAGCATATTTTAGAGGTGATGAATTAGCAGCCAATGTTTGGATTAACAAATATGCTCTAAAGGATAGCGACGGGAACATTTATGAATTAAACCCCGACCATATGCATCGAAGAATTGCAAACGAACTTGCAAGAGTTGATGCTAAGTACGCGAATCCAATGGGTGTTGAAGAGATATACGACCTTATTAAAGACTTTGAATACATTATACCACAAGGCGGCCCAATGTCAGGCATAGGTAATACCATGCAGACAGTGTCACTTTCTAATTGTTTCGTTGTAGGTAATGAAGCAGATAGTTATGGGGGTATTACCCAAACAGACCAAGAACAAATACAGTTGATGAAACGTAGAGGTGGAGTTGGTCATGATTTAAGTCACATAAGGCCGAAAGGTTCACCAGTAAAAAATTCAGCATTAACATCAACAGGTGTCGTTCCATTTATGGAAAGATATTCAAATTCAACAAGAGAAGTAGCACAGGACGGTAGAAGAGGTGCACTAATGTTGAGTTTATCTATGAAGCATCCAGATGCAATAGATTTTATAGATGCAAAAACAGAACAAGGTAAAATTACAGGAGCAAATGTTTCTATTAAAATTGATGATGATTTTATGCAAGCAGTTAAAGCAGGCACGGAATATCTACAACAATTTCCAGTAAACGCAGAAGTTCCTAAATTAACTAAACATATAGATGCAACTGAAGTATTCAATAAAATTGTTTACAATGCATGGAAATCAGCTGAACCAGGAATCTTATTCTGGGACACAATTATAAAAGAATCAGTACCTGATTGCTATGCAGATATAGGTTACAAAACTGTAAGTACAAATCCTTGCGGTGAGATACCTTTATGTCCATATGACAGTTGTAGACTTCTTGCAATTAACTTATACAGTTATGTAAGAAATCCATTCACAGACAAAGCAGAATTTGATTATGTTCTATTTGAAGAACATGCGAGACATGCTCAAAGATTTATGGATAACATCATTGACTTAGAGATTGAGAAAATTGATTCAATCATCTCGAAAATTAAAACTGACCCAGAAGAAGAAGTATTTAAAAGAACAGAGATTGAATTATGGCAAAAGATAAAGAAAAAGACTGAAGATGGTCGTAGAACAGGTATTGGAGTAACTGCAGAAGGTGATATGCTTGCTGGACTTGGTTTAACTTATGGTACTCCTGAAGCTACAAAGTTCTCAGAAAACATTCATAAGGAATTAGCTATTGGAGTTTATAAAGCTTCATGTTATTTAGCTAAAGAAAGAGGAGCATTTAATGTATATGATTACGAAAGAGAAGTTAACAATCCTTTCATACAAAGATTGATTGCAGCTTGTCCAGAAATTGATGATTTACTTAAAGAATATGGTAGAAGAAATATAGCACTTCTTACAATTGCACCAACAGGAACTACAAGTTTAATGACCCAGACAACATCTGGAATTGAGCCAGTATTTAAACCTGTCTACATGCGGAGAAGAAAAATTAATCCTAATGACAAAGATACGAACGGTGTTTTCATCGATGATGTTGGAGACCACTGGGAAGAATATCCTGTATTCCATGCTAAGTTTTTAAAATGGGCTAAAGTAAAAGGTTACAACTTAGATAAAATCAAAATAATGTCATCTGCTGAATTAAATGAGGTAGTAAAAGAATCTCCTTATGATAAAGCAAGCAGTGATGATGTTGATTGGGTTGAGAAAGTAAAGATGCAAGGTGCTATCCAGAAATGGGTTGACCATTCTATTAGCGTTACTGTTAACTTACCTAATGATGTTAAAGAAGAAATAGTAGGTAAAGTTTATATGACTGCATGGGAATCTGGTTGTAAAGGAGTTACTGTATATCGTGATGGTTCACGTTCAGGAGTTCTTGTATCTAAAGAAGATAAGAAAGAGCAAAAACTTACAGAAAGAATGCGAGAAAGAGTTGCACCAAAAAGAACTAAATTTTTGGAAGCTGACATCATTCGATTTAATAACCAGAAAGAAAAATGGATTGGTTTCATAGGTATCAATGAAGGTAGACCATATGAATTATTCACTGGTAAGTTAGATGCATTCCCAATTCCATCTTGGGTAGAAGAAGGTAAGATTAAAAAGGTTAAAGATAATGGTAATGGTTCACGATATGATTTTATCTATGTAGATAAAGATGGCTATGAACAAGAAGTAAGAGGCTTAGATAGAATCTTTAATAAAGAATATTGGAACATAGCTAAAACATTCTCAGGTCTATTAAGGCATGGTATGCCAATAGTAAATGTATACGAGCTTCTTTGCACTCTTAAATTCGATGGCGATGGCTTTGCATCATGGCATGCAGGTTTAAAAAGAATGATAAAGAAATACATCGATGATGGTACAGAAGCTAAAGGTGAAAAGTGCCCAGAATGTAAGTCTACTGAAATGCATTACACTGATGGTTGCTTAAGTTGTAAAGCTTGCGGCTGGTCAAAATGCTCATAAGATAATAGTAAGAGAACGGGCTTTGTCCCGTTTTTTTAGGGTTTAATTGGGTTATTTCTGAGGAATACTTTGGGTTCTGAGGTTTTATTGATACTTTAGTATAGAACATTAATCATTTAAAAACTTACATCATGACAGATTTACATACAGAAACATTCACAACTCTTAACCAAGTACTTCAAGCATTAGCAGCGGAAGGTATTAAAGTTGACTGTTACACTGGTTCTTTGGATTATGCAATTCTTTGGACTCCTGAAGAAGAAATTATTGGCCATTTCTGTAGCACAAAAGGTTATAAACATGATGGACTTTGGTCACAAGATGTATAAAAATAAAATAAAAATATGGTAGAAAATCAAACAATTGATAAGAGTACTAAGGATTTTGAAATCTTTAATGAGATATTTGGTACACCCCAATTAAAAAGTGCCTGTTGTCACGGTATCGAACAACATTATATTAAGACTTCATCTCTAAGATATTGGGACACCCAAGAAGGTTTTCAATTCCAATGTAACTTAACAGAGAAAGTTAATAAGTTCAATCAAGCATCAGAAACATATACAGCTATCATTAGCAGTTATACTGATTGGGAGATGGAAGCAGACCATGACAGAACCTGGCCTGCATCTTATGACATTCGTTTCGAGAAAAAATAAGTTCTCAGATTTAACTGATTAGCCCTAGGATTGCGATATATTCCTAGGGCATATTAGGGTCTGCGTTTTTTCCAGAAAAGTGCTGTGATTACTGAGTTTTCGCGGATATATAATAAGAACTGCATAACGCAGTTAAATAACAAAAAACAATTTAATTATGGAATCAAATTTATTTGAACAATTGAAAGCTGTTGTAGAAGCAACTGAAAAAGATGCAGAAAAATTTTACGCAAAAGGTAATAAAGCAGCAGGTACTAGATTAAGAAAATCTATGCAAGACATTAAAGGTATTGCACAGAACGTTCGTAAAGATGTACAGGACACAAAGAATGCTGCAAAAGCATAATCCAGCACACAACTAAAAATAAGGAAGCTTCTCATCGAGAAGCTTTTTTAGGGTCTGAAACATATTCAGTTTAACGCTTATAATACTTAGTAAATAAAAAATATAGATATGGACAAAAAGACGATAGTCATTGATAAGTTAAATTCAGGCCCTTTTACTGCATTCATTAAGAAGCTCATCTCAATTGATAAGTTTATCTACTTAAAACTTGAAGACAGTAACATTATTTCGAATGTTTATTTCCCTGAACATGACGCAATCAAGCAACAAATCATACCTACTTCAACATTATTTGAAATGGATGATACACAAATTGCAGAAGATATTTACAAAATTTCTTTCTACAATGGAAACAGAGTAATTGATGCACTTAAGACGTTTGGTTTAGAAACTATTAAAGCAGAAGTTACATTCTCAGCAACAGATGCTGGTTGGATTGCAACTCAATTTATAATTTCTAACGCAGCAGAAACTGATAAAATCAAATTACCTTGTGCCGACCCTGCAATTAATTTTATGGACTTAACAGTAGACCAAATTGAAGCAATTTTCGATGATGGTGACAAACTGTTTAAATTTACATTTGACGAAGATGTAATCTCTAAACTTGAAAGTAGATTAAATATTGAGAAAGATGTAGATACTTTCCTTATTGAACTAAAGGACAACCAAGTCTGGTTTAAAAGTCCTAACGATACATTTAATACATTAATCGCGACACCATCATCAGCTGATAGTAAAGGTGACACAGTACAGATTTATAAGAGATACTTGAATTTAATTGACAGTGAAACTTATGATTGTTCAGTATGTCATAATAAATTGATTCTTAAATCTAATGACAGTGAAACTCTATTATCAATAGCAACTTGTCAAACAGATTAATAAGAACGGTCTATGAGTGAAGATTTAAGTAAATTAAACAAAGAGGAATTAGAAAAGCTTTTAGTAGTTGAACAGGAATTAGTTGACAGATATTACAATTTAGAACAATCTGTAAAACGTATCTTGAACTCTATCTATGGCGCATTTGGAAACGAGTGGTTCTATTTCTTTAATATTGACATAGCAGAGTCAATCACATTACAGGGCCAGGATTGTATCTTATACGCAGAACGTATGCTTAATAAATATGCCCATGAATTTTGGCATAAAGATATAGCACTTCACAAGAAATTAGGTATTGAAATTACAGGACAAGTTTACGCTCCAATTGTAACTTATATTGATACTGATTCTTGTTATGTTACGTTCCAAGAGTTTATTGATAAATCAAACTGGAAAGGTGATGAGAAAGATTTTGTTCTACAACTCTACGAGCACAGATTAAAGGGATATCTTGCAAAGGTGCACCAGATGTATGCAGATAATATTAATGGTGAAAACTTCCTTTCATTTGAAATGGAGTCAATTGCAAAAAAATGTATTCACTTAGCAAAAAAGAAATACATTCAAGATATTGTTTGGGAAGACCCTAATGTACACCATAAGAGTCTTTCAAAGATAAAAGTAAAAGGATGGAATACGATTCAATCATCTACTCCACCATTTGCAAGAAAACATCTAACTAAAATTTTAGAAATATTCTTTAAGCAAGATAAACCTGAACTAAAGGAAGTTGTTCAATACTTAAAGACAATTAAGAAAGAATTTTTAGTTGCAGATGTTGAAGACATATCATTCTCACTTAAGTGTAATGGTTATGCAAAGTATATAATTGATGACCAGAAGGTGCTAGAATATGGTTCAGGCTGTCAATACCACGTAAGAGGTGTTGGATATCATAATCTACTTTTACATAAGTCACAACATAAGAATAAATACGAGAGAATTGGAGATTCAGTTAAAGTAAAAGTATATCATACAACTGATGTAGTTAACGACAGCTTCTCTTATGCTCAGGGTAGTTTTCCTTATGAGTTTGCACCGAAGATAGATTATGAAATGCAATTTGAAAAATGCATGTTGGACCCATTAAACAAAGTAATAAAGGTAATGGGATTAAAACAATTAGATAGAAATTTATTGTACACAAGTGCATTATTTTAGAATTAAAAATAAAAATTAATTATGGCGAAGAAAAACGACAAAGACAAAGCAAAAGCAACAGATGGCATGCCTAAAGTGAAGAAAGTTAAAGTAACTAAATCAAAGAAGGTGATACCTGAATTTACTTTTGATGACATGAATAAAGACCTCGACAAGATAAGTCTTTATGGTAGTAAAATGTCTGAGAATACTTTCAGTGAAGTTGACCATTATATTTCGTTCGGTAGTCACATTATAAACGCTGCATGTACTGGCTCTATATACGGTGGTATACCAAACAACAGATGTGTTGCACTTGCAGGACCATCAGGTACAGGAAAAACATATTTACTATTGAACGCAGTTAAGAATGCAATTGCAATGGGATATTATGTTGTATTTTACGACTCAGAAAATGCTATTGATAAGAAATTAATGGAAACTTTTGGAATTGATACAACAAAGGTGAGATATGAACCAATGGCAACATTACAAGAGTTTAGACATCATATTACTTCATTAATCGACCAGCTTGTACAAAAGAAAAGAGAAGGTATTAAAATTCCTAAATTATTCTTTGCACTTGATTCAGCTGGTAACTTACCATCGAAGAAAGAAGTAGACGATGCAATCTCTGGTAGTGAAAAAGCAGATATGACAAGAGCGAAACTTACGAAATCTCTATTTAGAATTATAACAGTTCCTTTAGCAGAAATTAAAGCTCCATTTGTATTTACTAATCATACATATCAAACACAGAGTTTTATATCACTTACAAAAGCAGGTGGTGGAACTGGCCCAGAATATGCAGCTAGTATTATCTTATTCTTAGGTAAAGCTCAATTAACTGAAGGTTCTGGTAAGAATAAAATCAAATCAGGTATTATAGTTAGAGTAGCCCCAAATAAGAATAGATTTGCAAAACCTAATGTTGTGAAAGCATTCATTAGATATGATTCTGGTATGAATCCTTATGTTGGACTTGAAGAATATTTCGATTGGGACACAGTAGGTGTTTCTAAAGGTGAAATGGATGCGAACGGTGATATCAATATCAAGCAGAACTGTAAGAGTTGGGTATGTAAACATTTAGATGAGCCAATTAAAAAAGCAAACGAACTTTATTCTGATAAAGTATTCACAAAGGATGTTTTAGATGCAATTAACGAGCGTATTCAACCAATGTTTAATTACGGAATCAATGATACAATTCCAGATGATATGTTAGGTGAAGAAGATGAGATAATCGACTTACTTGATGATGTAGAAACAGAAGGCGAAGATGCAATGGATTCTATTCAAGAAGAATTAAAGAAATAAACTAAGGGGCTTCGGCCCCTTTAATTCAATCATATGAGTAATTTCAACAAAGATAAAATACAAATCAAACATGTTTTAGAAATGGATAAAGATATGGACGGATGGCCAAAACCTGATGACTTACTTTACTTCGTTTGTAAACGAGCTGATGATAAAGGTAAATCAGGTGACATCACATTTTCGGATTATATTATTAAGAAAAAGATGCCTACTGCCTCAGCTGAAATCATACAGTCTAGTCTATTAGAATTAATTGATAAAGGTTCTATTGAAATAACAAGAACATCTGATTCTAAGACTTCTTATAAGGTCCTAGTTAACCCCTACGAAAAAACCAAATAACAATGGCACAAGATAAACTATTTATAAAAACATTTGGTCAATTTATTAAAGAAGGTCAAGAGGAAAAACCTGCTGGCCTTTTTTTAGATTTAGACCATACCGTCATCAAACCTAAGACTAAGGGTACATTTCCGCAAGACAAAGATGACTGGGCTTTTATTCCAGGTGTTTTGAATAAAATTAAACTTTTTCAAGAAGCTGGATATAAAATCATAGGTGCAAGCAACCAAGGTAGCATTGCAGCAGGCTACATAAGCTTAAAGGATATAATTGAAAAATTTGCAAACATTACGAAAGCTGCAAAGAAAGAAGGTGTTAACTTCGAGAAAATATATTTTAGCAAGACAAATGCAGCTGGAGACCAGATGAGAAAACCAAATCCAGGTATGGCTTTAAAAGCAGCATCTGAATTAGGTATCAATATTAAAGACTCGATAATGGTTGGAGATAGAGAGACTGATAAAGGATTTGCAGATAATTCTGGTATGAAACAATTTTATTGGATAAAGGATTTTAAAAAGATAACTAAAGATGAACTTTAACGCAGACTACGAAAAGACCTTTTTCAATCTCTGTTTAAGTAAACCAAAATACTTAAGCAAGATTGGTAAAGATTATTATACCAGTAAAGAGATTGATGTTCTTTCAACGTTGGCAAATAAGTTTTACGTAAAATTTAAAGAAACACCATCAGCTGAACAAATGAAACTTTTGATAGACCATTCAAAGGCTGCAAAGCAAACTGGTATTTCAAAGGATTTAGTAACAGCTATTTACGATGTAAATTTAAAAGAATACGATGCAGAATGGTTAGAAACTACTGCAGAAGCTTGGATTAAGTGGAGGACATTTGATACAACACTCTTAGATACAATGGAGTATGTTCAAACGAACAAAGTTACTCCAGACAACGTTGATACTATTATCAACAAGGTTAAGACATTAATAAATGAGAGAAATAATTTAAACTTTAATACAGATTTAGGTTTAGACTTTTTTGACCCAGCTTGTCACGACCAGAAACAAGAACAAAAGATTACGACAGGTTACAATGCCGTTGATGCAGTAACACATGGTGGATATGATAAACAATCATTAGTTGTATATGCTGGTGAACAAAACATTGGTAAATCTATCTTCCTAGCAAATGATGCCGTGAACTTCGTAAAAAGAGGTCACAACACTGCAGTAATTTCTGCAGAAATGGGTGCACATAAATTTGTGAAACGTATTGGTTCTAATGCTCTTAATATTGGAATGTCTGAGTATGCAAAGAAAGCAAGAGACAAGAATCTCATTAAGAGAAAATTAGATAGAATGTCAGAAGGTTTATTACCTCCTGGACAATTATTTATTAAACATGTACCAACATCACAATTTTCAGTTTTAGATATCGAAGCATATTTAAAAGAACTTGAAGAAGTTAAGGGTATTAAGATGCAAGTAGTAGTAATTGACTACATTAACATCTTAGCTAATTATAGAAACCCTAATAGTGATAATACTTACATGAAGGTGAAGCAAATAGCTGAAGACCTTAGAGCGATGGCAATTAGAAATGATTGGCTTATCATTACTGCAACTCAGATTAATAGAGATGGTTATGATTCAACTGAAATAACAATGAACAATATTGCTGAATCAGCTGGTCTATCACATACTGCAGATATGATGTATGCAATTATTCAAGATAAGATAATGTATGAATCTGACCCACCTGAGTATTGGCTTAAAATCCTAAAGATTAGAGATGGCGAAGGTAAAAATATGAGATTTAAGTTAACAATTAACTACGAATTTATGAGACTCACTGAATCAACTGAAGAATGGAGTGGAGCTGCAGGTAGCGGCGAGAGTGATGAATATGATGGTAGCAATCAAAATTAAAAAAAATGGGAAGAACTAAACAAGACAAAATATTTGACAACAAATTCAATGAATCAGCTCCTGAGTATGATTCAACAATGAGTTTTAAACCTTCAGACAGAAGTGATATTGATTTAGAAGACCAGGTACATTATGACATGTTATTCAACGATGTCGACACAATAATAAGAACTTCAAGAAAGTTTAAACACTTAGTTGTTTTAGATTCGGATGGTAAAGTGAAGAAACTCACGAAGATTCAAATGAATGAAATCTATATTACGGTGATAAATAACCTTAAGATGCAGTACAGGAAAATGGAAGTATTTGATGTATTAACTGACTACTTTGATGTATTTCCTGCTAAGTTTTACAATGCTCTTAGTAATACGTTTAAAGACGAATTGTTAGATGAACTTAACGATGCGAAAGATGTATACAAAAAGAAAAAGATAAACAGACTGTTTTAAAATAAAAGACCGAGTATGAAAGATGTAAAACGAATCTTTATGGTTACAGACACTCACTGGGGAGCAAGAGCTAACTCAATGGAATGGTTTGAAATCATGAAAGAATTTCATGAGAAAGTTTTAATCCCAACCATAAAGAAGAATTACAGAGAGGGTGATATTTTGTTACACCTAGGTGACATGTATGATAATCGTCAAAGCATAAACCTACTTATCAACAGTTACGTTATTGACTTATATACAGAGATTGGTAAAATCTTACCAGTTCATATTATTGTAGGTAATCATGATTTGTATAGAAAGAAATCAAATGAGATTACATCATTAGATGGTTTAAAGAATATCCCAAACGTTAATATACATAAGAATCCTATTCAATATGATTGGGCTGGAGAAAAATGTTTATTAATGCCCTGGAGAAGAAATCAGGAAGAAGAAATTGATACTTTAGTTGAATATGCTGATAGCGATTATGTATTTTGTCACTCTGAAGTTAGAGGATTAAAATTGAATGCTAAAGTTACAAACAGAGAAGGAATCACAACAACTGAATACAGAGGATTTAAAAGAGTTTATTCTGGTCACATTCACTATTCACAAGAAAAAGGAAATGTAAAGATGATTGGTAATCCATATCAAATGACACGTTCAGATATGGATAACATAAAAGGCATGTATATACTTGATATTGAAACAGGTAAGGAAGCTTTTATTGAGAATAAAGTAAGTCCGAAATTTATTAAAGTTCATTTATTGAATTATTTAGATAAAACTTTAGAAGAACTTAAGGCAGATATAACTAATAATTTTGTTGATTTATACATACCAGCAAAGATATCAACCAGTTATAATCTTGGTGCATTAATGAGAGAGATAGATGGTTTAGCTAGATTTGTAGAACCTAACATCTATGATGAATCTTGTTATATAGATACAGATTTAATGGAGCTAGATGCTGAAGAAATCGAAAGAATATACAAACAATTTGATATAATGAACCTCTGCTCTAAGTATATTAAGAGTACAGGATTTGAAGAAGAACTTAAATCTAAGTTACTTAATGAAGTAAAGAAACTACACGATACATGTGCGTATCAATATAACATGGAAATTTAAGAGTATGAGAATTAATTCAATTGAGTTTAAGAATATAGCAAGTTACGGTAATGAAGCACAGAAGATAATTTTCGAAGAAGAAAATAGCTCATTCTATTTAGTAACAGGAGGCAATGGTTTTGGTAAAACAACAATTGCAAATGCAATCGTATTTGGCTTATATGGTAAAATTGAAGGCAAGAATCTTGCAGATTTACCTAACAGGATAAATGGTGGCATGACTATTAAAGTAGATGTTACATGTGGTAGCAATAATGTTGTAATTGAAAGAGGTTTAAAGCCTAAGAAGTTCAGTGTTAAGATTAATAATGTAGATTATGACCAAGCTGGTAAATCAAACGTACAAGAATATTTAGAGAAAGAAGTTTTTAAAATTCCATTTCACGTATTCAAGAATATTATTATCTTATCAATTACTGAGTTCAAGTCATTCATAAACATGAGCAATAAAGATAAGAGAAATATCATTGATAGATTATTCGGTTTCTCTATTCTCAATGACATGCTTAAAGTAATTAAAGACAATCGTAAAGATTTAAAGGATGAAATTAAAACTGTGGATGATGAATTAAATCAACTTGCAGATAATATCGTTTCAATTAATGAGAAAATTGAATCTCTTGAAGAGATTACTGAGAACAAAAAGAACAGCAAGATAACTGACCTTAAAGATAAGCTTAAGGATTTAGTTGCAAGTAAGAATAGACTATCCGAGGTACGTACTAAGCTGCTTGAGCGATATGATATTATTGAAGAAGAAATTGATAAACACAGAACTCTTTATAATGGTAAGAAAGATGAGCTTACTGAAGCACAGAAACAAATCAATTTAAGAAAGCAAAAGAAGTGCCCGACATGTGAATCTCCACTTAACACAGACTTCCATAAAGAAATTAAAGAAGCTGCAGAAGTTAAAGTTGCAAAATTACCTATCGAGATGGATGGTGTTAAATTAAAGATTGACAAGCTTAAAGAAACTGCGTATGATAATAGGAATAAGCAAGATGCAGTACTGCAAAAGGCCTCAGCTTTATCTACACAGATTCAAACATATAAGAATGAGTTAGTTGAAATAGCTAAAAGTCTTAAGACAAATGATGATGAACAATTCGACCATCTTAAAGGTTTAATAGATGAGTTCAAAGTTAAAGAGAAAACAAAATCTAAAACAAAAGTAAGAAAATCGGAAGACGATTATTTCTTGAACATGATGGAAAATTTATTAGGTGATGAGGGCGTTAAGAACCTTGCACTGAAGACTATTCTACCTGCTCTAAATACATCAATAGCCCAGATGGCAAATGAAATGCACTTACATTTTCAAATTAGATTTGATGAACATTTTGATTGTCAGATTAATCATTTAGGTGAAGTAATTAATCCTAGTACATTAAGTACAGGTGAGAAAAAGAAAGCTGATTTTGTTATTATCATCTCTATTATAAAGATGCTGAAACTTCGTTTCCCACAATTAAACTTACTTTTCTTAGATGAAATATTCAGTTCAATTGATGCAGATGGTGTACATTCTATTCTAAAGATTCTTAATAAAGTTATCAAGGAAAATAACATTAATGCATTCGTAATCAACCATACTGTATTACCTCATGAATTGTTTGATAAGAAGATTGAAATCTATAGAGAGAACGGTTTTAGTAAATTTAATGTAGAAACAATCCAATAAGCAATATATACTTAAAATAATCATTAATGAATGCCTGCATACAATTTAGTTTATAATAAGGACGATTCTGTCATACGACAGATATTCGTAGGCCTTTTAGCTGACTTAAATGAGAAGATTTATTACTACCAACAAACTGACGAAGACACGAGAGATAAGGTAAAAGTACCTTTCATGTATGCAATTGCTGGAGATGAAGCTTTCTTAGAACAACATTTTTTAAATGACGGTGTAAGAGACCCAGAAGGTGAACATGCTAAGACGAATTATGAGAAACTTCCAAGAGGTATTCTTAATATGACTTCTATGAATATTGACTCAGGTTCATTACTTAACAAATACGTTTATGGTACCTATAATAGATTAGTAGGACAAGAGATGAAATCATTTCATTCTCAATTCCAGATGATACCAATTACTTTCGGCTTTGATGTTGAAGTTTTAGTTGATAGTCAATTAGATACATTCAAAATTGCCGAAGCTTTAATCAAGAGGCTATATAAGAACAATGCTTTTAATATTGAAGCAGGCCACCCAAATGAAGCAACATTCAGAGTAGCATGTTATTATAAGATGCCAGAAGATTATACACAAGAAAGACCAATTGAATTTGCGTTTGATGATGATAAGAAATATAAAGTAACATTTAATCTTGAGGCATTAGCATTTATTCCTTCAATTGATTTTAAACACGAACAGTTTGCTGGTAATAGAATGTTTGAGATAGAACATAATACATTTACCGCACCTCCTCGTATGGGTTTAACTGGTTTTGGTGAAAAATCTAGTGATGCAATTGCTAAAGTTGAGAAAAATGTATTAAAAAGTAGACAAGACGCATCTTTCGATAAGAAACATGAGTAGGAAAATTAAACGCAAGACAAATGATATATAAACCAAATAAAATGTGAGATATGAGTAATAATCTACAGGCATTAGTGCAAGAATTTGCAAAATCAGGAAAAACACCAGAGCAAGTCTGCGTAATTCTTGATAAAATGGGAATACCCGCTGAAAAGATTCAGTTTGGGATTAGTATGTATTATCCTAAAAAAACAATTATAACAATGACTATTAAAGAAAAATTAAATCTTGAAGAAAGAATTAATACATTGAAAGAAGCTATGAAAGGCTATAATGTTCATTCTTCAAAAGCTTATTACATCGGTCAGATTAATGATATTTGCGACAAATATCTTAAGCCTATGGTGGCTGAAGCGAGTCAATCAAGAATTGACGAAGCTATTGGCAAAATTAACGAACTTAAGGGTTCATTAGTAGAGTATAATACGGCTGTTGAAGCAGGTCAACAAAAAATGGTTCCAACTGAGGTTGATGCTATTATGAATAACTTGAACGAACAACAAATCGCTTTGACTACATATACTAATACTCAAAGACAAATCGCAGCTAACAAATTATCGCATGCTGTCCTTGCAAAATCTCTTGTTCAAGAATTAAGAGCATTCGATTGGATGAATCCAGTTGGTGAATTTATTAGAACAGTAGAAGGAGCACTTACTGCAAATGCAATGGGCGTTGCTGTTGAAGAAGCTTATACTTCACTTGATGGAAGTAATGCAAAGAAATACTACCAATCAGGTCTTGATAAACTTGATGAACTTAGATTAATGACAGAGAGTGATATGCGCCAAGCAGTTACTGCTGAAGTTAGTGGCATGAGATGGATACCGCAACTTAATGCAATTTACGAACACAATATTAAATTAAGTAAAGATATTGACGATGATGCTAATAATCTTGTACTTAAAAGACATTCATATGTAGTAGAACATGAAGGTGGACTTTTATTTGCACTTAATGGTAGCCCTTACTATGTGAAAGAAAATACAATCATACCATTTGCACAAGATAAAGTAAACGCTTTATTTATAACTTTAATGGCTTGCGAAGAAACATTCAGATTTAAGTCTGGTGAAATGGTAACTTCAAAAGGAGAAAATATGGTTTCTCTATCTTTAAGCGAAACAAAAGAACCTATTTTTAAGTTCAACGGTAAAGTTCAAGAGATGGTTGATGGAAGTGCTCTTAGAAACTTCTTATTAACAACAGGTAAGTATAGAATGAATGAGCAGAATACAGTTAATGTAATTGTAGCTACTTATGAAAACTTAGCAGAAATTAAAGAATTGGACTTCGTTAGAAGTATCACTTCAAGAAAACATAACGGCCTTCAGTTTAACGTAATGAAGATGGATGAAAATCTATACATCAATAAAGTTAATACTTATATGGGACGTAATACATTTGAGATGTATGAGAAAGTAGAAGATGCAGTTAAAGATGTTCAAGAAGCTCTTAATTACGATATCAGTACTTTAGTATTTGAGAAATTAGCAGCAGAGAAACAAGAAGCCGCTAAACTTGAAGAAAGAAAATCAGAACTTTTAGATAAGATTTTATTCTTAAAGGAAAAGAAAGAAGATTTATCAAAAGCGGACCAAGAGAATCAATCAATTAAAGAAGCAACTGCATTAGTTAATTCTGAACTTGATAAATTCCAAGCAGAGTTCAATGCAATTGGCGAAGCTAAAGTTGTAGAAGCTAAATACAAACCAGGTACGAAAACAAAGGACGGTGGTAGTATTAATAGTTTTAGTGACGAAGAAGGAACTTACTTAGTTTCTTACGATGACGGAACCACTAAAGAATTTAAAGAAGGTGATATTGTTGTTGCAGAAAACACAAATGAAGCTAAATACCAACCAGGTACAAAGACTTCAGATGGTGGAAGCATTAACAGTTACAGTGACGAAGAAGGAACTTACTTAGTTTCTTACGATGACGGAACCACTAAAGAATTTAAAGAAGGTGAAATTAAAGTATCAGAAGCAACAAACGAAGACCATATTCCACCAGGAACAAAGGTTGAATGTTCTGACGGTATGATTGGTACACTTCAAAGTTGGAGTTCAGATGACGAAGAGTATATCGTAATGTATAACGATGGAACTACTCACCCTCACAAAGAATCAGAAGTTAAGCCCGTAGAATAAGGCCCAAACATAACAAATTTATAAAAAGTAACTGCCGGCATATCGCCGGCAGTTTTGTGGGTAAAAACCCTGAAACTATCGCAGTACCAACGATATAACTTACATATTCTAAAAAACGAAACAGAATGGCTAAAAAACAAACAACTGATAAGAAACAAGTTAAAGCAGCTAGTAAGAAAAAAACTGCCGCGAAGAAACCAGCAGTAAAGAAAGTACCGAAAAAGAGAAAAAAGAAGGATATACCCGTTAATAACAAAGAACTTTATGCGGAGATAGTTTTATCTAAAGAACAAGGTAAATTAACTAACAGAGCAGTTACACTATTGATGCTTATTGCAGATGGTGTATCAAGAAAACTTGCTTATGTTAAAGTCGCAGATAAAGAAGATTGCGCATCCTCAGCTAAATTAGACCTTTTAAAATATTGGAATGGATTTAATCCTAAATATAAGAATGCCTTTGCATATTATACAGAGATAGCTAAAAAAGGTGCAGCAAAAGGCTGGAACAAATTATACCCAAAGAAATATGCTGGAACCATTAGCTTAGATAGCACTGGATACGGTAGCGATTCTTCTGATGGGATATATAGTCTATGAACATAAAAAGGAACAGACCTTCAAAAAAATCAAAGTGGAAACAGAGTTACTTTCAACCAAAAAGGCCGGCCAAATATATTGGACCATATCCTATAATTTGTAGAAGTAGTTGGGAAACTAAATTTTGTATGTACTGTGATAACACAGACAATATTATTGAATGGGCTTCTGAACCTATCAAAGTTCGTTACTATAATCCAAGAGATAAAAAATATCATGACTATTTCCCAGACTTCTATATGAAAGTAAAGAAGCCTTCTGGGAATAAGATAAGTTATCTCGTTGAGGTTAAACCTTATAGAGAAACACTTAAACCAAAACCACCAAAACGTAAGACTACACAAGCAGTTAAAAACTATAAGTATGCAGTCGAAACTTATATCAGAAACTTCTTTAAATCTCGAGCTGCTACATTGTATGCTCGAGAAAGAGGGTGGGAGTTTATAATTGTAACCGAAAAATTTCTTAAATCATGACATTATTAAAAGACTTAATAAGAAAAGAAATCAAAGAGGCTGGTGGCCAAGGTAAAGCAATAAGAGATGCTGAAATTTGGTACATCAAAGCTAAACGAGATTCAAAAGATACAACGTTAGTTAAGACTAATGAAAGATTTAAACGAGGTAAGATATACATGTTCAAATATGTTGACCCAAAGACGATAAAGAATATGAAATCATGGGATGCAAATCCAGTTGTTCTTTCAATGGGACAAGATGACCATGGGAACGATATTGGAATAAATCTTAATTTTCTACCAAACCAGCTTAGATTAAAAATCATGGATAAAATAATGGAAGCTTATGCTGTTAATATCAAGGCTGCTATTCGAGGTAGAAACAAAGGAAATGCAAAAGCACAAGCTCAAGTAATAGGTTTATATTATAATAACTTAGTAAGAGTTTTATCAAGAGTAGGTTTTAATCATTCAGTAAGAACATATATAACTGGTAGAAAGTCGGAACAATATGTTCTATCATATGACTCATGGCCAAAGGTAACATACTTAAATGTAGCAGAAATAAATAAAGGACTTAAGAAATGAAAGTAAAAGGATTTAAAGAATATAATCTGCTTATAGAAGCAGCACAGAAATTCAAATTGAATTTACCTAGTGAAGTGATGGAACTTCATAAATTATTCAAGAAAAGTGGATTCAAATTATACGTAGTAGGTGGAGCAGTTCGTGATGCTTTATTAGGTAAGAAACCTAAAGACTATGATGTAGCTACTGATGCAACACCTGCTCAAGTAGATAAGATAATTGCAGGTAAGTACAAAACTATAGACGGTGGAAAATCTAAAGATTTAGGTGTGACAATTGCAATAATCAATGGCGAACCATTTGAGATTGCAACATTCAGAGAAGATTTAGGTAAAGGTCGTAGACCAGATGGTGGCGTTAAGTATTCTACAATCGATAAAGATGTTTTAAGAAGAGACTTAACTATTAACGCTTTGTTCTATGATATTGAAACTCAAGAAATCGTAGACCTTGTCGGCGGTGTAAAAGATTTAGAGAATAATAAAATCAGAACTGTTGGAGATGCAAAAGCTAGATTCGATGAAGACCCACTTAGAAAACTAAGAGCAATTAGATTTGCCGGTGTTGCTGGTTCTAAACCAGATAAGGCAATTGAATCAGCTCTAAAGGCTGACAATAGTTTAGATGGAGTTTCTCCTGAAAGGATTCGTGATGAGTTTAAGAAAACTATTTCTAAGGCTAAAGATACTACACACCCACTTCGATTATTAAAAGACTATGGATTCTTCCCAATGATATTACCAGGGTATGATATTGACTTCAATTTTGTTAATTCAAACAAGTGGATTATCAATCTTGCTCAGTTAGTTAGAATGAATGATGATAATCTGATAAAGAAGATGACAAAGCATAAGTATGGTGCAGATGAGACTCGAGATATTATATTCCTTAAGGAGTTTATGAACCTGACACCAGAGACAGTCCTAGCTGTTGAGAACAAGTGGAAGATTGCGCAGGCAGGTGTTAACAAAATCGGCCCACAAGATTTAATGACCTTTGCAAAATGGAATAATATGAATCTAAAGATGGTTAAAGCATTCTTAAAATTCAAGCCTACAGTTAAAGGAAATGAAGTAATGAAAGAATATGGTATTAAAGGTAAAGCAGTTGGTGACAAAAAGAATGAACTTGAAGCTGAGAACTTTAAAAAACTTTTCTAATGATATATAAAAAGAACAATAATAATTAAAAAATAAAAAGATATGCCAGGTTGGTTAGATAGATTTGGACCGTTCAGCGCTCCTACAAAAATTTCGAAATCCTTACAAGATTTAAGTTCATTCGGAATGAAATACGATGACATGGTTATTCGTAATTCTCAAGGTATTGGTATTATAGAAGACCAAATTGGATATACGAATATAAATCCATTTGGCGTAGCAGATGATGACTTATGGTACCCATTTGCGGCCCTTTCAATGAGTGATATTTCTTTTAAGAAGAAAATTGGCTTCTTTGATAGAGACTACCAAGAAAAAAGAGAACAACTTAGAATATTCTCAATGCAAGATGAAATCGAGGACATCCTTGATACGCTTTGTGATGAGACAATAGTATACGACAGTAAGAATTACTTTGCTTATGGCGACTTATTAAACCTTGATGTTCCTGAGAACGTTGAGAAGTACATGAACAAAGCATTTAATAACATTTACCAATATTTTGGTTTCAATCAAGACCAGTCAGCATGGTACTACTTTAGAAAGTGGTTAATCGACGGCTACCTTGCATTTGAAATTATCTACAATGATAAGCAAGATGAGATTATTGGTTTTAAAGAACTTGATGCAGTTACACTTGTACCAGGAGTAGATAAACAAACCAATAAGAAAGTTTGGTATCAGTTTAAAGATGTACCAGGAAAAGAGAGAATGATGTTTGATTCACAAATCATATACTTATCTTACGGTTCTATTACAACAGCTTCTAGAGTAAGCTATGTAGAACGTTTAGTACGTTCATTCAACTTATTAAGAATAATGGAACACACTCGTGTTATATGGGCTGTGACAAATGCTTCTTTCAAGATGAAGTTTATTATTCCAGTAGGTGGTAAATCTAAAACTAGAGCGAAACAATCGTTAGCTCAGTTAATGCAGAATTATAGAGAGGTGGTTGACTTCGATTTTGAATCAGCTGACCTTAAAGTAAATGGTAAGCCAATGATGCAGTTCAATAAAGAATATTGGTTACCACAAAAAGATGGAGATTCTCCTGAAATTGAAACACTAGCAAATGAAGGTCCAGACTTAAGTGACACTGATGCACTAAAATATTTTGATGATAAGTTAAAGTTAGCTTCTAAAATTCCTTTCAGTAGATTCGATACAGAAAGCCCAGCAACTTACGAAATGTCAGCAGATGGTTTAATAAGAGAAGAAATAAAATTTGCTAAATTTATAAGAAGACTTCGTTCAAGTTTCCAAGAGATATTAGTTAAGCCTTTATTTTTACAGATGGCACTTAAATTTCCTGAACTTAAACAAGACTCAGCATTTCAAACTAGCGTAGCACTTCAATTCAATGAAGAAAACATGTTCGCTGAATTAAAAGAAATGGAAATCTTCGAGAAGAGAGTTGATTTTATATCTACAATGAGAGACAGTTTAGTTGAAACTGATGAAGATATGAATGACGTACCTTACTTCGACCTCGACTTTTTAATCAAACGATTCTTAAAAATGGCCCCAGCTGATTTAGAGAAAAACGCAGCCATAAAGAAGAAAAAAGCAGATGATGCAGGCGACGGAAGCGAAGACGATATTGATTTTTAATATCTTGTGCGAAATGCACTAAGTTTTTCGCAAGATATATAAATATATAAAAAAAAATTAATCTACATATATGTCAGAACAATTAAAACACCTTCTAATTTTAGAGACAGCTCCTGCTGTACAGGTACAGAAGGATGAAAATGGTAATTATGTGTTTGAAGGTATTTTTGGCGAAATAGGAGTCAAGAATAAGAACGGAAGAATATATGATGAATCAGAATATTTACCACAGATTGAAGGCTTACAAGAGAAAATTGGCGCTGGAACATTATTAGGTGAATTAGACCATCCACAAAACTTTGACGTTTCTTTATCAAAAGCTTCACACGTTATAGAGAAACTAGAATACGATAAAGAATCTAAACAAGTATTAGGAAGAATCAGATTACTGGATACTACACATGGTAAAGAAGCCCAAGCACTTGCAGAAGGTGGCGTACCACTTCATATCTCATCTAGAGCAGCAGGTGTTGTAGAATCTAATGGACACGTTAGAATTAAGAAATTATTTACTTATGACTTAGTTGCTGACCCTGGATTTGCAAATGCACAGCTGAAAAGAGTGAATGAGCAGTACGGTTTTACAAATGATGATAACGTTCATGTTTTTGAAGTACCAGAAGACTTTTTCCGCGATACATATATTAAAGAAAATAACCCTGAGAACATGGAAGATAATAAATTTGTTTCAACTCCGGATTTTGAAAAATGGTCAAAATATATTTCAGAAGAAATCACTGGTTTAAAAGGTGCACTGAAAGAAACCAAAACAGAATCAGGTATTGAATATTCTGAAGCAATAGCACAGAAGGTTAATCAATTATTTGAATATGTTAACTATATCGGTGGTAACGTAGATAAATTAGTTAGTCATAACAATTATCTTACTGAAGGTTTAAATAAAGTTAAAGATTATTCAGGACATGTTGGCGAAGGTGCTAACAAATCTGTAGAATTTAGCAATTACTTAAGCGAAACATTAGAAACCGTAGTAAAACATTTAAACCACGTTGCAGAAAAGACTAATCAAGGTATTAACTTTGGTGAGTATCAAGGTGCAGAATTAGAAAAAGCAATTAAGTATATTGAGCACGTAGCAACTGGAGCAAACCAAATAAAAGAATACTCAAAATATATAGGTGAAAGTTCAAATGATTTAGCTAAATATACAAACTATTTAGGTGAAGGTTTTAACAAGCACGTTAACTATACCGAATACCTTAAAGGTAATCTTGAGAACGTTGGTAACTATTCAAATACAGTTGGAGAAAAATTCAACAAATTCGTAAACAAATCTGCAGCAGTTCATGTTGAAGAGAATGCGAATACTAATACGAACACAAACGATACAAAAGTGGAAACTAAACCAAAAGATTATAAAGAAGAAATTTCAGAAAAATTAAATATGATTCTCGAATCTGCTAAGAAGCAAACAGTAGAAGGTACAATGCATTTCATGCAATTTTTACCAAAAGAGAAGCAAGACGGATTTTATGCACTTGATGCAGAAAAACAAACCGTCGTTGTAAAGGCGTTTGAAGGCAAGAACTACTTTAATAAAGAACAAGTAGAACAGATTTATGAAACGGCAATTAAGCCAGAGGAAAAGAATGATGGTCTTGGATTTATCAGAGACATGGGAACAGAATACCGTGAAACATGGGATAAATTAAGCGAAGCTAAAAAGAATCAGATTATAGCCGAATCGAAATACTCAAAATTAGACACTCAGTACCAGATTGATAATTTCTGGCAAACAAGAGATTTAAGAGATGTTTCTATTGTAATTGAGAAAGTTAATGAAAGTAAAACTACAGCGAAAGTTGAAAATACCGCAATTGACGAATCGAAAGCGCAATATATAATCCAATCTGTTAAAAGAATGAATGGTAAATATTAAAAGCCATTCGAAAAAAACAAACGAAAAAGAAAAAAAGTAAAAATACACATGAAACTTATAAACGAAGCAGAAGTTAGAGCAACATGGACTCCTATTATCAAGGAAGCAACTGGCGTTGAAGACGCTAATAAACTTGGTTGGATGTCGAAATACGCTCACTTTCACAATCTTTACGAAGATGCGAACAACTTAGTACACCTTAATCCAGGTATGAACGTTCCAGGTATGGGACCAGTAACACTTCCAGGTGACCCAGGTACACAAAATGCATTCACTAGCCAAACAACTGGTTCTGGTGACAAAGCTTATAGTTTACTTCCACTTGCATTGCAAGTAGCAGCACAAACTATTGGACTTGATTTAGTACCTGTTATTCCAATGAGTGGTCCTCTTGGAATGATGACTTATTTAGACTTTGTATATGCAGGTGGTACTATCGGCGCTGTAACAGGTGGAACTGATGGAACTGAAGCACCATTATTAGTTAAATTCCCAGCAACAGCATCAACTGGAGCAGCGGCATTAGCAGAAGGTGATGTAGCATACACACAAATAGCAGCTGGTTCAACAACTGCAACATTCAGATTAACCTTTGTAGGTAACTCTAGAATTGATAACTATCCAATCTTTAAAGTAGAAACTTCAACAGGTGTTGCTGCAACTACTTATGCTAAAGGTCTTGCAACTCCTAACGACACATTAGGTATGGCAATTACAGCAGGTAATAGCTTATTCTCTAACCATACTACACAGAATGCATCAACTGATGTTCTAGAAATAGACGGTGCAGCTGAATTAGTAAAAGCACTTGAAGACCATATTACTGGATTCTCAGGTAGCGGATTATCAGGACTTGCTGGTTCTACGTTTAATTCTAACTCTCCTTATTCAAGAGGCGAAGGTGAATCACAACAAGATAACATTATGGGTCTTAGTTTATTCAACAAGTCAGTTGAAGCTAAAACTTTCCAAGTAGCAGCAGCAGTTACTAGAGAGCAAATCCAAGATTTAAAACAATTCGGTATTGACGCAGTAGCTCAAGTAGAAGCAATTCTTACTAACGAACTTACTCAATCAATTAACAAGAATATCTTAGACAGATTATTCGCATTAGGTAACACTAATAATAGCCAGATTGAAGCTTATGATAGCACTCAGCTTTCATTATACATCGCAACAGGTGGTACTACAACTTTCGCATTAGGAAACGACAACGAAGGAAATGCAGTAGTTACTGGTAATGTACCAGCATCAACACCAACAGCAGGTGATAACAAAGGAACACTTCAAAGACAAATTCTTTCTAGAATTTTAGCAGCAAGTAACCTTGTATCAATCAGAGGTAGAAGAGGAGCAGCAAACTTCGCAGTAACTAACGGACAAGTTGCAACAGCTTTACAAGATATCTCAGGTTTCGTACCTTACGCAATGGCCAACACGTTTAATCAACAAGGTGGTTCACTTTATCCAGTAGGACAAGTAGCAGGCGTAACAGTATACGTTGACCCATATATGGGTTGGAATGACAACAGAGTATTAGTTGGAAGAAAAGGTGACGGTAATTCACCAGGTCTTGTATTCATGCCTTATTTAATGGCAGAATCAGTATCTACAATTGCAGAAGGAACAATGGCTCCTAAAATTGCTATCAAGTCTAGATATGCATTAGTTGAAGCAGGTTTCCACCCTCAATTATATTACTACACATTCGGTGTTGACTTCAGCACTTTCCAAATGATTTAATCGATTGATTAATTATATTATAAAGGAACTCCTAGTGAGTTCCTTTTTTTGGGTTATATGATACCATTGAAATACTAATTAGACTGATTAGGTCAGTTCGCACAATGATGTAGATTCATTCTATTGTAATAACTTAAGTAAGACATGATAAACCAGCTGGGTTCTCAGCTAATTTTGACAATGGTTCGAGTATTTGTCAGAGATATATAAACAAAGAAAAAAATTGTACAATATGGAAATTAAAGTACTTGACAGTTATATCGATAATTGTATTAAAGAAAATAAATCACCAGTATTTGATGAGTTCAAATCATTGAATGAAAGTAATATAGAAGAATCATTATATGTTCAGCATATGAATGAAGAAATCTTTGAACTTTATGTAGCACACAAAACTGCAGACACTGTAATTAGTCTTAACGAATTTAATAAGATAATGTCTTTTGAAGAATTTGTAGGCCAAATGGAAGAAGAAGGTGAAGAAGGCGATGAGCACGAAGAAGAAGAATCTGATGAGGAAGAAGATGCCGAAAAGAAAAAAGGCGATGACGACGAAGAAGAAGGTTCTGAAAAATCTGGCGAAGAAGCTGATAAAGAGAAAGAAGAAAAAGAAGCAGCTGCGAAGAAAGAAGAAGAAGAAAAAGCTGCAGCAACTAAGTCAGATGATGATGACGAAGAAGAAGACGAAGAAACTTTAGAAGCTAAAAAAGTAGCAGAAGCTAAGAAACTTAAGGAAGAAGAAGAAGCAGAAGCTAAGAAGAAAGAAGAAGAACTTGAAGAATCTAAGAAATTAGAGGAAGAAGAAGCAGAAGCTAAGAAGAAAGAAGAAGAACTTGAAGAATCTAAGAAATTAGAGGAAGAAGCAGAAGCTAAGAAACTTAAGGAAGAAGAAGAAGCTGCCGCAGCTGAAGAAGCTGAGGAAGATGAGGATAAAAAAAAAGTCTAACTGAAATAATTGACGAAGCTAATGTTCTTTTCGAAGGAGACCAGGACTTAGGTGCGTTATTAGATAAAGGATTCAGCACAGCTAAGACTGCAGCAGGAGTTGCAATTGGTGGTGCTGGATTGTTAGGGTTTGGTATATTTAAAGCAATATCAAATCTAAGAAAAGCTAAGAAAGTTAAACAAGCTACTTTAGCTATTGGTTCTAAGAAGATAGAAGACGTTAATCATCAGGTTGCAATTTCTAAACAGAAAGCTGACATAGCTGAAATGGACCCAGAAAAAGCTAAAGGTGCAAAAGAAAAGCTTAAGAAACAAACTGATAAATTCCATGCACAAGCTGACCACAGAAAGGCTCAGATAGAAAAAATGGAACAAGAACTTACAGATAAAATAGGTGGTTCTAAATATTTAGGTAGAATACATCAAAAATACAAAGCTGATTCAGAAGCTGCCATTGCAAAAACCAAACTTGACAATGCAGATATACTTCAATTAGCTCCTGATAAGATTAAAGAACTCAAATTAAAACATAAAGAACTTCAACAAGCCTCTACAGAATTAGAAGCAGGGTTAAAGGACGAGACTGATAAGCTTAAAGCTGACACTAAAGATGTTAAAGATGGTTCTGCAGAAAAAGTTGCACCTCTTATAAGAAAAATAGATGGAATTAATAAAAACATCGAAGCAGTTGCAAAAGATATTGAAGCAGCTGGTGGAGAAATTGAAGCTGAAGAGAAAGATGCAGAAGATGCTGAAAATAAAAAGAAAGAAGATAAGCAAGATGCTGAAGACGATGACGGTGGAGGAATTGGTTCTAAACTTAAAAACCTTGTAAAGAAAGAAAGTGTAGATGAAGCTGCATCAGATAAGATTGATGAATTAGAGAAAGACCTTTATAAGTTACTTCATAAGAGACAGGTTATTATTACAGATATTAATAAGTTGATGGATAAAGAAGACGCAAGAAAGGTTAGTCAAGAAAAAGAAAAAGAATATTTAGATAAAATCACAAAGATTGGTGGAACAGCTGATACTGATGCAACATCTAAAGTTAAAGACGAAGAAAAAGGACCTTCTGATGCTGAAAAGGCACAAGCTGATTTAGACATTGCAAAAGGTGAACAGGAAGTACTTGTTAAAAAAATGAACAAGGCTAAAGAAGATGGTGATACTGCTGGCTATGATGCAGCTGCAAAAGAAGTATCAGCTCAATCAAGAGCAATTGATGATATTGAAAAAGCTTTAGGAGATGCAGGTGGTACAAAGAAAGAACCTGAAAAGAAAGAAGAAGAACCTGAAAAGAAAGAAGAAGATACTCCAGAAGAAATTGATAATAGCGAATATGAAACAAAAGCTAAAGAATTAGAAGATGCAGGTTGGTCAAAATCAACACCATCTACTGAAGAGTTAGATAAATATGAACAGAAAGATATTATTAAGAAAGTAAAACCAACTACTGCTAACGACAAAGGTGAAATTTCTGTATCATTCTGGAAAGAGAAAGAATCAACAGCTGATGAAACTCAAGAAAAAGTAGAACACAACATATCAAACATAAGAAATCTTTTAGCTAATTCAGAAGCTTTAAAAAACTTATATAAATAATCAACAGAAGGCCTACAATACGTAGGCCTTTTTAATCTCTTCTAAGTATGCCAATTAATCGAAACATTCAACGTAAAGTTAATATAAAACCTAGTATTGTTAAGAAACAGACTAAGCAAAAGGCTGTGGAATTTACTAATGCACCTATTAAAAATCAAAAGATGTCAAAGATAGTACCTAAAGATAAAATTAAACGAACACATGTTCTTCCTCATAGAGATGAGAACAATAAGCTTAAGAAAATCTGGAATGGTGATACTGTTTATATCGTAGGAGGTGGCCCATCTCTTAAAAATTTCAATTGGAATCAACTTAAAGGTAAACATACAATAGCTATTAATAAAGCTTTTCAGGTTATGCCCTGGTCAGAAGTAGTATACTGGACGGATGCGAGATTCTATCGTTGGAATAAACCTGCTATAGACAGTCTTAAAGGTATTAAGGTTACTTGTAGAAATGCACCTAGCCTCGCGCCAGACGTAGTACTATTAACTACATCAGGTAGGACAGGTCTAGATAAAAGACCAAACTTTATAAGAGCTGGAAACAATTCTGGCTTTGCTGCAATTAATGTAGCTTTCCATTTAGGTGTTAAAAAGATTTACTTACTTGGATTCGATATGGAATCTGGTGATGGAAAGACTCATTGGCATGAAGGATACGGTATACGTCACGACCATAAGATTTATGAACGAAATATGATTGGTAACTTTGATGGGGTATTTGAACTGCTTAAAACTGAAGGTATCGAATTATGGAATGCAAATCCAAAATCAAAACTAAGAAGTATTCCAAAGTGCACAGTAGAAGATGCACTTAACGACTGTCCTGTTCGGACTTCCTAACAAATTCTTTATAGGTTTCTTCCTGATGCTTATATAAATATTCACATGCTTTTCTAAATTTTACAGAAGACTGTACAATACGGTCATCTACAAATTGACCTTTACTATGAGTTTCCATACAGATAGGGCATAAGAAATTATCTACATCAAAGTTATGAATAGTTGAAATGATTTTTTCACTACAGATAGCACATTTCCAATTAACATTCTTAGAAGCTTTACGAATCTCTTTAAAATTAGTTATACTATCATTGTAAGGATTAATGAATTGTTTGTTATGGGTTTTTGCATCCCGTTGCATGTCATACATCTTAAAGAGTATGAGAACGAATTGGTCATCATCTGCAGAATATTTTAATAGGGGGTTGTCAAGTAGAACATTTCTTTCAAATGGTTTAAGTGGGTCCAACATTATATTGAATCTTCTTTTCCACCAACCGAAATGTACTCGCTTTAGTTTATATGTTCTCCTGTGAGTCTTTTTATTCTTAGCTTTCCTTTTAGCACGTCTTTTCTTTCTTACATTGCTTTTATTGCGCTTTTGTATTTCGCTTGCTCTGTCTTCCATTCTTTTTTGAGATTATTAAGTTCTGCTCTAAGTTTTTCCTTTTGTACTTTATCATCTTCAGCTTTGATATCATTCTGAAGTTTCAGATGTTTCTTTTCATATTTCTCTTTGTCATCATAGAAAACATATTTAGCTTGGTTCTTTTCAGAACGTCCTTCTAAATCACCTGCTCTTGAAGCAGCTTTGTTCTTCTTATCTTTCGCAGATTTTAAACCAGATAAACTTTCGCTGATAAATCCGTCAAATGATAATACTTTAAATTTTATCTTAGTCATAGAAAATTATTATTTAAGCACTTTATTTATATATTGAAACTTATAATTAGGAATTAGTATAATAAACAAATAATAAAACATATGAGAGATTTTAATAGCACAGTTCTTATTAAGAAATATCAACCTAATAACTTAGAAGAACTTATTCTCCCAGAAAGGATTCTGGAAAAATTATATAAAGGCCCGTATCAAGACTTTTTATTTCATGGCTCACCAGGTAATGGTAAGACATCATCTGCGTTTGCATTATGTAAGCATTTTGATTTGCCTTACATCTATATTAATGCATCTGATGAAACTAGTGTTGATGTAATTCGTACAAAAATAACTAACTTCTGTTCAACTGCCGATATCATGGGCGGTAAGAGTAGAATTAAGATAGTTATTCTTGATGAAATTGACGGAGTATCGGAACAGTTTTTCAAAGCACTTAAAGGTACTATGGATAGGTTTAAAAATAATAGTAGGTTCATTGCAACCACAAACTATATCAATAAGTTACCTGAAGCAGTACAGTCTCGATTTGAGAACTTCAACTTTGACTTTGATAATGAAGAGTCTAAGAAGCTGCAACTTAAGTACATGAAGAGACTTTATGAGATTTGTAAAAAAGAAGGTGTAGCAATTGATAAAGAAGCGCTAGTTGAATTTGTTAAGAAGTACTTTCCAGATTTTAGAAGTATTCTACAAAAGCTTAATGGTTATATCCATGAAGGGGTTGATAGAATTACGATGGACAATATAAAGAAATTCCATGGAGTTTATAAAGACTTGTTCGAACTTGTTTTCAATAATATAGACCCAGTTGTGAATTATAAATTCTTAGTGTCAGAGTATGCTAACAGGACTGATGACGTATTATCAGTTCTTGGTAATGAATTTATTGAATATATTGAAATGGAAAGAAAACAGGCAGCTAAGTTCATTCCACAAATCATCATTACAGTTGCAGAACATCAACATCAGAGAGTTCATGTTATAGACCCAGTCATTACGATGCTTTCTCTTGTTTATTCAATTCAATCAATAATTAATGATGCCTAAACTTTGGAAAGGCGAATTTAATTGTTATATTTAAAAATAAGATTTAGTATGGGAAAAGAAACAACATTAGTAATTGACGGTAATTACTTTATATACAGTAGGCTACATGTAATGCCTAAACCTAAGAAGACAGCTATAGTAATTGATGGTAAGACAATTAGCACTCAATTAATGGCATCTGAAAAGGAGATGAAAGCTTTCATGCAGAAACTCGCAATGGATTTTGCAAGTGAAGTACGTAAATTTCAAGATATCGTTACCAGAATCGTATTCGTAGTCGATTCAAAATCATGGCGTAAAGACTATGATTCTACTTACAAAGCAAATCGTAAACCAGATGCCAGTATTCACTGGAAGAATGTTCACGGTATAATGAAAACATTTGAAGGTATTCTTGAAGATAAAGGTATCATTGTTGAGAAAGTAGCAGGAGCTGAAGGTGATGACATGATTTTTGCATGGTCAACTTACTTAAATTCATTAGGTGAAGACTGTATAATGTGGACTGGCGATAAAGATTTACTTCAACTTGTTAGTTACAATAATGCAACAGAAGCATTCTCACTTTGGTATGATAACACCAGACATAGAATTGGTGTATACCCAGGATTTGACAAATGGTTAGAACTTGCAGAAGACGAAGAAGATATGGGAGAAATTGACTTCTTAGATATGATGGATGCTGCAGACGAAGAACTGATGGGTCAAAGTAAGAAACAATTGCTTAAAGGACTTGTAACGAAAGGAAGTCTTAAAGTAGAAAAGATATTCTGTGATGAATTTGTATTAATTAAAATACTTACAGGAGATAAAGGTGACAACGTAGAATCAGTATGTCTTAAACCATCTAAAAACGGTGAAAAGAATTTCAAAATAAGTGAAAAGAAAGCTCAAGAGATTTTAGCTTTATTCAAGAAAAAGAACCGAAGGTTCTCTTCAACATATCTTTTTAATGAATCTTATAAGCAAGACCTTGTTAGATTTATAAAAGAAGTAATGGGAGTTAATTATACTGAAGCTTCTATAATGGCCAGACTTGAACATAATATCGATTTGATACTTTTACATGTTGAAACTGTACCAGATGCAATTCAACGTTCAATGTTCGAATTAATTAAAGATGACCATAAGTCACGTCTAAGTAACTTTGCAGGTGTAACATCAAATAGATTAATACTTGAAGGAACTGACTATGCAATCGTACAAAAAACTAGGTCAATTGCAGGACCACCAAAAAACATTAAAAGTTTATTTTAATGGCAAAAGAAAAGAAGGCTAGAAAGCCAAGAGTAAAGAAACCAAAAGTTGTAAAAGAAAAGAAAGTTAAAGTCAAATCATCTCCGGATGATTATGACAAGCTTTTTAATTTTACTAAGATATTCTTTGGTAATAACCCTAAATATAAAGATGCAACTAACTATCAAAAGAAGAAGCATCGTTTTATGATGAACAGGTTTATGGCCATAAGATATCCAGAAACAGCTGAGAGGTTTAATATAAATAAAATCAATCCTGTAGCAGTAACAAATCTATGGCATCTTGTTGGTGGTAAATATAATCGTACACCACAATGGGTTTGGACAAAAACTAAGAAAGTAAAAGAAGAGAAGACTAAATCAAAATTTGTCCCATCTGAAGATACAATCGTATTCTATTTAAGAAAGCAAAAGATAAGCAGAAGAGATTTTAATGATGCAATGAAATTTTATAAAGAAGAAATATTAGAAGAGTTAGAAAGAATAGAAAAAACTATAGAAGAGCATGAATGAACAATATCAATCTGATGTACCAGTTCTTATGAATATTACCCTTTTCAAGAACAATTATTTTGACCAGAAATTACTTTCAATTATCAAACAGAACTCTTTGTATTACAGAGTAGAATCTGAAAATAAGTTTACAGTAAGTTCATGGGATATGAGGGCTGTGATTGATGAGAACTTAAAGGGTATTTTAGATGATATTAAAACATCAACACCTATGGAGTTTTCAAAGAAGGTCAATAGCATCTACTTTATAAGTGAACTACTTGAAAGATATTCAAATTTGAGATATTTCACAGTAAATGTTTCAGAAGCTAAAAATACATCGAGACTTTTATGGCCAAATGGTCCAGAAGGTACTCCTGTTATCAACTTTGACTTCAAAGTAATTCATTCAATACTTGACTTTCCTACTCATTTAGATTCTGCAGAGCTGAAAATATTCAATAGATTTTTAATAGATATTGGATTAATGCCAAAAGATTTGTTCAGAAAGGGCCCACCTTATGTACATATCAATACAATGGATTTTTTAACTAAAATTGACCTCTTCGTAGAATTAGTTGGTGTAGAATCAGCTGAGGTCGACCGCTATACATTTATTTTAGAACTCGTATCTGAATTGATAAATCCTAAAATAGAAATGGACAATCCCACCTGTATACTTATTACAGACTACCCGAAATAACTTTAATTCTCTTGCGCCGATAAATAAACAAAAGGCGCCAGAGATATGTCAAAAAAATCTTATTTTAGTAAAAGAGTTAAAATGATATACGTCGTTATATTATTATGGCTATTACTGGGCAGTTTAGCTGCTTGGTACGATACCACTTGGTCACAAGCCTCATGGTTTTTTGCATCACTTACAACTTACGTAGGTACTTATATTGCATCAGAAACTATGAAGAAATCACAAGACCCAACTGGTTTATTCCCAAAATCAAAAAGAGAATTAGTTACATATACCTGTATGGCAATGTGGTTAATCGCTGGCACCTATGGAATCATCAGCAAAACAGATTTAACTCAACTTGCAGCTTATTTTACTGCACTGTCTGGGTTCATAGCGCTGTATGTCTTAGGACAGCACTTGAGAACTAGCGGAGAACCTTCAGCTACGTTGCCAAAGCTTCCAAAGAAAACTGCTGAGACGGCAACTAAACCTGCCGAGGAAAAAGAAAATAATGAAGAATAATGGTAGATGGTACTAAAGTAAATGAAGCTGGTGATGCAATAGTTATAAAACTCGTTTCACCATATGAATGTCTAACTCAAATCAATGGTTATGAAGACGAAACTATTGGAGAAGATACTCAAAACTATTTCTGTAGATATTTTAGATGGTCTACTGATAATAAGAATTTCTCTGAGTTCATGCCTTTAACTGATATAGCTTTACAGAATCTTGTTCTTAATCCAGCAAATGATTTTTGGATTGAATATAAGTATGAAGCTTGTGAATTAGATACAGGTCACGAACTTGAATTTGTTTCTATTGGATTAGAAGCAGAAACTGAAGCAGGTATAGTAGAACAAGTAGTTCAGACTGTATGTTGCGAAGACCCCTGGGATAATAATGGTGTACCTAACCTCACAGTATGTGATAATTGTGGTGACAACTTATTTAACCCATATGATTTAGGACCAGCTAATAACATGTACAATCAATTAGGAAATCTAGTGAATGACATATTTGGACACTGTGTTAAGTATTATAAAGTAGACCCAAAAATAAGAACAGAAGATACAATCTTAGGTGAATATACATTACATTCAGTAACTGCCGTAGAAGAAATCAAAATAATGGTACCAGACAATGAATTTCCAACTGAAGAGATTCAATTCAATGCCGTTGATGGTATGGGATTTGAAGGTTTTGAAGTTCATATGATGTATCAACCGTTCCATGAAGCATTTGGAGCTAGAACAATGCCAAAGGAAAGAGATTACGTTTACATTCCTCGTATTGATAAAATGTTCCAAGTAAATTCAGTTTCATTAGCTGATGAATATAATAACCAGTATACATATTGGAGAGTTAAACTAACGAAATGGGAAGATAGAGAAAATGTATCTTGGGCTGATAGCTTAAGTGTAGAAGAACAAGAACTTAAAGACTTAGTAGTAAGTGTAGATGATGTCTTCGGAGAAACGAAACAAGATGAGTACGAACAAGTTACTAAGCCTCAACAATATAAGACAATCGGTACAGAAGCTAATGACTTCGTAAGAAGTGACTTAAACGTAGATTTACTTATAACTGATTATAACTTAAACAACAACTGGACAATCGTAAGCAAACATTATTATGATTTAAGCCAAGTAGATAATACTACACTTGCAGTTAAGTATAGGTTACCGAACAAGATTGAAACTTCTGATAATAGAGCTTTTACATTTTGGTTCAAATGGGTACCAGAAGTTACAGATGGTCCTAAAATAAAACTTAAGACTATTACTGACATTGTAGATAATACAGGTTACGCTCAAATAACAACTAGTCAGAAACATAGATATGATGTTGGTGATACAATAGACTTGACTGGTACTGGAATGTATGATGGCTTAAGAAGAGTTAAAGAAATTATAGACATTAATAATTTTACAATAAACGAAACATTCGACACAGCGGTCGTTCTTACATCACCTAGGAGTTTATTTAAAGAGATAGCAATTCCAATTTATGGTTACAATCAAGAGGGTGGTAATGATGGAATGTACTTTAAAATCATGAATGGTAACATTGTTGTGAAGATAAATGATACAACATATTTATACGATATTTCAAATGAACTTGATAAGTTCGATACTGATAAGTGGTACTCAGTTGTTTACAGTCTGAATAATGAGTTTAATCAATTAGCCTTATATTTGTATGAACTTGATAAACCATTACAGAATACAAGACCACAAGCACAAGATACTACACTTGAACTTAAGTTCTCTGAAGTAAAAACAATATCTGCTCCAATTACAATAGATTCTAATGATAGTTGGATGCTACTTGGTGGCCCAGTATATTTGACTAATTTCAGAATATTCGAAACAGCTATAGATGAAGAACAACATTCAGCTGTATTGAATCAATTTGTAGTGCGTGATACTCAAATGGCCTTACTTGTAGACAATGCTCAACCTCAACAAAGAATGCTGAAATTAACCAATCCAAGATAACTTGGAGTTTTTGATATATACAATACTACTATAAACTAATAATATGGCGAAGAAGAACAATAATACAGAACAAACTAACCAGATAAGAGATTCTTTAGATTCTCTCATCAATGACGATGATATTGATTTAGGACCTGGTGAAAGTTTGCCGCCTGTAAGTAATAGAATTAGACATGATTATGTTGATATTAAGAGTAAGTCTGAGATTAAAGCAAAGAAAACTCTACATCAAATGCTTAGGTTTTATTTAAGCGAGAACATAATTGAACATGAAGAATACATCACAGCTAATTTAAAGCTGAAAGAGATGGAACTTACTCAACTAATATTCCTTATGGAAACAGGAGAGCGAGCAATAACAACATTATTAGGACAAATAGACGGTGGAGAATTATCACCAAGAATGTTTGAAGTACTTGCTACTTTACAAAGGTCACAATTAGATATGATTAAGAGTCAGACCTTATATGTAATGGCAGCTGAAGAAGCTACTAAGAAACTATCAAGAGACTTAGAAGTATACAGTGATGTAAGTAAATCTCAGAAGAAATTAAAATCAACCGATGATGACGAAGAAGACCAGACAGTCTTTAGAGGTACAAAGGGTTTGATGCAGGAACTTCAAGGTGAACTTAAACAAGAAACTATAGTAGAGCTGGAAGAAAGCGACTACGGTGACGCAGGAAAAAGTGGTTATGATGATGCTATTGAAGAAGGTAGTAAGAATGGATTTTCTGATGACATCGAAGAGTAAAAAGAAAGAATTATTATGGGGAACGAGTTTCTAATTAAATTTGATGAAAGTGAAATAAAATCAAAAGATAAAAACGTATGGTCGACTAAAAAGGTTAGCGAATATGTAAAAGCTCTTGATGAAGGTTATAAAGTAAAAGGTGGCACTCCATTCTATGATAGGAATCCTACACTTAAGAAAGGTAACATTGCTTGGGCTTATACACCTGAAGAGAAAGCTGAACTTAAGAAATGTGCTAAAGATATTAATTACTTTGCAAATAAATATGCAACTGTAATGACAGATGATGGTTTACAGACCATTAAATTAAGAGATTATCAAGGTGAAATGCTTGATACATTTTGCGACAATCGATTTAACGTTTGTCTTGCATCTAGACAGATTGGTAAAACTATTTGCTCAGCTATTTTCATTGCATGGTATTTAGTATTCAATATTGATAAGAATGCTCTTATTCTTTCTAACAAATTAGATACAACAAAAGAAATTATTGATAAAGCGAAAGTTATTATTGAGAATCTCCCTTGGTTTATGAAGCCAGGTATTCTTAAGTATGATGTAACCAATATGAAATTTGATAATGGTTGTCGTTTAGTAGGTCAATCTACAACTGGTAAAGCAGGTATCTCATTTACAATTCACTTATTATTCCTTGATGAATTTGCACACGTTCAAGCTAATATTGTAGAATCATTCTTTGAGAACGTTTACCCTACTCTGAGTTCATCTCAGATATCAAGAATTATAATAACGAGTACACCTAACGGGTATAATAAGTTCTATGAAATTTATGATGCCGCAGTGAAGGGCGAGAGTGAGTTCCATCCATTTAAAGTAGATTGGTGGCAAGTACCTGGAAGAGATGATGCTTGGAAAGAACGTGAAGTTGGTATGCTTGGCGGTGGTATTAAAGGTGAAGAAGCTTTCAATAGACAATATGGTAACCAATTTATTGCATCTTCAAGTTTACTTCTTAATGCAGTAGTTCTTAAGAAGATGGATAAGGATATGAGACATTATGTTTATCATGAGTTTGAAGAATTTGATGAAGCAGCACTTGATGTAAAGAATCATTTGACATGGCATCCGAATTTTGATATTGAACAAATTGAGAATGAAGGTAACTATTGGGTGTTCAGTATTGATATAGCTGAAGGTAATGGTGGTGACAATTCCGTTATTAATATGTTCCAAGTAGTTCCATTAAGTAGAGAAGAAATTAAAGAGATGCATGGTCCAGGAGCTATGTACGACTTCTTTAAACTGAAACAAGTAGGCCGATTCTCAAGTAATGAACATGGAATCGAAGATTTTGCTAAAGTTCTTTATATACTGAACTACGACTTATTCTATTCAGAGAATGTAAAACTTATCATAGAATACAATGCATACGGTGCAGTAATGATGAAATACTTATCAACTATCTTCCCACAGAGAAATGATTTTGATGAGGAATCAGTAGTTAAATTTAAACACAGACATGATGCAAAAACGTTAAACTACGGATTAAAAATTAAAAAAGACAATAAACCTATTTTATGTCAAAACTTTAAGAAGGTTATAGAACTCAATAGAATGGAGCTTACAGACCATATGACAGTATACGAGATAAGTAAATTTGGTAAACTAGCAAACGGTAGTTATGGTGGCCAAACAGGTAATGATGATTTAGCTATGTCATCTATCAATTGTGCAGAGTTTGTGAACACAGTAGATTATGCCGATTTTATTGAAGAAATGTTAGATATTATAGATGATGAACTTCATGAATATATGGAAGAAATTCTGTATAAAGGAAAAGATAGAACAGATGGAGATTTACATTATGATATTTACGACCTATTGAAGGGATAAATACATAAAATAAGAAGATTATAATATGCGTAAACTTATAACAGAATCACACAGTCAATTTCTTTTAGAGAAGAGTGTTGATATGGTTGCTACGATACTAGATGCATTCAATGGAGCAGGATATCCTGCAGAAGTTGATAGCACTATTAAGCCTGTAATAGATAATACAGGAATGGATGCATCAATTGATTTAGTTGTGCAGTTCAAAAAAGGTGAAGATTATATCTCTATCAACGTTCTAAGTGGCGTTGTATATTGGAACGATTTTAAAACTAGCACTAAGCTTGGTGAGATAACTGACCAGAAAGACTTAGTTAAAGGCATTAAGAAGGTTTTTAAGTAAAGATAAAATATTTGAATTAAAGAACAAGAACGCGGATATATAATAAAAGAAAAAAAATCCAGAATACTATGGCATTAAGTCCAGAATTATTACAATTTAAAAGTTCAGGTGTATATAGACTTGAATTTGATAGAAGTCAGACAGCTGATGTACCTTCAGAGACAATACGTTTAGTTGTAGGTTATTCAAACAAAGGACCTTTCAACACTCCTATCTTCATTAACGACCCAGCTTTCTTCCAGGAAGTATACGGTGGTATTGACAGAACATTGGAAAGAAAAGGCGGTTATTTTCACAGAAGTGCATTAACAGCTTTAGAAAGAGGCCCAATCCTTGCATTAAATCTATTAAGATTAAACAACGATACTGAAAGCCCAACAGTTGATACGATTGATTATCAAACATTCTCAACATCAGCAACCTTAGCAAACTCAGCTGAAAAGACTGCGTTATACTCAGGTTTCTATAATAAAGAGAAATTTTGGTTCCCAGAAGCGGAATCAATGCTAAGAACTTTAAATACTAACTCTGAATTATTTCAGTTAGTTAATTTAAAGCAAAAACCTATCACGGTTTTAACAAGAAAAGCTCAAAATCTTTCAGGTTTTGATATCATTGCAAAAGAATGGTACGGTGCAGAAAATGTACCTGACTTCATGAATGAATATGACTATATTAGCGATTATTTCGTTGATGTGATTGTATTAGATGGAGACTATAGCGATTATGCTAAACTTGCAATTGACCCAATCTTTTCAGATTATTTCCACTCAACAAAAGGAATTATAAAGTCATCAATGCAGACTTTCCTTAATTTACCTGAAGTTAACACTTTAGCAATTTATACTGGTACACTTGTTCCAGATTTTATTGACCAAGATGGTAACAACATGTTCTTACAAGACCTTGTTAACTTTGAAACAAGTAAAACAGGACTTTTCTGTGCAATCAATAAAGAATTATTTGATTCAGGTGATATCCTTTCAGGTGTTAAACAAGTTAATTATGACGGTAGTAACTATTCAGGTATTGATTTAGTTGGTCATAATTTAGAGTATGCAGTTAATACAGATGAGAATTTTAATAGAATCCAATATCTATCTTATGATAGACTGATTAAGGATGATTTAAACTACGGTGAGAGTCAAACGGAAGCTATTGATTTTGATGTTGTTGCAACAGCAAACGATATTAACTTCGATATTATACCAGCAAGTACTGGCGGTGCAACAGCAACACCTCCAATGTCAGTAGCAGCAGTAACTGGTTCAGGAACCGCTAACTACCAGATTATAGTACAAGCAAGTGGACCAACTGCACATCCACAATACAGTGAAATAGAAAGCAGTTTATTTAATAATACTCCAGGAGGAACAAGCAGAACAGTAGGTTCATTCGTTCTAATGGTGAAAGCTGGAACCTACAATTGGGCACCAGTAGTAACTCTTCAAGAAACAGGTGGTAAATTATACATCGGACTTTCAGTAGAAGGTGATGGATATGCTATTCATTTAGATACTTCAGGAGCAACTAATAAAATGTTCTTCATGTCAGTACCAGATTTTGCAAAGAGAACTCTTGCAGTATCAGACGGTTTTGACGGTGTGAATTACGGAATCTTATCAGCTCCATTTAATGGACTATATGATGACTTTGATGAAGGTATTTTAACTTCAGGTGATGCAGTAGTAGCTAATACAGGTGCTTCATTCGAAACGTTATTCCTTTCATTCTCTAAAACAACAGCAGTTGCAATGGTAGTTGATGACGGAACTTATGGTTTCCTTGATGGTAACGAAGTTCTTCAAGCAGCAACACATTATTCAGTTCCTGTAGTATTAGAAAAAGCACATACATCAGCAACATTAACAGTAGCTACTCTTTCAGAATTACCAGCATTTACAGCAGGTAACTATAAAGATACTAATGGCGATGTTACAACAACTGAAATAGAGATAATTCAATCGTTAGCTGGCGCTATAAATGCAGTAATGAATATTATAACTTCATTAGGAGCTAATCAATTTACATTATCAGCAGCAACATATAACAATGCTATTGCAGTAGGTGATTATATCGTAGCAGATGCAACTGGCCCAGCTGGAGAATCAAGATTAACGAAAGTTAATAGAATTTCTCAATCAGGTGATACACTTACAGTAACTACAAATGAGAAGGTAAAACTTAGCGTAGTAGGTGGAGTAAGTACAATAGAAAGATACAAGCAAATTGAATCAGTTATAGAGTATTATAAATTATTTGCACTTAACGGATTTACATTAAGAAGTAACTACCATGTTCCTAATGGTACTCAAGATAGAATTGATGAAATTTTAGATGAGACAATCGGTTCAGGTACGAACTTATACAAAGCTTTAGTAGATAAAGAATCTATAAGTTACAGATACATTGTTGATACTTTCGGAAAAGGTATTGCAAACGAATCTAAGAAGCAATTCTCTATCCTTGCACAAGGAAGACAAAATGCTTTAGCGTTAGCAAGTGCACCTTCAATGGAAGACTTTAAGAAGTCAACTGACCCTGTATTCGTAGATGCAAATGGAATACTACAAACACACTTTATTAAAGACGGTGGAGATTTAACTAAGAATCCTACATTAGTTTATTCACTTCCATCACTTGCAAATGGTGCAAACTATATTTCTTTCTACGCTCCTTACATCGTTGTAAGAGATAGAGGTAAGAACATTAACGTACCACCTGCAGCATATGTTTCTAATAACTTTGTTGCTAAGTATATAAATGCGCTACCTTGGTCAATCGTAGCAGGTCCAAGAAGAGGAGTTGTAAGCGGTAAAGGTGTAGTTGGTTTAGAAATGAATTTCGATAGAGAAGACAGAGATAATCTTGAACCATTCGGAATCAATCCAATTATATTCCAAAGAGGCGTTGGTTTACAAATCGCTGGTAACAAAACTGCTCAGCAGTCAATTAAATCAGCATTATCTAGTACTCACGTTAGAGAGGTATTAATTTATATCGAAGACGGTGTAGCAGAAATTCTTAAGAATTATCAATTTGAGTTTAACACTCCACAAACAAGACTTGAAATCAAGACTCTTGCAGATAATTTCTTAGAGTCAGTAAGAGTTGATAACGGTGTATATGATTATAAAAACATTATGGACACAACAAACAACACTACAGACGTAATAGATGCTAATATGGGAATCTTAGATACTTACGTTGAACCTACAAAAGGACTTGAAATATTAGTTCACAGAACAACAGTTCTTAAGACTGGAGCAATTCAGACAGGACAATATTTATAAAATCTAATTAAAAAGGAATCTGCTCAGCAGGTTCCTTTTATCACAATTCCCTAAAAGGAATAGATATATAAACAAAGATAGAAAAAAATTAAAGAAAAATGGCATTACCACATTATAAAGTATCGAAAGCATCAAGTAAACAAGAGGACCCAGTATATCCTAACTTGTTTGAGGTAACATTTTTACCACCTAATGGTATAGATGGCGGCCTGTTATTAGAGCATGTTAATAGTATCGGAGGTCTTGGAGGAGTTAATCCTGCAATAGATGCTGTAGGTCAGAAGTATAAGTTCGCAGATAGAAGTTTTGCTGCAATGCCTGGTACTACATCAATTGACGTAACTGTTAACTTTTCTCTTAACTTAAACGAATCAAATCAACTTTACATATACAAGACTCTAAGAGACTGGTATAAGAAGGTATATGACCCAGAAACAGGCGAAATGGGCTTGAAGAAGGATTATACTGGAACACTAATTATTGTACAGTACAACAGAAAAGGTGAGATTTTTAGAAAGCTTACATTATTTCACGTATTTCCAAAAGATGGTTTATCTTTAGCAGATTCACTAGAATATGGAACTAACGACCCAGTAGCAATTGACATGGCGTTCAAGTGTGACCATTGGGAAGAAGAATTAGCTTAAAGTTAAATAAAACATATTTAAACCGGAATTACTTTCCGGTTTTTTTAGGGTGATACGATATATAAAATACTATTATACTATAAAAATATAATAATATGAAATGGGAGAACAATTAACAGAAAAGATACAAGTTCTAATTTCTAAAGAAAGCTTAAGAGAATTAAATAAAATGATTCTTACTAAAGCGCTTGATGATGGTGAAAGACCAGAACCACTTTCAACATTTGTCAGAAATCTTTTACAAAGAGAAATTGCATTGTATAACGAACAAAAAAACAAGGTTCAAGATTCTTTCGTAAAGAAAGACGTTAAAGAAATAACAAGAAAAAATTAATCAAAATGGCAGAAAACGAAGAAAAAAAGAATCAAGCATTTGAAGACAAAGCTCGTGAAATCGTAGAAAGAAAAGAAGCGACTGGAGAAAATGCACATGGTGGCCAAGAAGTTGAAAAAGTAGAGGTTAAAGACCCTTATTTAGAAAAAGCTGAGAAGCTTAAAGAACTTACAGGTAAAGATAATCTTGGTAAAGTAAACATAAAGGGTAGAGATTCTGGAGAATTTGAAAGTGCCGATATGTTAATGGGATGGCATAGTATTTATACTGACGATTTACCTTCAACTGGTAAATTTTACCTTGCAGGAATCAAGATGCAAATCAGGGCTGCAAAGGTGAATGAGATTCGTCATTGGTCTACACTTAATGAGAGAGACTTATTCGATATTGAAGATAAGTTAAATTATATTCTACAAAATTGTGTACGTATATCGTCAGAAGGTAGAATGTTAAGTTGGAAAGATATTAGAGAAGAAGACAAGATTTTTATTCTTTTAAAGATTAGAGACCTTACATTCCCAGAACCTGAATCAAGACTTCAATTCAAGAAGAAATGTCCAGATTGCGGTGAAGAACTTACAATCGAAATAAAGCCTGATTCATTTGGCTTAAATGAAGTACCTGCACATATTGAAAAATATTACAGCGAAGAAGAAAGATGTTATGTCATCCAAACTAAATCATCAGGTATTATTAGAATGTCACCACCATCAGTAGGTGTGATGAAAGTACTAGCTGACTATGTAGATGGTAAGCGTAGAAAAGATGAAGGTTGGGACAAAGCGTGGACACAGATTCTGCCTTATATCCAAACTGAGTGGAGAGGATTCAAAGAAAAAAATATATTCGACGGTGAAGTAGACTTTAAAGGTTGGGATACTACTAAGTATAACGTAGTGTACGCTATTGCTGAAAAGATGAAGATTGGTGTTAAGCCAAATATAGTCCAAGAATGTCAAGAATGTGGTGCTGAGGTCGCCACCCGAGTAGACTTTCCTGGAGGCATCAAAGCTCTTTTCATGCTTCCAGATATCTCTGGAGAATTACTTTAAAATGAAGTTCTATCTCATGCACCATTTACACATTAACCCAAGTGAGATAGAACTTTGGGAGTTTTATGAATATCAATACACGATAAATAATTTAGTAGAGCACCTGAAGAAAGAGAAAGATGGTCGTAAAGACCAGGAAGAGCAAAGCGCCGAACAATATGGTAACATGTCAAGTTCGATAAATAAAACACAAACAAGTGGCGTAAAAGGTGCAGATAAGTACATGAAAGGAATTTCTCCTATGGCTGGTTTAAAAACCACAGGCTTAAAGAGTCCTAGCATAAAGATACCTAAAATGTAACTTGTAAAAAATTATCAATGATTGAATGGGTTTTAATATATTCGCTTCTCCTTTCGAGAAAATGTCACAAGAAAATCAGCAAGCTATGGTTGATGAATTATCTGAGATTAATTTAGCTCTCAGTGATTCATCACACCCATACTTCGCTGCGATTATCAACATATCTGATAAGATAAATCAACTAGTTGAAATTAACAAATCTATTAAGACCGCCATAACGGAAGGTCCTAGTGGAGGGGACGGAATGAAAGCTGCCGAACTTCAAGCATTAGGTGTAACAGTCGAGATGTTTGGTAAAGGTTTGACAATGATTGTTGATGCAGTAAAAGCCTACAGTACAGTAGATGGTAAAGTCTTTGATAGTCTTATTGATGGTATCACTAAGATGGGAGAAGGTTTCAAAAAATCAGAAAAAGCATTTGAATTTTTCTTAAAGGTTCCTAAGTTATTAGGAATGCTTGCATTAGGTATTATTGGCCTAGGAATCGGTTTAGTAATTGCACTGCCGCTTTATGCAGTTGGTATTGTTGCAGTTCCATTAGTTGTATTCGTAATCAAGAAATTATTAATGGCTTTAGGTGGAGTATTCGAAGCATTTGAAGATGGTTTATTAGAAGGTGGAGCGAGAGCTCTTAAACAAATTGCAGCGTCAATTGTATTATTTGGACTTGCAATTGCATTATCAGGACCTATTTATTTAGTTGCTGCGCTTTCAATGATACCAATATTATTAGTTCTTGGAATATTCTTAACAATATTTAAAATAATTGCATCTAAAGGTTTAGATAAATCAATCGGCGAAGGTGCTCAGAACTTAAAACAGATCGCCTGGTCAATCGCTTTATTCGGCATAGCAATCGCATTGATTGGACCTCTTTACATCATGGGTGCTGTCTTTATACTGCCTATACTTCTTACATTAATACTATTTGTAGGAGTAATGTGGTTATTATCTAAAGTTGATAAAGATGTGAAACAAGGTGCATATGCCCTGTGGATGATAGGTGTTGCCATCGTTATATTTGGTTTAGCACTTTACTTCTGGCACAAATTAGCCCCAAGTTGGGAAGATATTTTACAAACAATAGTAGTTATAGGTGCTTTTGCATTAATGTTATATTTAGTTGGTCAAAGAGCTAAAGACATGATGAAAGCAGCAATAGCTTTAATTATAGGTGCAGTAGCAATGATTATCCTTTCTGTTGCATTAAAAATGTTACTTGATTCAGTAGATAGAGATTGGGAACAAATAGGAATGGTTGGAGCTATCATTGGAGGTTTCGGTTTAGCATTAGTTCTTATTGGTAACTTCGGTGGAAATATTTTAATGGGTGCTGCAGCGTTAATCGTAGGTGCAGTAGCAATGATAGTATTAGGAGTTGGTATTGGAATTATATTAGATGCAGTTGAACGAGATTGGGAACAAATCGGAATGGTAGGTGCTACACTTGCAATGATTGGCCTTGAATTTGGTTTAATGGGAATACCAGTAGTTGCAGCATTTATTATTTTAGGAGCAGCTGCCGGTATAGTTGCTGGTACTGCATTAGTATTAATTGGAGCTGGATTAGCTACATTTAAAGCTAGTGGTTGGGAAAATGGTGACGAATCATTATTACAATCAGCAATCAGTGGAATAAGAAACGCGTTCCTTGGTTTAGATGGAGATGAAGGTTTCTTTGGTACAATAGCCGCTATCGGTAGTTCAATGATATTAGCAGCTGCAATGGTACCTATTGCTTTAATGTATATACCAGCTGGTATTGCTTTAGTTGCAATTGGAGCTTCATTAGTAGTATTTAAGAAATTAGGATTTACCAGCAGAGATGCTGATAACATGAAATATGTAATAAGCTCAGTAGCTGATGCTTTCACTGCACCATTCTTAAACAAGTTTGGTATGATTGATTGGGGTAAGCTAATGAGAGTTAATATTGGCGTTTGGGCATTAAGCAAAGCAGGTAAAACACTTGCTGGACTTGCTGAAGGTGTTCAAGAATGGGCTAATTTAACAGCACCTGTATGGGAATACGATGAGAAATCAGGTGAAATGAAAGTTAAGAGGAAAGTTAAGCTTACTGAAAGAGACTTTAAGAGAATGGCTTCAGGTATGAAATCTGTAATCAGTGCAATTTCTGGACCATTTGCTGATGTTGGTAAATTGGAAATGGGAGAATCTCCTAATGACCCATTCTATGCAAGTATTTTCGGTGGTAAAAGATATGTAAGTCGTGGTGTTAGAGCATTAAGTTTAGCAGGAAGTACAATGAGTGGATTAGCTCAGGGTGTTCAAGATTGGGCTAATATGACAATAACAGAATATGACGTAGTCGAAACAAAGGACGGTCCAGAATTAAGACCAGTAAAGAAGAGACAACTTAAACAAACTGAAATTGATGCAGCAACTGATAATGTTGCTAGAGTTGCAATGTCAGTAGCAAGAGTATTTGCTGAAATTGGTAAAATAAATGAAGGTGAAGCACCGAAAGACCCAATGGGAGCATTATTATACAGTGTGTTCGGTGGAGATTTAGTTAAATCAGGTGTACAATCATTAGCAGGAATTGGAGATATTATTTCTGGTTTAGCTACAGGTATACAACAATTTGCTGGTATGGAGTTCGTTACAAATAAGATAATGATTAATAGTGAAACTGGAATGCCAGAATTGGTTCCAGATAAAGTAACTAAATTAAATCAAGGTGATATAGATACAGCTGTAAGTAATATTGCTAGTATGGCGATGTCAATGGCATTAGTATTCTCTAAATTAGGCCAAGATGATTGGTCATGGTTTGGTATGCATGGTAAAGATAATGATGGAATTGACCCAGATGATACTAAAGAAGGTATTGAATCTTTAGGTGGTATTAGTGATGTGATTCAAGGTTTAGCTCTTGGTATTCAATCATTTGCAAAGATGCAATTTGTTTCACAAAAGGTAACTATTAATTCTAAGACAGGTATTCCAGAATTAACCCCTGATAAGGTCATTACATTAACCCAGAAAGATATTGATAATGCAATCGCAAATATTGCAGCTTTAGGTATTGGAATGGCAAAAGCTATGAGTCAAATCGGTCAGTACATTACTGATGATATGAAGGAAGAAATGGAAGAAGCTGTTGAAGTATTAGCAGGTGTTTCAAGTGGTATAGGTACATTAGCAAAATCAATTGGTGATATTAATGTAAACTTTAAAGATATTAAACCAGAAGACTTACCGATGTTAGGTAATAATATTGGTTTATTTATGGGTGGTGTATTAGAAGCATTTAGAAAACCTAATACAGGTGCTGCAGTAGAATTTTTCGGTTTATTTACTGAAGACTTTGAAATAATGACTGACAGTGCAGATGAATGGAAGTCAGTAGCAGAAAGCTTTGATTCAGTTGCAACATCAATGGGAGTATTCAAAGACGAAATCAATGATTTAGATTTAGAAGTACTTTCAGAAACTAAAGCTTTATTCCAAGCAATGGCAGTAGTTGCAGAAGCAGGGAGCATAAGTGATTTACTTTCTAAGTTCGGTGGTTCAATTGAAGAAACATTTGAAAAGCTTGCTGAATTATTAAGTAAGTTTGCAGATACTGTTTCTACATCAAGTGCAAGTACGGCTAATTCAATTGCAAATATGGGAGCTCCTGCAGGAACAGTTTCTGAAGCTGCAGCAACAACAGATGGTGATAACTCAGCTGCAACAGCTGAACTTTCTAAAGGTATAAAAGAAATGCTTGGTTCATTAGAATCAATTGATTCTCAACTTAGAGGTACAATAAAAACAAAACAAGCAATGTTTTAAAATTTAATATAAACTTTTCATTAGAGGCCGATATAAAATACATTATGTCGGCTTTTTAATGACACAAACAATAAACAATAAATAATGGATTTAAAACCAAAAACAGAATCTTACAATTATAATTTGTTTGAAGTAGATTTTATTTGTGAAGGATTAACGAAATCTGCAAGTGATTTTTTACAAGACCAGATAATTGAAGTTTCACCTCATAAATTAGAGTTTCAATTGAACATTGTAAATAAGACTATAATGCCACTTGACATCTTAGCAGACTTATTTTCAAACAATAAGGTGTTTGATATCAAAATCAAACCTCACAATAAAGATGGTTCAGTCTTAGGCGAAATCTTGTATAAGAATGTTAAGATAACAAGAATTGACTTCTTTGAGAACAATTTCAATTATGGAAATGCAAATATTGCTGGTTTCGAATTGGATTTAGATAACAATAGAACTCAAGCAGATATTGAAGTTCAACAAATATTTTATAACGGAAAAATAATGGTAAAATGATATTAATAGAAACACGAGTATACGACTCAAAGAACATCAAGCTCTCGATATACGATTTTAATACTAGGGACTTAACCTTGACATTTAAAGGTGGCCGACAGTACAAATATATGGAAGTTGATGAAGCTACTTACAAACTGTTCTCTACTGCTGAGTCAATAGGTGGAGAATTTCACAAAATAATTAAAGATAAATTCGAATTTGAAATTTTAGATTAATGACAGGAAAGCAAACTTATTTATTTCCAAGAGCACGTATGATATTTTGCGGCCATGCAGCCGGTGGAAAAGACTATTTAAAAGACGCATTTGTAAAGAAAGGATTTAGCCATGCTGTATCTTATACTACTCGCCCTGCAAGGGAAGGTGAAGTTGAAGGAATTGATTATTATTTTCTTAGTGTTAAAGAGTTTCAAAAGAGAATCAAAGAAGATTTTTGGTATGAATACGTAGAATTTAACGGCTGGTATTATGGAACAGCTAAAGAACAAATGTCGATGTGTGATACCTTTATTATGACGCCATCTGGAATTAGCAAATTATTACCAGAAGATAGAAAAAATTCTTTTATTATCTTTATGGACATTCCAGAAGCAATAAGAAGAGAAAGACTTGCACAAAGAACTATGCCAGGTGACAGTCTGGAAAGACGTATGGGAGCTGACAGAAAAGACTTTGACAACTTTACTGATTTTGATTTAAGGATAAAATCCAGTGAATTGGCTGAATTTCTGTAAATCGGTATGAAACAAACAATACATAGAATACTATAATACTACAAATACAAACACATTGAATATATTTCAATAGAAACAGAACCTGAAGTTCATGAAGAACCTCATATGAGTCAGTTAATATTATTAACAAAAATCTACGGCACGTTTTTAGGTTTTTATGATGGTAAACATTATAGAACAAATTATGCTACGGTTTTAGAAGATGTAACTCATTATATTGAATTACCAAAAAGACCAACTGAATAAACAAATTTAAAGAAAAATACAATAAATTATGGCAAAAGAAGAAGCAAAAGTTGTTGACGCATCTGAAGTTAAAACTGCAGGCGAAGTAACAGAAACAGCACCTGAATACAAAATCGAAAGAAAGAAAGTTCTTTTAGGTGATGACAAAGAAGATATTCTTAACATTGAAGCTCGTTCAGATGTTAAAGAAATGGATAAAGAAGCTATTTTAGCTGAACTTAAAGAGTTAGAAGCAATTGCTACTCAACAAACAAGTCAGTTAGCTGAAACTGAATATCCTATCACAATTGAAAACGATGGTTATCTTAAAGAACTTCTTAAGTTCGTAGAAAAAGATTTACCTTGGCAGCACAGAAATGCCGCATTACTTGTATCACTTTACAGTGAATTAAAGAATGCAAAGAAAGAAGGTATTGATACAGATGGTAAAATCTGGATTCTTGGTAAAGATATCGCACATCTTTATAACTCACTTGCACAAAGAGCTGGTACAGGCTTCTTCGAAGCTAGAACTCACGTTCGTTTAGTGACAATTATAGGTGAGACAGTATCTGAATCAATGAAAATGGTTGCTGATGACAATCAAATTCTTAGAGATATTCACACGAGACTTACAGAACTTGACGCTCGTAATCAAGAACTTGACATTGAAGCATCTGGTGTTAAAGTAGAAGATGTAGAGAAGACAAAGGAAGCTGCAAAGAAAATTGACGAAGCTGAAGCGAAAGCAGGAGAAATCTTGAAAGAAGCTAAAGACGTTAAAAAAGACTAAGTAGTCATCATAAAAAAGCCACTTAACTGAATAGGTGGCTTTTTTTATGATTAATGAAACCATCAGGGCTATAGCCCATATAATACAAAACAAATAACATATGATAGTTTTTTTAGAAGGTTTGTCAACAGTTGGCAAAACATATCTCATTGATAAATTATTAGAACAAAAACCTGAATGGATAAGATTCAAGGGGGCAGGTGCTATTAATATAGGAATGCAATCGAGATGGCAAGATTATAATTTCTGGATGCATAATAATATCGAAAGATTAGACCAGATAAATGATTATAAAAGAGTAATTCTCTGGGATAGAGGGTTAACAGATGCTGCATATTCTGAAGACGAAGGTTATCGTAAAGAAATTTTACGAGTATCTAAAAGTCACATTCATAAATGCGCAGTATTTATAGCAACTACTGAAGAAAATTGGCCAGCACTAGCAGCCAAGCGGAGTAGTAAAGAAGGTAAAGACTTTAAAACACATGTGGATAAGTATATGAAGGTATTATCTAGTTTTGCAACATGTCCTGTTGTAATTAATCCAGACAATTTTCATATCGAAGACGAACATATCCAACAGGTAATCGATTTTGTAAACGAAAGAATGAAAGCATGAACAAATACACAGAAAGAGTAGAGAACGCTATTGACAATGTCAATGATAAATTATTTGGAGAAGGTTTTATAAAGCCAACTGGGAATCTAAATGAGAAAGTAAAAAAGATTGTAGTAATCCTTACAGCTTCTCGTTCTGGTTCAACATTAATGAAATCAATATTGTCTAAGAGTGATGATATTGCTTATCTTTCTGGTGAAGAAGAACCTTATTACATCTTAACAAAGAATGCATTTCCTTGGACAGAGTCTGACGGATTTACTGAAGTTAATGATAAACAAAAGCTTCTTGATATTATGTTTTCAGATATGGGTATTAATATTCCATTCATTGATGTAAGAAGAACTACAATTGACTGGCAGAAAAGAATGCTGTATCAATATCCTGAAATGAAGCCAGAACTTCATGAATTAATAGAACAGAGAGTTCACGAAGCTTACGGTAACAGTGATAACTATGAAGAATCTACTAAGCGATTCATTAATAGTTTCATGCCAGATAAGAGAGGTTATTATGATTTATTTGCAAAAGACAAACAATTATTTACTGAACAGATTAAGATTGAGGAACCACCTTTCGTAATACCTTCTAAGAAAAGAAGTTTTACTGAAGAAGACGCAGCTACACATCCGCTTTTATTTAAGACACCTCAAGACTGTTATAGAATTGGATTATTCGAGAACCTATTCCCAAATGCAGAGATAAAGTATATCCACTTAAGTAGAGGATTTGCACAAACAACAAACGGTTTAATGGACGGTTGGTTATCTGATAATGGTTTCTTTGCACATAATATGGAATCACAAGATTTAGAACTCAATATTAAAGGTTATAGTGATGTTAAAGCTTTTGGAAAGAAATGGTGGAAATTTGACTTACCTGCTAATTGGAAACAATATACAAATTCTACACTTGAACAAGTTTGTTTAAATCAATGGTACACTGCACATAATTCAATTCTTGAAAGTAAGGTTCATACAATGAGAGTTAAGTTCGAAGACTTCTTAATAAGTCCTCAAGAAATAGCAGATGATATATGTGACTATATTGGAATACCTCACGTAGAAATTGGAGTTATGCCAGTAACGATGGCAACAGATGAGCCAGGTTTATACAGGTGGAAGAAAAGAGAACATGAGATGAATTGGTTAGCAAAAGAACCACATGTTCAAGATATGATGTATAGATTAGGATATTCAATGAACACAGATAAATGGATTTAGTATGAGATACTATAATGCTACATATGAAAAGATACTCCCCAGCAGATATCGACTGCCTGGATTAAAGCTAAATAATTATGTAATGTTTCGTATAGCTAAAGAAACTAATGACATTCTCATTCATACTATACACCCTAGCAATCTTGTAAATATGGACAAAGTTACATTCAAGAAATGCTTCAAAATAGTTAGAAATAGTAAAGGAACACCTGAAGAACTGCCTGTACAAGGCGCAGCAAGATTTTAAAATGAAAACAATTGTAATAAAACCACCCGGATATGCTGCAAAAGTAGAAGGATATAAAAGTATCTTTCTTGCAGGGTCAATTGATATGGGTAAAGCCGAAGATTGGCAATTAAAGATTACAGAAGCTGTAAAAGACTTTCCTGTTATACTTTACAATCCACGTAGAGATGAATGGGATGATACATGGGAACAATCAATTGATAATCCAAAATTTAATGAACAAGTTAATTGGGAATTAGAACATTTAGAATTAGCTGATAAAATTATAATGGTTTTGACAAAAGATAGTATAGCACCTATCTCACTGTTAGAGTTTGGCTTATACGCTAAATCAGGTAAGCTAGTTATTTATTGCCCAGAAGGTTTCTGGAGAAAAGGAAACATTGACATAGTTTGCAGTAAATATAATATACCACAAGTTGAAGAATTTGAGGAATTAATAACATTAATAAAATACTCATAATGGAAGTAGGATATAACTCAGAATATGGAAAACTACAATCAGTTTTCTTACATATACCTCGAAGAGGTGAACTAGAAATGATGACAGCTGATGAGGCGATGTATGAATTTCAACCAAACTATGACGTAGTATTAGAAGAAGTTTCAGCATTATGGGACCTTTTAAACAAATTAGGTATTGAAGTACATACTGATATGCATACTCCTGATTATTTATATCACGCTAATGCAATCTATATGAGAGATGTAGCTGCAGTTTTAGATGATTCAATTATACTTGGGAATTTAAGATATGATGTAAGAAAAGGTGAAGAACTTAATCTTATTAAGTATTTAAGAAAAGAACAATACGCTGGGAAATTAATTGAGTTCAGTGAAGATATTACATTTGAAGGAGCTGATATGTTAAGAACTAAACCAGATGAAGTAATTTTATCTGTAGGTAATAGAACTTCTCCAAAGGTAGCAGAAACATTACAACAATTATATCCTCATATTAATTTTAAAACAGTCGAAGCTTTACCTGAAGGAATACCTCAACATATATTAGGTGCTCATATGATTCTGGATGCTGATACGTTACTCATAAGGTCAGAACTGAGTCAAGAAACATTAGGATATAAGAATGTGATTACACTGTCTGAGTTTGACGAGGTCAGTAAGAACTATGCCACTAATATTTTAGTGATTGGTCCAAGGGAAATTATAATGGCTGATGATTGCCCACAAGTTAAAGCAATGTTAGAATGTCATCAAGGTATGAAAATTCATACTTGTAAAATGAGTGAAATTAGAAAAATGGCAGGAGGGTTTGCCTGCATGACATTACCGTTAAAAAGAGAATTAGTATGACAAGATTAGAGAAAGACTATTGGTGTAAAACAGGACAAGGAGAAGTTAGAAGAACTTTCATTGTTCCTGTAGGTAAGCTATCGCCTAGTAAAGCTAAAAAAACTTTGAAAGCTTTTCTAGCAAAATTTAAAGACAATCCATTACCAGAAGATGTAATGATTGTCAAAAAAGCTCATACGGAGTAAAAATGATTAGGGGTAAGCACTATAAGATGTTTACCCTTTTTCTTTTTCAGATTGTACTGAAATAACGCAACTGGCAGACATTACTTCCAAAAGTACTGATATATACATCAACAACATAATAAATGTATATGGAAAATTTTAATTTAAACAATTTACCCCCACATCTACAGATGCAGGAAGTGGACCCTGTTCAGCAAGCGAAGACAGATGCTTTCATCGCTGTAATGAATCAGAAGATATTTGAAGATGATGCTCTGAAATATTTTACAAATGTTCAAAAGGTTGAATTACCTATAGGTTTAATGTCTTATTTAGATTTTGTTGAAATGGAACCAACATCTGATGAAAAAGAAACAGATTTTGTTACTGGTTTTGAACAACCTCTTACAAGGGGTGAATCAGTGCCAATGAAGACAATCGGCTTACAGTTATTTAATCAAGCAATAGAACAACAAACTTACCAAGTTTCTGCAACTATCACAAGAGAAATGATTGAACATCTAAAATCAATAGGTATAGATGCAGTTACGCAAACTGAAGGTGTTCTTATTAATGAGTCTAAAATGGCCATTTGGAAAAATGTCTTAGCTAAAATAGACAACTATGGTGAAATATCTTATCGTAAGTCATGGACTGATAAAGATTTAAAGAAAGAGAAAAGAACTAAGTGGATTCACAAAAATTTATCTTTCTTAGAAAAATGGTTACCTAAATATTTCAAGGGTGTTTACCAAAAAGCTTATGTCATTACATCAGATATGACAATTCAAGAAGCTCATCGTAGAATCATCACTGCTATATTAAGTGCATGTAATATGCTCGCGATAACAACAAGAAGAGGCGCAGGTAATGTAGCTGTAGTTAATGGTCAGATTGGTACAATTCTACAAGACATAGAAGGGTTTGTATTACCTTCTGAAGCTAAAGTATCAATGGTTACAGGTGGAGAACCTTATATAGCAGGTACTTTTAATGGAATCACAATCTTCGTTGACCCAATGAAAAGATGGGATGATAATTCGATTACAGTCTCAAGAATGCCAAAGAATAATGAACCTGGAATGTACCTTCCATATATGGGAGCTCAATCATTATCGACAATAGCTGAAGGGACTATGGCACCTAAAATAGCAATCAGATTAAGATATGCAAGCGTATTTGTTGGCCAAAAAGAAAAAGCTGATATATATTACACAAAGATATATTTTAAATTTGAAAAAAGCTTAATTTAGTGGAAAAGATACAATTAAAAACATTCGAAGAATTTATAACAGAAAAACCGGGCGGCCTTAATCCGCCCGATTCTATTTACAAGAACTTAGAAGAACTTATAGATAAACTGTTAGTAAAACATAAAGGTGGTAAACCATTTTTTGATGCACTTGATGACCAAATCAAAAATGTATTAAATAAGAAAATGATTATAGCACTTTTAAAACCATTTGAAAATGAATATATTGCGTCATCTGGAGGATTTGGTGATACATTAATGAAGCTTTATAAGAAGAAGGCTTTTAAATGCAAAGGATTCGTTACATTTAATGGAAAGATGCTAACACTCGGTAAAGGTGTTGAATCTTATAAGCCTGAAGATTTTGATGTCAAAAAGAAATCATTTGTATTTGTAGATGATTCTTACTTCTCAGGTGGTACTGCAAGGAAAATTGAAAGCTTTTTTATAGCTAACGGTTCTAAAGTAAAATCTGTTGCAGTAATATATGATGGTTCTAAAACAAAAAGAAAAGTTGTTAACTCATTTTATAGATATTACGAATAAAAAAATTAAATTATGGAAAGATTACATGTAAAAACATTTGAACAATTTATCGAAGATGATAAAGTAGAAGAGAAATCAGGTACTGCACATGATTACGGTTGTGTTATGTTATATTTAAACGTTGACGAAAAGAATTGGGCTGACTTACAAGAATCAATTGATGACGAAGATGTTTATGAAAAGGACGGAGATTATGGTAGAGAAGATGAACCTCATGTAACTGTTTTATATGGTTTACACGAAGACAATGATGATGATGATATCAAAAAGGCAATGATGGCACATGAATTTAGTGACCCAATCGTATCAATGCAAAGACTTTCGTTGTTTGAAAATGATGACTTCGATGTTCTGAAATTTGATGTTAATTCAAAAGATTTAAACAAAATGAATGAAACATTAGCTGAGTTCCCTCATACAACGGATTACCCGGACTATCATGCTCACTGTACAGTTGCATACTTAAAACCAGGAACTGGTAAGAAATACGCAAAGAAGCTTAAGGAAGCTGTAGTAAGCAAACCTGATAAGATAGTTTACAGTAAGACTGATGGCAGCAAATTAAAGTGGCCATTTAAAAAAGCTAAAAATGAGTAAAGCAAGAGACGAATACATTAAAAGAAAAAGTCGTAGCATAATAACTGAGCAAAAACATGAAGCTCAGAATCACCCCCAAACAGAATTAACCCTAGCCATATTCAAGAAATATGGTTTAGGGGGATTGCATTTTGTTATGAGCCAAAAGGTTTATAGATTTAGATACAATTATGTCCGCGGTGAAAATGGTGAGTACATTGCTTATAATGGATTCTTTATAACTATCCAACAAGGAGTAAATCCTATCGAAACAACAGTCTGTACATTAACAAATGAACAGGAACTGAGAGCACTTTATAAGATTATTACAAAGATGTCTATCGATAAACATACAGTATTAATGACAATTAAAAAAGGAATAGAAGATGACGATGAATGATTATCAGGAGAGTGCATTAGAGAATGCATTCTTTACAGGAGGGGAACATATCCATCCATTTACATATTTATCAATTGGACTGTCTGAGGAGGCAGGAGAGGTAGCAGGAAAGGTCAAGAAACTTTTCAGAGATGACAAAGGCGAATTGACACCTACTACAAAGAAAGCAATTGGCAATGAACTTGGCGATACTCTTTGGTATCTTTCAGTACTTGCCGGTAAATTAGGTTATACGCTTGAAGATATTGCAAACTTAAACAATGAAAAATTAGCAGGTAGAGTTAGCAGAGGAACTGAAAGAGGTTCGGGAGATGACAGATAAAACTTTTATGTTGCGTTTTAATGTATTACTTTTGATACAAACAATATAATTATGGCAAGAAAATCAGTGGGTGATATGACTCCTGAAGAAAAAGAGAAATTCTTCGGAAAGAAAAAAAGATTTACACCTTTGTTTGAAACACCGAGTGTTGAGAAGAAGCCCAAGAAGAAGCATAAAAATAAAGTTACTGAAGACAAAGTGGACACTAAAGTGGACAAAGTGTCCAGAAAGAAAGATAAACCTACTAAAAAGGTGGACAAAGTGGACAAAGTGGACAAAGTGTCCAAGCCCAAGCAGAAAAAGAATAAAAAAGAACGTAACATGGACAAAGGCTTAGACAAAGTGTCCATGCAAAAGAAGAAACGTTCAAAAAAACCAGAAACACTTACACATTCAGAAGTTAAAGAAAGAGCTTCTAAAGTTGGCATGGTCAAATATAAAACTATTGAAGGTGATGCTGCAAATGACATGTTAATTACGCTGTACAGTAAAGTTACACAGAAGAAAACCAAAAAAGAAAAAGATTTTGATGAAGCAATGGGACGAAGCATGACTTCGACTGGTATATTAATTGCATTACATGAAGATGCTGGCTCAGAAAGGTTTAACATGATGGGTAAATTAGTTGAAAAGAAATTCGCAGTAGCTAAAGGATACGCAACTGACCATCACCTTTATGAGATATTCAAATAAACTTTATTATGTCGAACTAATTTCTTAAATTTATAACATGAAAACTAACATACTAAAAAACAAAACAGTACAAAAAACAGCCGGCAATGGTATGAAATTAAGTACTATCATTTTTATTATATTCTTAGTAATGAAATTAGGTGAAGTCGGTCAGGTAGCTAATTGGTCATGGTGGTGGGTTACATCACCTCTCTGGATTGGATGGGGTTTCATATTAGGTTTAATAGGAGCTTTCTTTTGCATTGTAATTGGAATAATGATTCTGGTTGGTTTAGCAAATTTAATTTTTAAATAGAATTTATGGATTATAATATGAAGTATGCAGAAGTACAAAATGCAAGAGATGCATATGAGTACTTCGCACAATTAATTGATGACCAGGGTGAATTAGTAGAAGCCAGGAAAGAATGGACTAAAGAAGTTATGAATGCTTCTGTACTAATTAAAAATCCTCGTGATAAAATCATACCTATCAAAGGCTTAAATATGCCTTTCATTTATCAAGAACTTTTTGACATCTTTAATGAAAACCAACCGAGGGTTATGCATTCAAGGGAAATGGTCAAAAAAACAATGGGGTTTGAAGACAATATCATGTTCTTTGGCAATGAAAATCGCCAAGGAAATAGTAGATGGTCACTACTCAAAATAAGAAACGTACTCAGAGATGATAAGAACAGTAGAAAGGCAGTAATATCTTTTGGTAGTAGAAGACCCAAAGTTCACTACCCTTGTTTAATATACTGTCACTTTATCATACGAGATAATAAATTACATATGACTCTTGAAACAAGAGGAACTGCACTTTCAATGGGATGGGCAAACGATGTGATTTTATTTACAACACTTCAAGAAATGATGACAGGTTGGCTTACAGAATTTTACCCTGAATTAACAATGGGACACTTTCTATACAAGACAGTTAGTATGCATTATTATTGTGACAAAAGTGGTAAACCTACCTGGTCACAAGACTTCGACCCTAATCATACGTATCATCCAATGCCATTTGAATTAACACATAAGGAATGGGTTCAAGAAAATGGAATCTTATATCATTATGTCGATGAATTTATGAAAGCTGGTAAACATGAGGATATCGATGGTGGTACGATAACTACTTACAAAGATTTATATAAACCTGACAGAACGTATTTTAAAACAGAATACTTTTATAAGTGGGCTTTAATTCTTTATACGGCCACAATGGCAAAAGCAAATGACAATGCAATTGAACACGACTTTCTAAAAATTTACAACAAAGATGAATAAAAGCGGCGGTAACACTAGCAGTACTGAAATACGAGATGATGTCTTTATTAAGTATATGCCTAAGAGCAAATATGATTACAGAGTTGGTATATTTCAAACCAGATTATTTTACAACATTGACAATCTAAATGGATTCGAAATTAATAAAGGAATTTATGGCCATCCTGCTAATACAGACCCTGAGATAATTGAATGTCGATATGAGGTTGTTAAAGAATGTGAATGGAACTTAGGTGTAACTTCTGTTTCAATTATAGCTGAGAACATGGCTAAGATTCATAATCATTGTTGGAAAGAAGGTGATACAATTGACTTACCTCATAAAGAATTAATGTACGATGATTTAATGGCTTGGGAAGAAGCTGTAAATAATAAAGTCGCATTGAAACGAGATTTAAGTATCAGAAAGAAGATTCAAAAAGATATCAAAGGTATCAATGAGAAACAACTTAAAATTGCATTACATCGAGATTTTCGTAAGCATAATATTTTATGGGACGGTGATAAGTATACTTTGATTGATTTTGATTTTGCAGCATTTGATTTTATCAGTATAGAAATCATGTCATTCGTATCAGATATGCTTGACATTGAAGAATTAGATTTTAGTTTTGCATTAATTGAGAAGTTCTTCGAAACTTACAAAGAACATAGTAATATTAAAGGAATCATCTGGAAGGACTTAGTTACTGATTACCTGAACTATCTATGTGTTAATACATTTCCATTATATTTGAAGAGTACACTTCCTACTGAAAACTTCAAAGAATTAATGAAACAAAGGAACGAGACATTGTTAAAACTCTATAAGTTTGAATCCGAACTTAAGGAACTAATTTTGAAAAATAATTAAGAGCAATGACAAAAATACCAAACTATTTAAGCGAGAAAGAACATAAGCAAGATATTAATCATGAGTTCCAGAGTCTTATAAGTAAGATAAAGAATGATGGTTATGAGAGTGCGCCGAGGGGGCAAAAGGTGAAGGAATTGTATATGCATACGATGCCACTTAATCCTACGAAGGTATTACTTGATTTTAAAGAACGTCCATTTAATTGGAAATACTTAGCAGGTGAACTTGCCTGGTATTTGAAAAAAGAACGTACAGTAGATTACATTTCAAATTTTTCTAAGTTCTGGGGAAACCTAACAGATGAAGGTGGTGAAATTAATTCGAATTATGGTGACTTATTATTCGGTGACCAACTTTATTGGTGCTTGAACTCACTAAGAAGTGATAAGAATACTCGTCAAGCGATAGCGTTCTTAAATCAACCTAAATTTCAATATGTTGGTAACAAAGATTTTGTATGCACGATGTATCTGAATTTCTTTATAAGAGAAGACACTCTGAACATGAAGATGACAATACGTTCAAATGATATGTTCTTTGGTTTAAGTTATGATGCCCCATTCTTTTCAATTGTATTACAACAAATGAGATTATGGTTGCTCCCATACTATCCAGAATTAAAACTCGGTACGTATTTTCATTCAGCTGACAATATTCATTTCTATGAAAGACATTTCGATGCTGCAGATAAGATTGAAAATGAAGAAAATGTATCTTCACCTCATTTTGAGTTGAAAGAACCATTATTCGAATATGGCGAGTACAAAGAAATTATATTTCCAAAAACTACGAAAACATTTTTCAAGACGATGGAAAACCTGATTAAAGAAGGTGGAACTCAGGAAGATTATAAAGGTGCATTAGGAGTGTTTCTTGAAACTAAAAAATAACTCCAATGCAGTAAATGGAAGCAAAAAAGTTCGATAAATATAGTAGCTAAAGCTTTCGGGTGACGAATATTAAATGTATATTTACATATGATTGAAATACAAGCAAACACACAGGAAGAAATTACTGTAGAGTTTAAGAAAAGAAGCTCTGAGGTAAAAAGAGCAGTTCTTGAAGCTGTAATCGATGTACTTGAAGGAAAACAAGAATTAGCAGTTTTTGTTACACTTCAACCTACTGGTATTGCGTTAAGAGTTGAGAAGAAAGATTTTCTCATAGCACTTGAAAATAATATGGACATTCTTATTGTTGAAGAGGATTATGAGAAAGCTGCTGAAGCTAGAGATTGGGTTGAAAAAATCAAAGCAGACTCAAGCTTACTAAAATAATTGAAAACCAATGGGTATAAAAAGTAATTTCGTAAAAGTAAAAGGCTACACTCAATTTATAAAAGAAGAGTTTGGTGAATTATTTAAAGCACTTTTAGTATATGACAATACTAATAAAGGGACTGATATCTCTTATAAGGAGTATGCTACAGAGAATTTTATGCTACCACTTACTGAAAAGAAATTATCATATCAGATAAATCAAAAATACCCTGTTATTAATTACAATAATGACATTAGCAGGTACTTAATCGAAAATAAGTTAATACCATTAGAGAATGTTTACAATAAGCCAGACGATGTTAAATCTGTCTCTAGTAAACGGAATTTTCATATGACAATGGAGAAAAGTAAATTTGTTCCTAAAACAGTATTTTCTAAAGAAGATGCATTAGAGAATCTTAGTTTTCCAATCATTGCTAAACCAGATAATAACCATTCTGGAATAGGTATTCAAAGTTTTAAGTTAAAAGAAGAATTAAGAGAAAACAAAGACGAGTTTGAAGTATTCTCTGAGAAGATTAAAATAGATGAAGAATTTAGATTAATACTCTTTAAAGAACACCCATTGTTGTTCATGAAAAGAGAAGCACTTAATAAGAAAGCAAAAGAAGGTACTGGTGGAACTGACGAAGCTATGAAATTTGGCTATACTAAAGTTGTATTAGATTACATACCTGATGAATTTAAAGAAATATTAAAAGAGGTTCGTGAGAATTTCAGTAAAGTGGATATTTATGCATTAGATTTAATGAAAGATGAAGATGGTGCAATGTATATTATCGAAATCAATTCACAACCAGGATTACCGTATGATGCTTCGGTTAAGTTGTATCACAGTATTTATAACGATTTTTACGATAAAGAAATGTCAGAAGATACCATGCACAGACTTGGTAACTTTGCTAGTGATTTAGACATGAAGACAATTCAAAATACTAATAATCGTTTTATTATAGGCACATAAATGAAGAGAAAAATTTTCGTGACATCTGATACTTTTCTAGGAAGGATTGAGATATTGGATATCGCAAACAGGCCATTCGAGGCAATCGGAGAAATGAACGAGGCAATTATAGAAAAGTGGAATGCAGTAGTAGGTCCTGATGATATTGTTTATCATTTAGGAAATTTAGCGTGGACTCCACTTGAAGCAGAAGATATCTTGATACGACTAAATGGCCGTATAAAGCTATTGATGGGCGATTATGATGATGCAGCTCTAGAAATTAGCAGATATCTAAAAGATAAAATTGAAATTATCCCGTTAGCTTTTTATAAAGAACCAAAGACAAATACTATATTATCTCATTGGCCAATGTTAGATTGGCCCGGAAAAGATAAGGGTGTTTTTCACTTTCACGGTCATAGTTTATTTGACCATCCAACAGATTTAACTATCTCAAACAGAATTAATGCTTGTGCTGACAATTGGTCATATCAGCCGCAGGAGATAAGTGGATTAATAGAATTATTTAAGGACTTTAAAAATCAAAAAAAATGAGTAAAAAGGCAATGAAAGAAACGTATTCACAGCTTGCAAACGAGTTCAAAGAGAGCCGTAGCAACACAACATTTAGCAAACTTTACATCAAAATGAAACCTAGTTTAATGAACTATATTAAAGGTTTTGTAAAAGATAGAGATGCTGCTGAAGATTTGACAGCTGATACTTTTTCAAAAGTATTCACACAAATTGACAAATATCATCCTGAAAAAGGACAGATAACAACTTGGGCATTTAGAATAGCTAAGAATGACTGTTTGTCATACATTAAAAAACAAAAGAGAAAAACAAGTCTCGAATATTTCAACGAAAAAGGAATTACACCTTCAATGGGTGGAGAATTTGTACATGGTGTTCATCACTATGAAATGGAAGACATCAAAGAAGAACAAGACTTTTTAGATGAGTATAACGAGGTACAAGATAAATATAATATCGCTATCGATAGTATTCAGTACTTAAGCCCTCTTTATAAAGATATCATACATGATAGAATTATAGGTGGAATGTGTTACAAAGATATTATGTTCAAACATGATGATAATATTGAAACATATAAGGAGGAGTTCGATAGAAAAGAAATAGGCGAAGCATTTTACAACAAAGAATATAAGCGAGCATTACAGAGAGTTAAGAATAGAATTAAGAGAGGTAGAGAAATGCTCAGCAGAATGATAATTGAAAAGTACCAAGAGGAATGTGTCTAGGAAGATATATAAAAAAAATAATATATCAAAAATGGGAAATATTGTAAAGAATTTTAATGAGTTCCACGACTTGAACGAAGCAAAGAAGATAACAATCGATGTTGATTACGCATGCCAGGATTCACCTGAAGAATGTGACAAATGGAATAGACAACATAAAGTATCTATAGAGTTTGGAAAAGGAGCACAAGCATTCGTTACTGGAAGTAAAAAAGATTTAAAGAGATGGTTAGAAGATTCAGGTTATGAAGACCTTGAAGAATTATATCCTGAAGTATTTGAAGCAAAAGCTACAGTATCAAAAGTATTATTAAAAGCAATTGATAAGCATCATGCAGCTCAATTAGGAGTTCAGAAAATTACAAAAGAGTTTTTATCTACTCCAAAAGAAGATGTTGCAAAGAGAGAAAAAATTAAAGTTAAACTAATCGCAGCCAACAAAGAAGCCAAATCAGCTGAAGCAGAATTTCAAGCTACATTGGGTAAAGAAGAAGCTGACGATATTGAAATTATTTGGTAAATGAAGTATTTTATTACACTATACAGAGAATTAAAAATCTGGAGAAAATTTTATAAAGGGGCTAAAAGAGCTGAAGGTTTTTTAAATGAAAACAATCTTCGCGTTGATAAGCTTGGTAGAATCTATACGGTCGTTAATGTACCCGAAGAAGTTGCTAACAACAACTCATATGTTAAAGAAGCTTGGGTACTTCAACAGTTAAAACCTTATAATGAGATTTTACTGAAATGTGGTTTAGCAGATTATGCTGTACCTGAACTTAGAAACATCACAGAACCTGGCGTGAATGCATTCTTGATTTTATTATATCCAGAATTAGATAATCTGAGTGTTTGGAAATTCATTTGGAATATAGTTAAAGTAGGTGCTTTATTATGGGCTGTTAAGATAACTTATAATGTAGTTTCAGCTAATGTAGATTTAACTTCCTTCTGGGAGTCAATTAGCTCTTACTTATAATGAACATAGAAAGAATCCAACATAATGGGAAAAGGTACTATAAAGTCGAAGGACAAGGTGCCTTTCCTAGTGTTACAACGGTTCTGAAGAACACAAAAGACCAATCAGGTCTTGATAGATGGCGAGATAAAATCGGCCACGAAGCCGCTGAAAAGATAACTAAAGATGCAGGTGGTAGAGGTACTATGATGCATAAGTTATTAGAAGTCTATTTGAATCACTTGCATATTAAAGATGAGGACGAACGTTTAGAAATAACATTCGACCTTACAAAACAAGATGAGGAAATTGTTCCTTTAGAAGAACACATGAAAAAACAAGGTATGAAGTTATTCTACCAAGTTTACAACTCACCTGATTACCTAGAATCAATCGAAGAAGTATTATTTCAAGAAGAGTTCTTATGGACTAAAATAGGCGGGGGATATGCAGGAACAGTGGACAATGCAAGTTACTTAATTGATGGGCTTTTTGTTGTCATCGATTTTAAAACATCTCTTAAATGGAAAGCTGAAAAGTGGATTGATGACTATAAGATGCAAACAGCAGCATACGCGATAGCTATCTGGGATAAGCATGGTATCAAACCAGACGGTGCAGAGATTTGGATTGCAAATGAATTAGGAGGAGTCCAGAAATTTATACTTACTTTCAATGACCTAAAGAAATATTATAAGATGTTTCTTGCAAGGTTGAAAACGTTTTACCAGATGTTCCCACCTTTAGAGATATATAACTAAAATATAGAATAACTATGGGAAATATAGTAAAGGATTTTAATCAATGGTTAGCTGAAAAGAAAAGCGTTGATGATACTGAAACCGAAGGTGATGACATTAAAGATGATGGCAAGCTTGAAGACGAACAGGACGATTATTTACAAAAGAAAGATAATAAATGTCCTAGGTGTGGTGAAAGATACCCATGTGACTGCCAAGATAAAGACTCAATGGATACGAATACATCAGGTAGATTCAAAGGCAAAAAGAAGGAGAAATAAAAATGAATAAAAATTTATTTACAGGTTTTATGATAGCAAGTATGTTTTTCATCCTTGTTTTATTCTTTCAAACCTGCAGTGTAAACAGTAAGATAAATACTGTACAAGATAATAATACTACTCTACAGCATACAGTAGATAGCTTTATTGTAGTAGAGGCAGCTAGAGAAGATGCAAAGATAATCCCTGCTACACCTAAACAAGTAAAGGATGAGATGCAAAGAGTTATGTTTGACTTTCTTGTTTATGAAGATGACTTAGATAAAGGTAGAACAAGTTTATCTACAGTAAAAAGTAAAATAGAAGAAGACGATGAAAAATAAATTTGTCCACTGGTTTGTGATACTTATAATGACACTGCTTTATTTCGGTGTTTCTATAATTTCGACAATTCACGTGGTTGATTTTTTCTTAATGACAAATACATTTGCTTTAGCATTATCTTTAGCGATTGGATTTGAAATGGGGGCTGCAGCATCTTTAGCTTCGATTACTGTCTTAGAAAAAACAAACAAGCCATTAGTTTGGACATTATTCATAGTACTGACTCTGTTTCAAGCAATGGGTAATATGTATTCGACGTATGTCTCAGCCCATGATTATGTGGGATTTGTCGAACTCTTTGGCTTAACTGATTTTAGTGAAATAGCACAGAAGAGAATATTAGCACTTTTAAGTGGTGCAATTTTACCATTAGTTGCTTTAGGTTATATTAAATCTCTCGTAGATTATATTAAGCCTGATGATAAGAAAAAAGAAGAGAAGAAAAAGAAACCAGATTTATTTGACGATATGTTTGATACGAAACCTAAAAAGGAAGAAGAACATATTGAAAAAGAAGAAGATAATGTTGTTAAAGTTGAACCTATATTAAAGAAAGCTCCTGAGGCTAGCCTACAGCAGCCAAAGGCAGCTGAAAAGGAAAAACCAGTAGATGATACTGTAAAGACAGGAAAGAAGAAGAAATCTTATATAACGACAACGAAAAAAAATCCTAAATAATAATGAGCGCATCATGTACAACAACCGTAAGTAGTTGCGGTAATTACTTAGTAAGTAGAATTTGCATACCAAATGTATATCAAGGTGACAATGCAAATATACCATTGACATTACTTGATAAGGCTGGGAATCCATTAGATTTGAATACTCTAAATGAAATTGAAGTGTTAATTTATGGTTTAGATAAAGACTATAGCTTACAATATACATGGCCAGATACAACTGGTGATGAAACAATTGATATTATTCAAACAGGAACAGGAACTTCAATGACAGATAAGGGTGTTATTAGTTTATATTTGCCACCTGAATTTACAACTAACCTTGTAAGTGGAGACTTATTTGCAACAATTAGAATTAAAAGAGATACAGCTGTAACAGGTAGAGAAGAAATAATCACATTTGGTTGTGTAATCATTGGCAACATTAAATATACAGAACTTAACTTTCAATAAACATGGCAACACCAACTGAAATTTTATTGCAACATTATACTGACTTAGTTAAACAAACTGAAGACGCAGCTGGTGATTGCAGAGCAAGAATTGATATGTCATTAAAAGAAGTAAATGAATTACTTCAAGAATTAAAAAAATGTTGTGAAGCTGGAGAAGAACCATGTTTACCAACTGCAAAAGAATTAGAAGCTTGTAAATCACAAGGTGGTCTTTGGGATTATACTGCATGTGAATGTATCTTACCTATATCAAAACCTTCTGCACAAGAATTAAAGGATTGTATAGGAAATGGTGGTACTTGGAATTATACTTTAGGAGTTTGCGTTTTACCATTAAATCCAAAACTAAAGTCTGCACCGACATCTCTTGTATCTGTAGCGGTACCTTCAGTTGCAGCAACAGCTGAAGAATGCTGTGATATTAAAATCACAAAGTTCATTGAGTTTGAAAATCCTATTATAAATAGTAAAGGTCAAGCTGTAAGTAAAGTTGCAATAAGAAATGCATTCTTAATAGAACGTATAGACCAAACTGTACAGTATCAAGCAGAATTAGATAGATACTATCAAAAATTATGCAGCTGCGGTGGAAGTAATGATACAGCTGACTGTTGTAGTGAAAATTTAAAGGTACTTGAAACTATGTTTAAATTAATTCAATATGTTTGGGACTGTGTAAGAGAATGTTGTAATCTAATGGACCAAAGGAGTAGTACATTATATGACATTATTGTTTTGATGAATGCACGAGATGATTCAATGCAACAAGAAATTTCTGAATTATCAGAAAGAGTAAATGACTTAGAAAACCCATAGAATGTTTGTAAACGAAATTGAAATCCCAAAATATTTATACCTTACTGAACCTATTTCAAGTTTGGAATTAACTAATTCTGAATATGATGGCCCAGTTGAGTCTGGTCAGAATTTAACTAAGTTAGAATACATCTATCATCTTGCATCAGGATTTAAACCTCACAACAGCCAGTATATGGGAGATGCTTGGTTTATGTTCGACCCAACTCATTTTGATAAGATATGCCTTTATGCAAACGTTAGATTCAGATTTGCATATGCTGGGAAAGCAAGAGAACAGTTAAATCTTTTTAGCAGATACAATCCACATCTTAAGAAGTTATTACAGATTAGACCGTCTTATAACATTAAAGCTAAAATACAAGTGCTCACTGGACATGGAATGGATGATGACACAACGATTGATTATAAAGGTACTAACGTTAACGAATTTGTTATGGAGAAGCAGTACTGGGAAGAATATATAAACAAAAAATACTTTGAGAATGATATTAAAATTAGGGAGTAAAGGAAATGAAGTCAAAGCACTTCAAGAATTGTTAGAACTTAAAGCTGATGGTGATTTTGGACCAAATACAGAAAAAGCTGTTATAGCTTGGCAGAAACTAAATCACTTATCTGCAGATGGTATAGTTGGACCAAATACATGGGCTGCAATGCAACTTGCAACTACTGACGGTGCAGAGACTGTAGGTAATGATGTCAACTTTGACGATATTATAGCTTACTTACCAAAAGGTGAATTTATTAAAGGTCCTTACGATAAGCACTGGATGTTCTTACATCATACAGCTGGATGGGAAAATCCATTTAAAACAGTAACGAATTGGGCTAATGATAGTAGAGGACCTGTTGCAACTGAATTTGTAATAGGTGGTCAATCCATAAAAGGTACTGCAAGTAAATATGATGGAACATTAGTTAAGTGTTTCCCAGATAAAGCAATGGGCTGGCATCTTGGTACAGGTAATCACCCAATGCATAGAGAATCAGTAGGTGTAGAATTATGTAACTTCGGTCAATTAACAAAGGGCGGTTATTACAAACGAGCAGCTGGTAAGAAAACATTCATAACGTTTGACCCAGATGAGTATTATACTTATGTAGGTGGAAGAGTTGAGAAAGAACAAGTTGTGATTCTTGATAAAGAATTTAGAGGTTATAAAGCGTGGCACAGATACTCTGATAAGCAAGTTTCAACTTTAAAGGAATTAATTCAAGATGTAGCTGAAAGAGATAACATCGATATGAAAAAAGGTTTACAGGAAATGATTATATCTAAAGGTGCTCATATAGCTTTTGATTTTTGTGATTTACAATACGTAAGAAATCATCCTGGTATGTGGACTCATGCCAATGTAAGAAAAGGTAAGGTAGATTTATTCCCACAACCTGAAATAGTTGATATGATATTATCATTATAACTGAAAAATAATAAAATCAGCCGGTTATTGAAACAAACAGCTGATATATACTATAATTAACGTACATTAAATTTAAAAACAAAAACAATAGAATTATGGCAAACGAAGCAATGAACCAAGAACAAGCACTTGGAGTTTTAGTACAAGCAGCTAAAGTTGGACAAAGCAAAGGAGCATACTCATTAGAAGATGCTGAAGTTATTGCAAAGGCAATAAGAGTATTTACACCACCAGAACCTAAACCTGAAGCACCAGCTGGTGAGAAGAAAGCTGATAAGAAGCTGAAGAAAGATAAGGTAGTTAAAGAGTAATCTTAAATACACTATAAGAGTGGTCTAACGACCACTTTTTTAGGCTAGAGTGACAATGTGTCACCATTTAGTAATTGGCATGGTTTTGATACTATATACCATGTACGTTAACAAACAAAAATAATATTAATATGGAACACGATAAAATTAACAATGCAAACTTTGAAGACATCTTCAAGAATTTCGAACATATTTTTGGTGGTAAACCTGGAATGTTTAGTCAACAAGATGTAAAAAGACATAAAGCATATTCAACACCTGAGAACTATCGCTTAGAATTTGCAGTACCAGGATTTGAAAGAAGTGAGATTGATGTAATACTTGAAAATGACATCTTAACTCTTACTGCTGTAGTAGAAAGAGAAGAAGAAACCTTCTGGAAGAAATCTTTCACAAACCAGTTTAAGATACCAAACGATGGTGACAATGACGGCGTTAAAGCAAAACTTGAACAAGGTTTGTTAGTAGTTACAATTACTAAAAACGCTAAGTTACAGAAGCGTTCAGTTACAATTGACTAAATGTCTGAAAAAAACTCCTTAGGAAGCATTTGCTTCCTAGGTGGGGGATATATAATACCTAACATATTATGATATTATAGTACTAT